TAGACTTAACGGAGATCATCCCCGATGACTTTGACTGGAAGGAATATACTTCCGTTCACAAGGATCTTCGTGAGATCAAGACCGAAATGGATGCCTGTTTGCATTGGATCAGGTATGGTCATGAGGAAAACAGGTGTTACCTCAAACATCCGTATGTCTAAAAAAACAGTTCATGTTAGATTAACATGAACTGCAAAACTTTCCCAGGTTTCTTTATGCTCGCGAATCTTAGCTAAAACTTTTAGCTTTTTCCTGTTATCTCTTTGGCTGATGCCCAGAATTAACGGGAGTTACAAGAAACCCCGTTTTCAAAAAAAATGAAATTAAAGTATGAGTTAAAGGCCTGTCCTCAAAATATATGTTTTCCGTTATCCATCAAATCTTCACAAACTTTCTCCGCCATAAACTCAGAGATCTTCTCGAATATCATCGGGAATATTATCCGATCATCGAGAAGATCACTGATTGCGAGGATGACCTGGAGACATTCCGAATCATGCAGACCTGTGATCGAAAAGATTTTGCCCAGTTAATGTATCTCTTCAAGGATATCGGGGATGACTATGTGTTCTGTTTCGAGAGAGTTGATTTCGATGGCCGAGAGATATTTCTGAATGTCTATTACCCGTACTATTATCAATTTCCGTGGAGAACAGTGAAGGTAAACAGGAAACGCATTACTATCGTGGAGGGTAATAGCACTCTTCATATCCCGATAAATTTCAGAAGAAAGATCGTAAAAAAGCTGTTCAGTAGCCAATATACGTTCGTGTTTCAGAAGGACAGACTCATCGAAAAGATCATCGATATCATCCGGAGAAACACCATCCAAACCCCGATCGATCTAAAATATATTCACCAGATCCTGGCCCTAGATCACGAATATAAGTTTGCGATGATACCATGCGATGTCCCCGTTTTCTTCGATAAGTTTCTGATCATCAAGGTGGAATTCCTGGAAACCTGTTTCGAGATCAGCTACAATATCGGGCAATACACGTTAGGAGCACGCCTCGATTTCAACCAATCGGAGAGAATGTTTGGAAAGGTTCTTATTGACACCATTAGGAACTGGAAACATGAAAAAAGAACCTTCTTCGTTTATCTCGTATCCTAGATAAAACATAAAAAAACCATGCTCCCGTTAGAACTCTGGGAGAAAATAATGAACGATAACCCAAAAACATTTAATCTCCTTTCGCGTACCTGTAAAACATTCTCCAATTTAGCGAAAACCCTAACAGAGAAAAACAAAAAAAGATGGTCTCGCGAAGTACATGAAAAAGTGAATGGAACGGAATTTATTTACACGATACTTCCCAACGGGATAAAAGAGGGAACCTGTTTGGAATTCCGAGAGGATGGAACATTAAAAAGTAAATACCGATACATGAACGGTAAAATCGTTGGTAACTACATAAAATACTTTCCTGATGGTACCATCAAAGCCGTTTATAGCTATAAGAACGGGAGAAGACATGGGGAATGTGTCTTTTTCAACCCAGCAACAGGTTTTTATTCTCAAGACTACTACTATCACGGAATTTCGCGAGAACTCTCATTACGCTGTTTTTATTACACTCTAGTTTTCTTCTTCTTCATCATCGAAATAAACCTTCTTTACCTCATCCTGAAAATCTTCTGAAACTCCTCCGATATATATGGAACACTCCATATATATCTTTAGAACTCCGTGCCAATCTTTTTGAATATCGCGTACAGCGCCAAGCAGTCTCCGAGTGCTGTATGTTCGAAACGGAACTCTTCCTCATCACCAAATATTATCTTGAAGATATCCCCTAACTTGAAGGATCTTTTCAGGGACGAACCTAGTTTTAACACATAGTTCTTCAGTGGCTCCGCAACATTAATTTTACGGTCACACTCTATCCCCTGAATGTCTCTGGGCGAAAAGTAATAGTAAACACACTCCGTTGTCTTGAACGGTTTGAGACTTCCCCTCGAATTAAAGAAAAGTCTTAGAGCACTGTTGCCATCCCAATGATGATGCTGAGAAAACCATATAATGTCGTCATTGCGGCTTATCTTTCGAACCTCGATGAGTGTATCATAAGGATCGCTGAGATTCACAATAGCTCTCTCGAAAATCTCCCCGGTATACATTTGAAATTCCGTGTCCACCACATAACCTGTTAATCTCTTATTGCACCCCGATAGATTCAAGAAGTAATCGGTGTCTAAAATCAGGAGAAAAGACTCAAACATGAGTCTCCACTTTTCCAGGTCTATCTTAAGGGTTAGTATTCTCCCGTTTTTTAGATCGATCAGGTGTCCACAGGACCTCTCGAGAGTAATCATATAAAATATCGTCTGATAGATATGCTTCAGCTCGAGTTTCTCCACATATTTTATTTCGATCACGAATCTCTTGCACAACATATCGGAGTAACCAACAACCTCACGCAGGGAATTCATATAGCAATATTTTTCGATATCCAATACATCATGGTACGATCTCTTCAATATCTCCGCTACTTTTCGGATTCTCTTCAGGTCATCTGATCTCTTCTTATATCGATAACGGAAGCCAGTCTCCGATTGCACGTGATTCATAACATCGATGAGCAGAATCCATTCATCAACACAAACATCGGAAACCTTTTTCCTCAGAATATTTTTTACCTTCTGTTTCTCTTCCTCCGTGACAAAAGACGGCTCACCCTCGATCACATAATATTTTCCGTTTCGTAACCTCCGATACTCCTGATATTTCTCGTAGGGAACGTGAACCGTTTTACTATCCGCGAACTCCTTCAGAATAACGGGAAAGTCGTTTTTTAGATGGCATTCAATCACTAACCCAACAAATTCCCCGATATTCTCTGGGTCCTCATCAACGGGTATGTCCTCTTTCTTGATTTGTTCCGTTTTTAGCTCACCCTGTCCATAACAAATCCCGTTATACTTCAAGAATTTCTCTAATTTCTCAGGGACACCGGTGTAGTTCAAAAGATTCTTGATGCCCACATATCTTCTTATCTCTATTTTCGGCAAATTCACCAGTTTCCCTCCAAACTCGTAAGGCTCGAAGAAATCAAGGACTTCCTTTGGTAACGATTGGTGAGGCACTATCGTCAACGGATATTTATCATCATGCACGAGAATCCCTAACTCTTCTTTTGCCCTCGAAAAAGCCACAAACATTTTGCTCTGAAAGACATCTTCCGACATTAACGGGGTAAGATAGTGAATCGTTTCCAGCCCATACACGAATACCACATCGAACTCCATGCCTTTCGCACTGTCGATCGTAGTGACCAACACCGACTTGTTCTCGTAAAAGTCTTCCACCTGATTCGACTTTACAACGGAAATACCACAGTTCCTGATGATATAAAATATCTCACGAATATTTTGTGTTGATCGGCTCTCATTCCAGAGAGTCGGGGTGATGATAGCAATCGTTTTGTTTTGGTCCCTATATTTTCTGAGGACTTCCTCCACAAACTTAAAAATATAACCCGTTGTATTCATCTTCCCGATATTATAGAGCTTTATTTTCGCCTGATAGCTCAACGCGTGAGCGCTCACTAACGGAACATGAATATCTTCTCGAAGCGAGGAATAGAAGTTACAGAAATCGAGGATTGTTTTGTTCTTGAATCGATGCGTGATGGTCAGTGGCTTCCTGTTGAATCCCGGATTACCGAACATCTTCTTAAATTCCATCCCGCATTCATCCCTAATTCTCTGTCTCGGATCCCCGAAAACATAAACCGATTTGAAGTAACAGAACAATCTCTCTAAACATCGAAATCGATCTTCGCTGATATCTTGGGCCTCATCAATGATCACATGATAACGGGAAGGAATATGAATCTTACTCTGGTCCAGCTCCAAAAATCGCTTTATGTTTTCCTCATAGTCGCCTGTTTGGTGCTGAGAGTAGTAACGGAAGTTGAAGGGGGAAATCATGCAAATGAAACGAGACACAAACGAGTCGATGGTCGACACATAAATCTTGATGCTATCGTCAAACAACTCTTTATTCTTCGTCCCCTTGAAATCAACAAACTTTTTATTACAGAACTTTAGGACTCTCGTGTAAATCTCGTAGACACACTTCACGGAATATCCGAACATCAACACATATTCGCCCTGAGAGAAAAGTTTTATCGCCCGAGCAACACCCGTCATCGTTTTTCCTGTTCCCGGTCCAGCATTGACGACCACATATTTCTCCGTTGAATCGATGATAGCCTGTTGCTCCGGAGTCATCGTAACGGGCTTCAATATCTTCAACGGGTCATAAGAATCATAAATTGCTAACAGGTAATATACTCCGTCCTTAATGTTCTTTATACTATCCCAAAGAACAGGACACTGAAATCCCGTTTCAATCTGAAGGTGCTGATAAACCACTCTGAGATCACTGTACTCAAACCCAATTTTCTTATACTTCTCAACCTTCTCTCTTAGCGCACTCAAGATCTCTGGTTTCTCAGGTACTTCCTTTTTGACCTTCTTCTTTCGAATCTGGTGATACAACAGGTAATGAATGTAGTCTTTCTCCACCGCCTTCATAGTTGATTTGGTAGTTAAATTCATTTTCTGGTGCTTTTGTGAAACTCTTCATCATTCTTAAAAATCACTTGCACGAACTTCATTGAAGTTCTCCGCGATATATATGTTTCTCAATGCACATATATATGTTTCTCAATGCACATATATATGTTTCTCAATGAACGTATATATCTTTCTTTTCGCCTTCCTTCATCAATATCATGTACATCTTCAAGCAATTTCCGATCGTCGTGTTACCCAGAGATTCTAAAAGCCTTTTAAATTTCAGGCTTTCTTTCTTATACACCGTTTCGAATCTCCTTTTCAGATGGCGAAGATCGATATGTCGACAATTCGGTGGGTGTTTCATAGGCTTGGATGTTCGTAACAGGTTTTTAATCCGCTCTTCCTCCCAAGACTTTTCCCAATTTTTACGGAAGAACCTCACATAGTCTTGGATCTGTTCTGAGTCATTCACGTTCGCATGTACTTCAATCACGGTATCATAGGGATCCCCTAGATTCATGGAAGTTCTTTCGAATGTTCTTTCGAGTCCATCATAAACATCCGTTATGTAGCCCGAGATTTCATGGTAGTAACCGCGAGAATTTAAGAAGTAATCGATGTTTCGAATTAAGAAGAAGGACTTCAAAATTAAATTCCATCTCCCCACGTTATTCAGAGTGATCTCATGAATCTCTCCGTTTTTCAGGTTGATCACAAGCCCATGATTCCTGTGACAACAGGCCATGTAAAAGATAGTCTGAAAAATATGTTTATCCTGTATTTCCTCCACGTACTTCAATTCGACAACGGACTTTTTGCACAAGATATCCATGTACCCCCGAATAAAGGTGATACCTTCCATACCACAAGCCCGCTCAATATCCTGGATAGGCTCTAATATCTTTCGAAGTTTCACCGCAGCTTTTTGTATTTCCCCCAACAGGTCATGGTTCTTATGAATCTTCACCCGACGCCCTGTTGTCGCCTGTAAATGTATCAGGATTTCCGTTAATAAGATCCATTCGTCGACCGTAACATGAGTGACCTTTTTGGCTAAAATAAGCCTTGTTCTCTCCATTTCTTGCTCCGTTATAAAATAAGGTTCACCCTTAATCACGTAATAAACGGGTTCGCGAACATTCAATAATATCATCCTTCTTCTCGCATAATACTCCTTGTAAGTCACTTCCCTTCTTTCGCTTCTGGCAAAGTCCTTGAGGATATCAGGAAAACTGTTGTTACAGTAACATTCAATCAACAATCCAACAAATTCCCCGATGATCTCAGGGTTTTCATTTTCTATCGGGATATCACGAATCTCTAACTCAGGGACCCTCCTTGAATCGTCTTTATATTTTACCCCGTTACGATCCGAAAACTTTTTGAGTCTCTGCACGGTCTCTTCTTGATTCAAGATATTTGTTATTCCCGTCATAACATGAATCTTTTCTTCCGGAACCAACTTATCCTCAATTTCCTCCGTTATCTCAAAGAACTCAAGCATCTTTTTGGGAAGAGGCTTATATTTAGGCAACAGCATGATGGACTCATCATTCTCTTCATGTATCAGGACACCGATCTCTTTTTTGGCCCTCGAGAATGCAACGAATATCTTGCTGTAAAATATATCATGTCCGTTTCCAGGCTCAAACATCACCCCGAGAAGATCCTTAATTTTCTCCAGTCCATACACGAACACCACATCAAATTCCATGCCTTTCGCACTGTCCATCGTAGTGACCAACACCGACTTGTTCTCCCGATGCTCTTCATTACTCTTCGTAACGGCAACACCAAAATCCCTCATAACATCCATGATCTCATTTATTATCTTAACGGTTCTATTATCCTCATTACGTAACACCGGAGAGATAAGAGCCACCGACATGTTTTTCTCACGAAGCGGTTTCACGACATTCCTGACAAAGGTCACTATCTTCGGGGTGGTATTTATTTTTCCAATGTTATAGAACTTTATCTTCCCGTGATGAGTCATCTCGCGATCGGACTTGAGAGGAACATGAATGTCTTTTCTAAGGGACGAGTAAAAGTTACAAAAGTCGAGAATCACCTTGTTTTCGAATCTGTGCGTAATGCTCAGTGGTTTCTTCACGAAATCCGGGGACAGGAAAAGACTTTTGAAACGCATCCCACAGTTTCTTCGGATTCTCTGGCGAGGATCACCAAAAATATAAATGGACTTAAAGAACCTAGAGAGCCACTCTAAACAACGGAATCTATTCTCATCAATGTCTTGTGCTTCATCAACTATCATGTGATATTCTTGCCAACTCCAAAACGAGAGATTCACCCGAACATTGAGAAAGTTTCTAATGTTCTCATCATAGATATCCGTAGTTTGATACCCGTTACCGTCTAAGATGTGCCAAACGAACGAGTCTACCGTCGTAATATAAACAGGTTTTTTCTCCTTCCCCTTTAATCCCACAGACTTCTCGGGGTATAACTTTAAAATCCTAAATAACTTTAAAATCCTATCATAGATCTCATTAACGGATTCATTAGAATATCCAAAGATAACGACCGGTTTATCATTCTTGAATAGCCTTATTGCTCGGCCAATAACGGTTGTTGTCTTTCCTGTTCCTGGTCCAGCATTAACGATAACTTTTTCCTCCGTTGAGTTAATGATATTCTCTTGCTCGGAAGTGTATTTCATGGAATGTTTTAAAGTCCGATGAAAAATTCCTTAACAGCTTTTTACCTTAGACTCGAATTTAAAGAGTTTTAACGGGTCTATTCCGTGAATCTCTCCGTTATGGCTCAGCATCACAGAGACTTTTCGAGTTTATTCTTGAATCGATCTCTGCCTAGTGCTCGAATTTAACAGGTTTAACACTGATCACTCGTTATGGTATGGAACCATAAAGAGTTTTCGAGAGAGTTTTGAACCAGTCTCTGTCCAGTGCTCGAATTTAACAGGTTTAATTCACTGATCTCTCCGTTATGGCACAGCATCGTAGAGACTTTTTTGAGTTTATTTTAGACTGGTTCTTGCTTAGTCCTCGAATTTAACGGGTTCTATTTTAGATCTCTCCGTTATGGCTCAGCATCGCAGAGACTTTTTTGAGTTTTTTGAATCGGTCTCTGCCCGATGCTGAAATTTAATGGGTTTTATTTTAGATTTCTCCGTTATGGCATGGAATCACAGAGAATTTTTCGAGAGAGTTTAAGCTAGTCTCTGCTCAGTGCTCGAATTTAACGGATCTATTCCATGAATCTCTTCAGCATCATAGAGACTTTTTCGAGAGAGTTTTGAATCGGTCTCTGTCCAGTCCTCGAATTTAACAGGTTTAATACTTTCAGGTCCTGAATTGGCAGGTCCCCCGAGCAAAGACTTTTTCGAGTTAATTCTAGACTGGTTCTTGCTCAGTGCCCGAATTTAACGGGTTCTATTTTAGATCTCTCCGTTATGGCATGGAATCGCAAAGACTTTTTCGAGAGAGTTTTGAACTAGTCTCTGTCCAGTGCTCGAATTTAACAGGTTTTATTTTAGATCTCTCCGTCATGGTATGTATTCGCAGAGACTTTTTCGAGTTTATTCTTGAACTGGTTCTTGCTTAGTGCTGGAATTTAATGGATTCTATTTTAAATCTCTCTGTTATTCTCAGCATTGCAGAGACTTTTCGAGAGAGTTTTAGCCCAATGCTGTAATTTACGGATTTTATTCGCTGATCTCTCCGTTATAACTCAGCATCACAAAGACTTTTTCGAGTTTATTTTAGACTGGTTCTTGCTCAGTGCTCGAATTTAACAGGTTCTATTTTAGATCTCTCCGTTATGGCATGGAATCGCAGAGAATTTTTTGAAGGAATTTTGAACCGGTCTCTGCCCGATGCTGAAATTTAACGGGTCTATTCCATAAATCTCTCTGTTATGGCTCAGCATCACAGAGATTTTTTCGAGTTTATTCTTGAACTGGTTCTTGCTCAGTGCTCGAATTTAATGGGCCTATCTCTGAAACCGCAAAGACTCTTTCGAGTTTATTTTCGAATCGTTCTCTGCCCAGTGCTCGAATTTAACGGGTTTAATTCGCTGATCTCTCCGTTATAACTCAGCATCACAGAGATTTTTCGAGTTTATTCTTGAACTAGTTCTTGCCCGATGTTGAAAATCTATTCCGTGAATCTCTCCGTTATTTCTCAGCATCGCAGAGACTTTTTCGAGTTTATTCTTGAACCGTACTCGAATTTAACAGGTTCTATTTTAGATCTCTCTGTTATGGCATGGAATCGCAAAGACTTTTTCGAGAGAGTTTTGAACTATTCTCTGTCCAGTCCTCGAATTTAACAGGTTTAATTTTAGATCTCTCTGTTATTTCTCAGCATCGCAGAGAATTTTCAAGTTTATTCTTGAACCGGTCTCTGCCCGACGCTGAAATTTAACGGGTTTATTCCGTGAATCTCTCTGTTATGGCATGGAATCGCAAAGACTTTTTCGAGAGAGTTTTGAACCATTCTCTCTAGTGCTGTTTAATACTTTCAGGTCCCCTGAATTGGCAAGTCCCCGAACAAAGACTTTTTTCGAGAGAGTTTTAGACTGGTTCTTGCCCAGTCCTCGAATTTAACGGGTTTAATTCACTGATCTCTCCGTTATGGCATGGTATCGCAAAGACTTTTTCGAGTTTATTCTTGAACCGGTCTCTGCCCGAAATTTAACGGGTCTATTCCATGAATCTCTCCGTTATAGCTCAGCATCGCAGAGACTTTTTCGAGAGAGTTTTGAACCAGTCTCTGTCCAGTCCTCAAATTTAACAGGTTCTATTTTAGATCTCTCTGTTATGGCATGGAATCGCAAAGACTTTTTCGAGTTTATTCTTGAACTGGTCCTTGCTCAGTGCTCGAATTTAACGGGTCTATTCCGTGAATCTCTCCGTTATGGCATGGAATCAAAAAGACTTTTTCGAGAGAGTTTGGGGCTGGTCCTTGTTCGGTACAGGAATTTAACAGGTTTTATTTTATATCTCTCCGTTATGGCTCAGCATCGCAGAGACTTTTTCGAGTTAATTTTAGACTGATCCTTGCCTAGTGCTCAAAATTTAACAGGTTTAATTTTAGATCTCTCCGTTATGGTTCAGCATCATAGAGATTTTTCGAGTTTTTTTTTGAACCGGTCTCTGCCCGATGCTGAAATTTAACGGGTTTATTCCGTGAATCTCTCTGTTATGGCTCAGCATCACAAAGACTTTTTCGAGTTTATTCTTGAATCAGTCCTTGCTCAGTCCTTGAATTTAACAGGTTTTATTTTAGATTTCTCCGTTATGGCATGGAATCGCAAAGACTTTTTCGAGAGAGTTTTAGCCTAATTTTGGAATTTAACGGGTTTAATTCGCTGATCTCTCCGTTATAAATCAGTATTGCAAAGACTTTTTCGAGTTTATTTTTGAACTGATCCCTGTCCAGTGCTCGAATTTAACGGGTTTAATTCACTGTTATCTCTGCTGTTATTTCTCAGCATCGTAGAGATTTTTTCGAAAGAGTTTTGAAACGATCCTTGCCTGGTGCTCGAATTTAACGGGTTTTATTTTAGATCGCTCCGTTATGGCTCAGCATCGCAGAGACTTTTTCGAGTTTATTTTAGACTGGTTCTTACTCAGTGCTGGAATTTAACGGGTCTATTCCGTGAATCTCTCCGTTATGACATGGAATCAAAAAGACTTTTTCAAGAGAGTTTTAGCCTAATCCTTGTTCGGTGCCGGAATTTAACGGGTCTATTCCTTGAATCTCTCCGTTATAACTCAGCATCGCAGAGACTTTTTCGAGTTAATTTTAGATTGGTTCTTGCTCAGTGCTCGAATTTAACAGATTTAATTCGCTGATCACTCGTTATGGTATGGAACCACAAAGAGTTTTTCGAGAGATTTTTGAACCAGTCTCTGTCCAGTGCTCGAATTTAACAGGTTTAATTCACTGATCTTTCCGTTATGGCATGGAATCGCAGAGACTTTTTCGAGAGAGTTTGAACCAGTCTCTGTCCAGTGCTCGAATTTAATGGGTTTAATACTTTCAGGTCCCGAATTGACAGGCCCCCGAGCAAAGACTCTTTCGAGTTTATTCTTGAATCGATCCTTGCTCAGTGCTGGAATTTAACGGGTTTAATTCAATGATCTTTCCGTTATGGCATGGAATCGCAGAGACTTTTTCGAGTTTATTCTTGAACTGGTCCTTGCCTAGTGCTGGAATTTAACAGGTTTAATTTTAGATCTCTCCGTTATTTCTCAGCATCGCAAAGACTTTTTCGAGTTTATTCTTGAACCAGTCTCTGTCCAATACTCGAATTTAACAGGTTTAATTCACTGATCACTCGTTATGGTATGGAACCATAAAGAGTTTTTCGAGAGAATTTGAACCAGTCTCTGTCCAGTCCTCGAATTTAACGGGTTTAATTCACTGATTTCTCCGTTATAACTCAGCATCGCAGAGACTTTTCGAGAGAGTTTTGAAACGATCCTTGTCCGGTGCTCGAATTTAACGGGTCTATTCCATAAATCTCTCCGTTATGGCTCAGCATCGTAAAGACTTTTTCGAGAGAATTTTGAGCTAGTTTTCGCCTGGTGCTGAAATTTAACGGGTTTAATCCTTTCAGGTCCTGGAATTGGCAGGCCTCCGACAGAGACTTTTTCGAGTTAATTTTAGACTGGTCCTGCCTAGTGCTCGAATTTAGCACCTTTCGGTGCTAATTTAACGAGTTTAATTCGCTGATCACTCCGTTATAACTCAGCATCACAGAGATTTTTTGAGTTTATTTTTTTGAACCGGTATCTGCCTGATGCTGAAATTTAACAGGTCTATTCCGTGAATCTCTCCGTTATGGCATGGAATCGTAGAGACTTTTTCGAGTTAATTTTAGACTGGTCCTGCCTAGTGCTGAAATTTAACAGGTTTAATTTTAGATCTCTCCGTTATGGCTCAGCATCGCAGAGACTTTTTCGAGTTTATTCTTGAACTAGTTCTTGCTCAGTGCTGGAATTTAACGGGTTTAATTCGCTGATCTCTCCGTTATGGCTCAGCATCGCAGAGACTCTTTCGAGAGAGTTTTAGCCAATACTAGAATTTAACAGGTTTAATTTTAGATCTCTCCGTTATAACTCAGCAAAGAGATTTTTCGAGTTTATTTTTGAATCAGTCTCTGCCCGATGCTGAAATTTAACTGGTCTATTCTGTGAATCTCTCGTTATGGTTCAGCGTTGCAAAGACTTTTCGAGAGAGTTTTAGCCTAATACTAGAATTTACAGGTTTAATTTTAGATCTCTCCGTTATAACTCAGCAAAGAGATTTTTCGAGTTTATTTTATACTGGTTCTTGCCCAGTACTCGAATTTAGCACCTTTCGGTGCTAATTTAACGGGTTTAATTCGCTGATCTCTCCGTTATAGCTCAGCATCACAGAGACTTTTTCGAGAGAGTTTTGAACCAGTCTCTATCCAGTCCTCAAATTTAACAGGTTTAATTCATTGATCTCTCCGTTATGGTATGGAATCGCAAAAACTTTTTCGAGTTTATTCTTGAACTGGTTCTTGCCCGATGCTGAAAGTCTATTCCATCATTCTCTCCGTTATGGCATGGAATCGCAGAGAATTTTTTGAGAGAGTTTAGCTCAATGTTGGAATTTAACGGGTTAATTTACTGATTTCTCCGTTATAACCCAGCATCAAAGAGATTTTTCGAGTTAATTTTATACTGGTTCTTGCCTAGTGCTCGAATTTAACAGGTTCTATTTTAGATCTCTCCGTTATAGCTCAGCATCGCAAAGATTTTCGAGAGAGTTTGAGCCTGATCCTTGTTCGGTGCTGGAATTTAACAGGTTTAATTTTAGATTTCTCCGTTATGGCATGGAATCGCAGAGACTTTTTCGAGTTTTTCTTGAACTGGTCCTTGCCAGTGCTCAAATTAACAGGTTTAATTTGTTGATCTCTCGTTATGGCATGGAACCATAAAGACTTTTTCGAGAGAGTTTTGAACTAGTCTCTATCCAGTCCTCGAATTTAACAGGTTTAATTCATTGATCTCTCGTTATGGCATGGAATCGCAAAGACTTTTTCGACAGAGTTTTAGTCCAATGCTGGAATTTAACGGGTTTAATTCGCTGATCTCTTCGTTATAACTCAACATCAAAGAGATTTTTCGAGTTTATTTTTGAATTAGTCCTTGCTCAGTGCTCGAATTTAACGGGTTTTATTTAGATCTCTCCGTTATGGCTCAGCATCGCAAAGACTTTTTCGAGAGAGTTTGGACTAGTTTCTGTCTCATGCTTGAATTTAACAGGTTTAATTCCTGTTAAATTCTTGAATCACCAGGTACCGAGGCAAAGATTCTTTTGGGAGAGTTTTGAGAAGGTCTCTGCCCGATGCTGAAATTTAACGGGTTTAATACTTTTAGTTCTTAAATCTCTCCGTTATAGCATGGAATCACAAAGACTTTTCGAGTTTATTTTAGACTGATCCTTGCCTAGTGCTCGAATTTAACAGGTTCTATTTTAGATCTCTCTGTTCTCTGTTATGGCATGGAATCGCAGAGACTCTTTCGAGTTTATTCTTGAACTGGTCCTTGCTCAGTCCTCGAATTTAACAGGTTTTATTTTAGATCTCTCCGTTATGGCATGGAATCGCAAAGACTTTTTCGAGAAAGTTTGAGCCTCCTTGTTCGATGCTGGAATTTAACAGGTTTAATTTTAGATTTCTCCGTTATGGCATGGAATCGCAGAGACTCTTTCGAGATAGTTTTAGCCCAGTGCTCAAATTTAACGGGTTTAATTCACTGATCTCTCTGTTATGGCTCAGCATTACAAAGACTCTTTCGAGTTTATTCTTGAATCGGTCCTTGCTCAGTGCTGGAATTTAACGGGTTCTATTTAGATCTCTCCGTTATAACTCAGCATCGCAAAGACTTTTTCGAGTTTATTTTAGACTCCTTGCTCAGTGCTTGAATTTAATGGGTTCTATTTAGATCTCTCCGTTATAGCATGGATTCGCAAAGACTTCTTCGGGAGAGTTTTAGCCCAATGCTGAAATTTAATGTTTAATTTTTTAGATCTCTCCGTTATGGCGTGAAATCATAGAGACTTTTTCGAGAGAGTTTTAGCCCGATGCTGAAATTTAACAGGTTTAATACTTTCAGGTTCTGAATTGACAGGCCCCCGAGCAAAGACTTTTTCAAGTTTATTCTTGAATCGGTCCTTGCTCAGTGCTCGAATTTAACGGGTCTATTCCATGAATCTCTCCGTTATTGTTCAGCATCACAAAGACTTTTTCGAATTAATTTTAGACTGGTTTTTGCTCAGTGCTCGAATTAACAGGTTTAATTTTAGATCTCTCCGTTATGGCATGGAATCGCAGAGACTCTTTCGAGAGAGTTTTAGCCCAGTGCTCGAATTTAACGGGTTTAATTCACTGATCTCTCTGTTATGGCTCAGCAAAGACTCTTTCGAGTTTATTCTTGAATCGGTCCTTGCTCAGTGCTGGAATTTAACGGGTTCTATTTAGATCTCTCCGTTATAACTCAACATCGCAAAGATTTTTCGAGTTTATTTTGAACCAGTTTCTGTCCAGTCCTCGAATTTAACGGGTTTTATTTTAGATTTCTCCGTTATGGGATGGAATCGCAGAGACTTTTTCGAGAGAGTTTGGATTAGTTTCTGTCTCATGCTTGAATTTAATAGGTTTAGTTCCTGTTAAATTCTTGGATCACCGGGTACCGAGGCAAAGACTCTTTTGGAGAGTTTTGAAAAGGTCTCTGCCCCAGTGCTCGAATTTAACAGGTTTTATTTAGATTTCTCCGTTATGGCATGGAATCGCAAAGACTTTTTCGAGAGAGTTTTGAACCAGTTTCTGTCCAGTGCTGAAATTTAACAGGTTTAATCCTTTCAGGTCCTGAATTGACAGGGCCTAGGGCAAAGACTTTTTTCGAGTTAATTTTAGACTGGTCCTTGCTCAGTGCTGGAGTTTAACAGGTTTTATTTTAGATCTCTCCGTTATGACATGGAATCACAGAGACTTTTTCGAGAGAGTTTTGAACCTAGTTTCTGTCTATTCCTGAAATTTAATGGGTTTAATTTGCTGATCTCTCCGTTATAACTCAGCATCGCAGAGACTCTTTCGAGTTTATTCTTGAACTGGTTCTTGCTCAGTGCTCGAATTAACAGGTTTTATTTAAAATCTCTCCGTTATGGCATGGAATCGTAGAGACTTTTTCGAGAGAGTTTCAGCCTGGTCCTTGCCCAGTACTCAAATTTAAAGGATTTAATGCTTTTAGTTCTTAAATCTCTCCGTTATAACTCAGCATCGCAGAGACTCTTTCGAGTTTATTCTTGAACTGGTTCTTGCTCAGTGCTGGAATTTAACGGGTCTATTCCATGAATCTCTCCGTTATGGTTCAGCATTGCAAAGACTTTTTCGAGAGAGTTTTAGCCCGATGCTGAAATTTAACAGGTTTGATTGCTGATCTCTCGTTATGGTGTGGAACCATAAAGAGTTTTTCGAGAGAGTTTAGCCCAATGTTGGAATTTAATGGATTTTATTTTAAATTTCTCTGTTATTTCTCAGCATCACAGAGACTTTTTCGAGTTTATTCTTGAACTGGTCCTTGCCTAGTGCCGAAATTTAGCACCGAAAGGTGCTAATTTAACAGGTTTAATTCGCTGATCACTCGTTATGGTGTGGAACCATAACGAGTTTTTCGATAGAGTTTTAGCCCAATGCTGTAATTTAACAGGTTTAATTCACTGATTTCTCCGTTACGGCATGGAGTCGCAAAAACTTTTTCGAGAGAGTTTTAGCCCAATGCTCGAATAACGATAACGGGTTTAATTCGTTGATCTCTCCGTTATAACTCAGCATCAAAGAGATTTTTCGAGTTTATTCCTGAATCGATCCTTGCTCAGTGCTGGAATTTAATGGGTTTTATTTTAGATCTCTCCGTTATGGCATGGAATCATAAAGACTTTTTCGAGTTAATTTCTGAATCGATCCTTGCTCAGTGCTGGAATTTAATGGGTTTTACTCTGAAATCACTCCGTTATGGCATGGAATCATAAAGACTTTTTCGAGTTAATTTTAGACTGGTTCTTGACCAGTGCTCGAATTAACAGGTTTAATACTTTTAGTTCTTAAATCTCTCCGTATGGCTCAGCATCGTAGAGACTTTTCGAGTTTATTCTTGAATCGGTTCTTGCCCAATGCTCGAATTTAACAGATCTATTCCGTGAATCTCTCCGTTATAGCTCAGCATCACGGAGAATTTTTCGAGAGAGTTTTAGACTGGTTCTTGTCCAGTGCTCGAATTTAACAGGTTTATTTCTCGAATCATCCCGTTATGGCTCAGCATTCAAAGACTTTTTCGAGAGAGTTTTGAGCTAGTCTCTGCTCGGTGCTTGAATTTAACAGGTTTAATACTTTTAGGTCCTGAATTGACAGGCCCCCGAGCAAAGACTCTTTCGAGTTAATTTTAGACTGGTTCTTGTCCAGTGCTCGAATTTAGCACCAAAGGTGTTAATTTAATAGGTTTTATTTTAGATCATCCCGTTATAGCAAGGTATCACAAAGAATTTTTCGAGAGAGTTTTAGCCCGATGCTGAAATTTAACGGGTTTAATTCACCGATCTCTCCGTTATAACTCAGTATCAAAGAGATTTTTCGAGTTTATTTTTGAACCAATCTCTGTCCAGTGCTCGAATTTAACGGGTTTAATTCACTGATCTCTCGTTATGGCATGGAATCGCAGAGACTTTTTCGAGTTTATTCTTGAACCGGTGCTGAAATTTAATGGGTTTAATTCACTGATCTCTCGTTATGGCATGGAATCGCAGAGAATCTTTCGAGAGAGTTTTAGTCCAGTATTGATATTTAACCGTAATAAAAATGTTGCTCAAAATAAAAGATGGAAGTTATTCCTCCACCGTTCAAGAAGATCACAGAGCCATTAACGGAAGATAACGAAAATATTCCCGGGGATATCGTGGTGAGTGAAACAGGTGAGCTTTTAAAATCGTATTTCATCTTCTCGGGTTTCATCGATGATATTATCGAGACCTTTGATGACTGGATTTTCGATAAGATTCCGAAGCAACTAGCCGCACGCAACATTGAGCTTGACAACGGGAAGAAGGTATTCCTCGAAAATCCCCACGTCAGTCCCCCGATTTATTCGATTGGTGCTAAAAGTTATCCGATGCTTCCCGCGATAGCAAGGGCGAGAAAAGATACCTATTCCGGTGTTTTAACGGTAGATTTAGTGATCCGTAATCCTGATGGTTCCATTTACGACAAGGAAGAAAATGTTTCCCTCGGCAGAATCCCGATTATGCTTCGAAGTCAGCTGTGTTATCTTCACGGAAAGACATCGGAGGAGCTGATTAGGATGGGCGAGTGTGTCGGAGATCCCTTTGGATATTTCATCATTCGAGGCTTAGAATATTTCGTGATGACCCAAGAGAAACTTCGTGTGAACAAAGTTATCCTGTTTAACAAGGATACACAGGGGACATCGGCCTGCCGTATGACCTGTTACACCATCAAGGGCACTAACGTGGTGATGATAACAATGTCGGAAATTAAAGGGCTCCGTTTGTCTTTACATTTCTTGAAGGACAAGACGATATCGGTGTTTCAGGTTTTTCGTATCTTCGGCATCAAAGACGAAAAGGTTATCGAGGAAATGATCCTGTTGTTTACGCGGAAAGAGTGGCGGACAAAAGTAAGTTATTTCCTTCAGCCCACCTTCATCGAATACTATCGGGTGAGTGATGACTCCGATGATATCTCCGCGAAACTAGGGGAGACTTGGACTCTCGACAGGATAAAAGCAAAACTGATGGAGGAGCTATTCCCTCAGATGAATGGAACTGGCAATACCATGAACAGGTTGTGGCTGTTAGCCATGATGACGGCAAGATACGCGGAATATATTGCTGGATTAAGGCCTCTCGATGATAGAGACCACTGGCAAATCAAAAGGCTCGAATCCGCGGGAAGATCTTTCGAACAGCTATTCAATCAGATTCTCAACGTTTATATCTTCCGTGAGTTAGCGGAGAACATTCAAAAGAAAGGTCTTCGTAAAGCATCCGATATGGCAAGGAGTATCAATAAGGGGAGGATGACGGAAACATTTATCAAGTCCTTCAATCCGAAATCATGGGGCGTCAAGGGGAACTTTAATAAGGAGAACGTTGCCGAGCAGATGAAACGGGAGAACACTCTCAATGTTTTTTCTCAGCTGTTACGTATTAATACCCCCGCGAGTCGCCAAGCAAAACAGCCTCACATTCGTATGGTCCAGATGTCTCAGCTGGGATACATTGATCCTGTGGAGACACCAGAAGGAAAAAACTGTGGACTGGTCAAACATCGGAGCATCACTTGCCGTTACAGTATCGAACGGGATGATACGATAATAAAAAAATATCTTGAGCCGTTTTTATCACCACAATATGTCGAGCTAAAATATAGGACCGCGACACTTCTGAACGGGAAATTCCTTGGCTGGTGTTCAGGGGACGAAACGTATAGGACTCTCCGATCCATGAAGCTCAAGAAAGAAATTTATTTCGATTCCTGTATCGTCTATGACAGAGACGACGAAATCCTTTATGTACACACGGATGGTGCTCGTGCCATCAGACCTCTTCTCGTGGTTTCCGATAACGAGCTTGTGATCGACAAGGAAAATTTGTGGGGCAAGTCTTTTCAGGAGCTCATGGATCATGGTGCTGTCGAATATGTGGATGCTTGGGAACAGGAGTATGCCTTAGTTTCTCAAAGTATTCATGATCTCCGTTATCATAAGGAGAGTATTCGCCAAGCCCTAGTCACCGTGGAGAAGTATCGGAATGAATGGGAACAAACGAAAAAACCTGAGTTTGAGTCTCTGTATCGCACGGCCCTTCATGCCTATGAGCGCCTTCGAAAGAAGCAATATACACACTGTGAACTTGATCCCACGGCCATTCTCGGGACTCTCTCTTCGTTAATGCCGTTGGCCAATCATAACCAGGGACCAAGGATCTCTTATTTCTGTTCTATGATCAAACAGGCACTCTCCCAATATCACAACAACCATCAATTAAGATTCGATCCCACCATCAAAGTTTTAGCCTGGCCCACAAGGCCTATCTTCGAGACCCAGATGAGTAAATTCCTTCCTCTTGACCCGTTACCTTCTGGTGAAACGGTGATTTGTGCTTTCATGACCTACACGGGATATAACCAGGAAGACTCTCTGATATTCAATAAAAACTCCGTGGATGCAGGGAAATTCATGTATACCGTTTATCATAAATATCAAACCGTTGTCAAGTCCGGTGAACGGGAGTTCACGGAATATCTGGGGTTATCCGATAAGGAGGAAGAAAAAGCAAAACAGGTTTATCTCGATGAGCATGGCATCGTGAAATTAGGTACATACGTGAAGAACGATGACATATTAGTGCGGAAAATAAGAATCTATACGGGTGAAAGCAAGAAAAAACAGGAGGAGAAAATCATCGACTTGAAAGTGGCAAAGTATCACAGCGGTATCGTGGATCAGATCTTAGTGTGTCGCAACATTGAGAACAAAGAAACGGTATATATTAAGATTCGCGATGTGAGAAAACCAGAACGAGGCGATAAATTCGCTAGTCGATATGCCCAGAAGGCTACCATCGGAGTAATACTTCCCGTTGAAGATATGCCGTTCGTAGTGGAAGGCCGAGACTCTGGAGTTGTTCCTGATGTTATCGTGAACCCTCACAGTATCATCAGCCGTATGACCATGGGCAAGATGCTAGAGATAGTAACCTCGAAAGTTGCAGCATTGCGGGGGGAGAGGATTAATGCAACAGCATTTCAGAAGTTTGACCTTGATCACTTCCAGAGAATACTAAAACAGTATGGGTATGACGAAAACGGAGTTGAAACCATGAGGTCAGGGTTCACAGGAGAACTTATCAAGGCCAAAATATTTATGGGTCCCTGTTACTATATGGCCATGAGACATCATGTGAAGGAGAAGATACAGATGAGAGCACGAGGAGCAGTGAAAGCGATCACCCACCAACCTATTTCCGGGCGCAATCGGGGAGGAGGCTTGCGATTCGGGGAAATGGAAAAAGATAACCTCGTCAGTCACGGAGCTTCGGCGTTAATACAGGAGAGACTAAAGTTTTCTTCCGATGTATTCCAAGCTGTATTCTGCAAAAGGTGTGGACAGATTGCTATTTCCAACATTCAGGAAGGTAAAGTGAAATGCCGAAAATGTTTACAACAGGCATCTTTCGGAAGGTGTGTTATCCCGTATGCCTTCAAAACTCTGTTGCACTATTTCGCGGGTGTCGGGATCGTGATGGCATTAAAGTTTAAGGAAACGGAAGAACTGGGAAGATACGAATACCAACCCACAGCCACCGAGGTTGTCCCAGAATTTCAAGAGGAGCGAGAAGAGGAGTAGGCAAGCCGAAAAGCAGAAAAAGCAAAAAACCAGAAAAAGCAAAAAAGCAAAAGACCTGAAAAGCTTTGAAATATATGTTTCACGAACATATATTTCCCCCTGCCTTTCATTGCTGGACACATGTTTCCTCCTCTTCCACCCTCTCCTGAACATGTTCCGTTTTCAGGACTTCCGAGAACTCTTCTTTGGTCTCCGCGGGATTAGGTAAAATCCGTTTTAGTCTCTTGATCTGCTCTGGTGTTAATTTATCAGGGAAGATGATATTGAAGACCACGAAAAGGTCTCCGAATCCATAAGTTCTTAACGGCATACCTTTATCCTTTACCCGAACTACGGAACCTGGCTTGACCACCGGGACTAACGGGAGACCATAAATCTTCCCGTTGAGATGCTTGATAGGATAGGTTCCTCCCGTTAATGCTAGCGATAACGGGACATCAAGTTTCATCCACAGATTGTCCCCCTTTCGCTTATAAATGGAATGTTTTTTGATATGAACCACAAAAACGTTTCTCTCATCATCCGTTATCTGTTCTCCAGAGTTTATTCCAGGAAATATCTCCACCGTTTTCTTTTTCCTCAATACCTTTATGCCGTCTTCGCATTCGGTGCATGTTTGATGAGGTTTCCTGGTGATTCCTTTTCCTCGACAAGCGGTGCACAGACTTCGAGATATCTGTAGGAATGGGCCCATTCTAAACTGGTTCTCCACTATTTTTTGCCCGTGACATACGGAACAGGTTTCCGAACAAACACACGGTATCTTCTCGACCACCTCGACTTCTTTCTTAACCCCTGTGTAGACCTCTTCCAATGTGCACTCAATTCCCTGGGCCACACGAATTTCATGATGGCCACCTCGATCATACATCATCCTTTTCTGAGGATCGGAGAGAGTTTGATAAGCCTCCGATATCTCTTTAAATTTCTTTTCTGCCTCGGGGTCCTTATTCTTATCGGGATGATATTTTTTTGCTAACTTTCGGTATGCCGTTTTAATTTCCTCCTGGGAAGCCTTCTTGTCGACTCCCAAAACATCGTAGTAGTTCATTTTAATTTAGAGGTTTCTTCACCTAAAACAACATAAAAAATATCTTTCCCTTTTCTAAAAAGTATTGAAATTTTTTTCCTGTTACTCAGTATAAGCGTAAAGGTTAACGGCTAAAAGAAGGCTAAAAATAAAAACAAACACCCTCATGTGGATGAACAAAGGCGACTACTACCTGTTTCAAGCTCCACAACGGAGTAATCTATGGCACCAAGTGAGATACGGGAGATGCACGGCCTCCATCTTTTATGAATGTGCCAAAAACAGCGAGAGAGCATTAAGATCGGTGCTGGGGGAAAGAGTCCCGATGAACGAAGACATCAAACGGGGAATAGAGAATGAACCCAAAGCAAGGAAATGGTATGAAAATAAATTCAAGGTGAAAGTCGAGGAAATCGGGTTTGCGGTTCCGAAATGGAACTTGTGGATCGGAGCATCGACCGATGGATTAGTCGGTGATGACGGGATCATTGAAATCAAATGTCCTCGAAAAATTCATGATAAGCTCAGGAAATACATTGAGGACTCTAAAAACGGGAGAAGAGTATCCATCAAGGACTATATCTTCGAGAGCTACTATGCTCAGATGCAAGGAGGTATGGCTATTCTCGGGAGGAAGTGGTGTGACTTTATCGTTTATTGCGAGGGCTCGGAAGTGTTTTTTAGTCGTGTCCCGTTTGATCGCGAATATTGGGATACACTTTATCGCCAAATTAACGGGTTTATCGAGAGAAACAATCTGAAATCACTGAAGATAATAAAGCCTTGAGTGAAGATCTCGGAGGGATTCTCTGAAAGATTCTCTGAAATTCGCAGTCTTTTCATTTTATGTTCCGTTAACATAAAATGATCGTTTACGAAGGCAACCGTTTTCGTGGCGGATTTGAGAAAAACGAAATCCGAAACATTAAGAGCATCAACAAGAAGCTCGACACTTCTCAGAAAGAGACGCGAGAGGCCATGGAGAATCTGGGGATGGAACAACGGGTGATTCAAACCTGGCTGGACTTTCTATCCAAGGTCCCCCAGTTCGTTGTTCTAAATCCTTCCATGTTAGCTCGTGCCGTTTTTTTCATCGAGAACCTGGAGGAGAACGAGAAAACGAACTTTGAACAAACGGTAACACAGGAGAAATTCCAGGAGATTGCTCAGAAAGTGTTTGAAGACGGGAAACACGAGAAAGAGGAGTATGTTACCCTGTTTCGCTATGTTCGGTTTCTGATTAAAGAGAGATTTAGTCGTAATGTAAGGTAAAATACTTCTTTTTCTGAAACTGAAACTCCCGGAGTTGAACGTCTGCTAAAAGTAACTCCGTTCTCACATAAGGATCGATGTCGATGAAGGAATAAAAAATGTTTAGCCATTGCATCTCAATATATTCGATGAAAGACTCAAAGTCATCCGTTATGGGCTCAGGGTTGATGAGAACGTAAGGTTTTTCTTGAAACAGGTGAAACAAAAACTCTTTAGTCCTCTGTTTACTACAACGGGTATTCAGACATCTTTCCGCGAGATTCCTCATGGACTCCATGTCGGAGACTTTGGTCCGATCCAAGAAGTAAACCTTTTCTCTCATATCCGGAGGAATAAAAATCTGAATGACCCACTTCGCCTTCAAATATCGGTCCATAGTCGAAACAAGATCTTTTGTTTCGTTGAGGGTTAATTCCCGTTTTAATTTCGGGTTTCGATAACACAGTGACGGATTCTTTTCGCAAATCTTCAAGAGTTCGCGCGTGTCCATCTTTTACATAACGGGAGATTTATTTTATGATCAAGAGTTTCTCAGGTCTGTTCCAAAAGTAAGAGAACTTTACGACTAAGGCGGAGTCTTCACCGACATACACATCGGGATTACTCATAAATTTCGACCTGAAATTGAGGGGAATCTCCAGCCGCTTTATTTTAACCTCTTTCTCACCATCGATGATAAACTCCTGTCGGTCCTGTCGGTCCTCCCGGTCCTGTCCCTGGTAATCCTCGATAACCTGAACAGAGAAATCAGAGTTTCTCACACATTCCGGAAGGAATTTCGTGAATATCTTCACTTCAAAGTCGTACAGGTAGTTTCCCAACAGGTTTTGGATGTCTTCCTTCAGATTCGCCCAGCGCACAGGGTAAATCTCTTCTTCGGAAGAAGACTGCGTAGATTCCGACATGTTTTTTTAATGGGTTTCTATGATTTTAAATCATAGAAATCTTTTAATTTATCGAGTATCCAAACGGGATGAAACCCTCACTCAGTTTCTCGCACACATAAAACTCAGGAGAGGTTTCATACATCTTCTTTGCGATGAACAAAGAACTCTCCGTGAATTCGGGCCATGGAGCACGGAATACTTCGTCCCAGTCGATGTTAAACAGGTTAGGGTCAGCGTTTACCTTCACCAGTTTTATGTAGTGTCCCGTTATTCCAAGAAACGCGACGTTTTCACAACGGATTTTTTCCCCGATTCTTTTTCCCAGATTCTTTTTCCCAGCGCAATCATTCTCCAGACAATCTGAGGACAAATTTCGGGAAAAAGCTTAAATTCAAAGTCTATCCGTTCATCAAAGATGTTGACGGAGAAACTGAAGAGATAAAAAGGATCATAGCTAAACCCTCTTTTGATCTCTAGGAATCAGTCTAGTGTCTCCTTGTATTCATCGGAGAAAGCAGGAAGATCAAAGATCTTAAAAAACTTTTTATTGAAGAAATCTTCCATGAAGGTCGTTAATTGATTTTTCAAAGCCTTCTTGCCTTCAAGTCTTCTTGCATTCAAAGTCTGTTAGACCATTAGGGCCTGAAAGGCTTGAGGGCTTGAAAGGCATGAAGGCCTGAAGGCATGAAGGCCTGAAGGCCTGAAGGCCTGAAGGCTTGTGAGCCCTTTGCTTTTTGATTTTTCTTTTCTTAAATCTCCTCCCGTTATAAAAACAGATGATCCTAGACGAGTTCCCCGAAGAGGAAGAGTACGAAGAGGAGGAGGAAGAAACGGGAAGAGAGGTTCTTGAAGATGTCTCGAAATACCCCAAAAACTTCCCTCGAATCACCGTTTATCCCGACGAATTTAAATTAACCTCATACGAGAGGGCAAAGGTACTTCAAAAACGGGTCGATCAACTCGCTCGAGGTTTACCTGCTCTCATTCCCGTAGACCCGAAAAAAACAAAAAGTCTTTACGAGATTGCGAAAAAGGAACTCGAGGAAAGAAAGATACCGCTTCAAGTTGTTCGCCGACATCCAGGAAATGTGGTGGAGATCTTAAAGCTATACAAAGAATAAAAGAAATGGCGAGGAAAAGACTAAAAAATATATGTGTATTGGCACATATATTTTTACACATACACCACATGATCGAAGAACTCCTCAGGATCATCGTGGGACACACATAAAACCTGATTTAAATTTAGTTTCTTGAGAGCCTCGAAACAGGTCTCACGCGTCTGAGCGTCGAGCGATGAAAAGCACTCATCCAACAACAGGAAAGAGTTTCTGTTTCGAAGCTTATACATGGCTATCAGGAGAGCTAGCGAAACTCTGTCCTTTTCTCCCCCGCTCAGAGAGGAGAAGTGAGAAACGCCTTTGTAGTTTATTTCCACGGTATCAATATGAAAGATCAATGAGATCTCGGGGAATACCTGATTGAGAAAAGAGTTTACGAAGATGTTAAAGTGGTTGAGGACATCTTCCGTTTGCTCCATCTCTGAGTTTTCGGCTGCTACGAACAGGCGTTGAAGAGCATCAAAGTCCCTTTTCGTCTGCATGTATTCCTCCCATTTCTGATTAAATTTCTCCTGTTCCATGTCTTCTTCGATTCTTTTTATCTCCTCCTCGAGTTCTTGAATCTCTTTTCGGACTATTTCTTCTTTTCTCAACTCCCGATATCGTCTGTAGCTATCAAAGTTTTCGATGATATCGGTGTTTCTTGATAACTCTTCGTAGGAATCAAGCAGATCATAGATGTCTCTGTATTTTAGTGCTTCGAAGAATAACGGGTCTATCTTTTCTATGCCAAGGGATTTGAGATATTCGATGCTACTCATACCTTCATTGCTTATTCTGGATTCAATTAATTCCTCCGTTATTCCTGAGAGAAACGGGAGAAAGTCGAGAAGGTCGAGAAAGTTGAGAAAGTTTAAAGGTTTTAGCTCAGGAGTACGGAGAAGATGAAGGCTGTTTAGTATTTTTTGGTTCTCGATCAATTTCAGCTGTTTCTGGACGAACTCTACGGTGTATTCAGGCTTCGTCGCTTTAGGAACGGAGAGTAGCTGTTCATATCTTTTTTTGAGTTTCTCGGGGTCCTCCATCTTTTTCAGCCTGGCCTTGATTTCTCGGATTCTCTGTTTTATGTTCTTTTCATTGACCACCTCGAGTTTCTCTTGCTTCAGCATAAGCATCTCGTGACAACGGGGACATTCGTAAACCTTTTGGGGGTTCTTGTTTTTCAGTTCCTCCGTTAACAACGGGTAATCACGACAAAACTCGATTCTCTCCGTTAATCTCTTGATTTCCTCATCGATATTCTCGAGAGTCACTCCCATCCTCTTCGCCATCTCCAAAGATTTTTCATAGTGATCGATGGAGTATAACAGGTTTCTACATTGTTCTTCCGTTAATATCGGGGGTTCACACAGAGTGAGCGCATCTTTCACCCGTTTAATTCCCAACTCCTTTATTTTCTCAGTGTTCTCTACCAACCGCTTGCACTCTTCCGTGTCTCTGAATTTCAACAGGTTTTTTTGAGTCTTCACCGGGAGACTCCTCATGTATTTAATGTTACCGTTATAAATCGGGTAGATCTCGGGGGGAAAGTAATCCACAGGCCTCTTCACTTTCTTCAGTGTTTCGAGGTTACTCCGGATGTAGTCCACGAGCTCCTGGCTTATGTTTTTTACCGTTTTTTTCACCTTCTCTAGTCCAAACTTATGGACAATCTCCGTTATCTTTCCGAGCAGCTCTTCGCCTATTGGGCGTTTAATCTTTTGAATCTCTTGAAGTTCATAACGGAGTTTCCCGAGATGTCCCCGTTTCTCTTTGATTTTCTCTGGGTTGTGGGAGGGAACAGGTTTATATTTCCCGTTTGGATCAAGCTGTTTCTCGAGGAATCCAAGGAGAATTTCTTTCTCCTTCTTGAGCTTCCTTATTTTCTTGATGAGTTCAAACGGGTTCATGTTCTCATGCTCGAAGATGACGCGAAGGAGAATGTCTCTTCGTGTGGAGTCTCTAATCAGTTCTGAATGCTCCCCCTGAATGTGGTAGGTGGAGTACTGCCATAGATCATCGGGTCCAAAAACTTTATGGATGACTTCTTGTGCTTCCTCCGATTCCAAGACTTTGCCTTTGTAATTCACGGTAACATTCTTCCTCCCCTTACTCCGATGTATTTCGGACACATCACAGGAACTAAAATAAAGACTTACCTTGGGATTCTTCCCGATATTCTTAATGTTTCCGAAGAGACACCAACGGATTGCCTCGAAGATGGTTGACTTTCCCGATCCTGATGGGCCTTTAATTAAATGAATTCCATTGAAAAATTCGTAATGTTTCCCGTGAACTCCTCGAAAGGCAAAAATTGAAATTTTTTGGAGCATCATTTTGGAGAATGTGCAAGACACAAAATAAATTCAAAATTTGAAAATTTTAGTAATAAAAGACAACGGAATACAACAGTCTGCTTTCTAATACTCTCGGGAATAAAGTACCAGATTAGAAAGCGGGCTGAAACGGGAATATAGTCATATGTTTCCCGTTGAAACATGTGACTACGACTTGCCTACGGCTTGCCTTAAGGCTTGCAAAAGGCCTTTCAACTCAGAAAGAGTTTTTTAAACTTTTCATACCACTCCCCCGGAAATTCGATGTTGTTATCTCCGATATATTTTAGGCATATCCTCACCAAACTGTCGAGATATTCCCAGATAGCTTTTCTGTCTTCCTCTTCCACCCAGTTTGCTTTGAATATCTCTCCGAAAACGGACATGTCTTGTAACGGGATTTCAGCAAAAACATTATCGATATATTTTGAGCACAGTTCGTTGTTCCGTTGGGCAATAAACTCCCACAGACAGAACTTGTTTCCCTGTTTATCGGAGATGATACACCTTTTTATAAAGTTCTCAATGAGTTTCTTCCTGTCCACATCCGATATTATTTTCTGCACGATCTCAATGATGGCGGGATTCACTTTGATCTTCCCCTTTTCATAGCCCCTTTCGATGATCTCCGATAAAAGGAAGAGAAAATCGGAAAGGTTTTCGAAAAATCTTTGTTCGTGGGTGAGGGCAGCTTCCATCGCTACTCGAAGGATCTCAAGATAAACTTTATTTTTTGTTCCTGTTTCTTCTTTTTAGGCATAGTAACACGTAAAACGGGTTGTGTTAATGTCTCGATGGCCACCTCTTCCGGACTCTGACATTTCATACAGATATCGGGTGTATTATATATCTCGTAAGCTTTTTCATAGGTCATCTCCCGTTTTCCGAGCCTCTTATTGACGGCGTTATGAAACTGCCAGGTCCAAATGAAGAACCCGTCTTTCTTATTCCAAAAGCTAATCAACGGGTAATCTCGAAGATAGGCGAGAAAGTGACCTTTACATCGCTCACAGGGAAAGTTTTCGGCTAACTTATGAATAAATTCGGAATAAGCTTTTTTCTCCTGTTCATCGGTAGCACGTAGAGCATAGGAATGAATGATATACCAGATGCCAGGACCTAATCTTTCGATCTCCATACTTTTTTATTGCTCTTGAAAATTTCAAGTTTATTTTAGTAACTCCTGTACTATTTCGTGTCCTAACGGGAGTATCATCTCCGATAAAATAAAGTTTTCCTGTTTCGTGGTAAGTCGCTTCAGTAACTCGGAGAGATATTTGCTGAGGGACAGAAATAACATCCATAAGATATCGGAGATCATATAGGAGTTCCAGTTTCTAGCGGAGATGTCCACGCAAACGGAAACAAACCTTTCATCGATAGACACATGAACAACAGGTTGAGAATCTATGGAAGCCTGTTTAGCGATCTCGCCTCTCACCTGCTTCATCAGGAAATATTTATTTATAATCTGTTTTAGTGTTCTCTTCCAATCGGGGAAATGGGGTGTTAAGATCTTGCGAAATAAAATGATCCGTTGCATAACATCGAGAGTTTTTTCTTGTATCTTCTTTTCCTGTTCTCGATTCAAGTTTGTGAATATCTCTTGCGCCACATGAATAAACTTTTCCTTATGCACCCGTTTCGAGATCCTTTTCAGCCATTTCAGCTCTTCATGAATGGCGGCGGTATTTGCGTTTATGTTTGCGTTTGTGTTTGCATTGACCTGTTTGGAATCAAGTGCTTTTGGGCCTGACGGTCCTGCCGGTCCGAACAACAGGTGATGTACATAACTCCACAGAGAATACATGGTTTTTTTAATTAGTCCTGATATTTAAAAAATGATAAATTTAGTTGAGGTTATAAACGCAAAAGTCATGGATAACAACGAAGAGATCTTTGATGACTTCGAGGAATTCGAAAAGGTTCGTGAACAGAGATTTGTGGACCACTTCGATAAAATGTTTCCCGTGGCACCCGAATCGGATGCATTCGAGATCCTCTTGGAAATATGGGGGCAAGAAACGAGGAAGAAACGGACATTAAGAGTAATTAAGTTAGAGGACTCGAAGTTAGCCTTGAGCTTCTGTAAATTCGGGAGATGTTTTGCGATCTTTTCCCGAAATCCCAGAGCGTGTGAAATGTTCGACCTGGAAACGAGAATCACTCTGATACAATACGAGGAGAACAAAATCATAGGCACCGTTTTCAAGTACGATCTTTATGACAGGTTTATAAACCACAGCATGAACGAACAAGATGTTAACCTGAACGGGAAAGTAATAACGGTGTTTGCAAAACTTAATGTTCCGTTGGGAGCATATGTGGCCTTTGAAGTTCTAGATAGGAATCCGAGGATCGGATGGACCGTGATGCATGTGCTGAAGGAGAAATATCTCCTATCAACCTGTTACGAATCCGTGCCTGAGTTAGTTTTTGAAAAGGCGAAGCAAAAGATAAAAGTTAATTTGGGTTTCTTATCGATGTTTGCGCATGAGTTGTTGATCCTTTTTCATAAGAACCCAAAGATATACACGAAAGGTATCGGGTTGACTGTTATTGCTCAAAGGAAGAAGTACTATTACTGGAACGGAAAACATTTTGTTTATCACGGATCATCGAAATACGGAGGTGATTTAGAGGTGGATGATCCTAACGATATCATCGACGATATCATTGAAGACGAAGACAGGAAGATAAGAAACACTCTTTTCAAAATCCCTGATGGAAAGCTTCTGTTTGTTGTTCTTGAGTGACGCGAGGGGACGCGAGGGGAAAAAACAGGTAAACAGGTAAACAGGTAGTTATATGTTTTGCGAACATATAACTAAGAACTTTTTATAACTAAGAACTTTTTATAACTAAGAACTTTTCACTGAATTTTCGAGACTCTTCTCAGGCCAGCTCCATTAATCCCTGTGCGATTCCAAAGTGGTCCTCGAGGAAACGGGTGACCTCGAGACATCTAATTTCAGGCTTTATTCTTCTCAGATCACTCGGAAAGATCTTTGTGTCATGGAGAAACTTTAGCCTGTTGAGATCATCGAGTTGTCCGTAATAAACATAGAGACTATCGACGACATCGGTGAAACAACCAAGTTTTTTCCATTTATCCAAGAAGATCTCCGAGAGTTTCTTGCAGACATCAAGGTTTTCCAAAAGGAGTTGCATGATAAATATTCGAAAGTAATCTTCCGGACTCAATTTCACCCGTTGTATCATCAGGTTAAACATGGTTTCATCGATGACCTCGGCCACAGAAAACATAAATTCGTAGTTTGTCACGGGCATCGGTATCTTCTGGGACAGCAGGTATTCTATCACTGCAGAGTGATTGCCCAGGATAGCCGCTTCATACAGGTGAGCATTTAACAGTTTAGGGAATCTCTTGATTTCATGGAGTTTTCCGTGATAAGCCTTATAAAATAGGTTGGGTCTGTCTTTACAACAGCACGTTGCATGAATATCATCGAAAAATTCGGAGCATGTCTCAGGATGAAGAAAGCTCCCGAGAATGTTGGGGCAGTAAGTAAAAACGGAGTGATTAAAGTCTCTCATGGGAATAAATTCCTTCAGTTGAAGGAAGAGCTGAAGGGCGCTTGGTCTCTTCTCGTAATCTAAGAAACAGGGGAGAATGACTCTGTTGAAGACGGAAGAAATAGATGTTTCGGAAATGTATTTGCGAGGGTTTTTGATGTCGAAGTGTTCTTCCGTTTTTCCTGTGGCCATGCACCAAAACAGGACACCAAAATAAAAAACATCCGTTAATGGTCCCACCCAACCTTCATGCATCTCTGGTGCAATAACCTTAATGTTCTTTAGGACTCTTGGATCGATCTTTAATTTCTCACCGCTCTTGTGGTAGTGAATATTTGAATACCCTAGTATTCTTGCTCTCCCGTCATTTCCGACGAAAACCATGCTACTATCGAAGAAACCAAAGAAAACGGGATAAGGAAAGTTCGAATGATGCATCCGTTGTAATAGAAACGCAAAGTCCATGGCGTACTCCAAGACTTTGGGAGAGGCGTATCTCATGATATTAAAGGTCAGATACTTCTTTTCGATGAAGACATGAATGTTACCTCCGTGGATGGTTGCGCTAAATATGGGGACAATAAACGGATTTCTGATTTTACAATAGATGAACAGTTTACGAAACAGGCAGTGATTCGTTACGGCGTCGTATTTGATTTGGAGCATATTTTAAGGTGTTTATGGAACAATTTTTGTTCCGTTATTTTATTTCAATTTAACGGGAGAAAATTAGTCCATGGCAAGTAGATTCTGGGGAACAGGGATGAATTTTAGTTTCCTGTAATCCTGTTTCGGCTTCATCACGTACTGCCTCAGCTTTTTAACGGTTTCATGGAAAACTTGATAAGCATGCTCCATGTATTTTTCGTTAGGTCCCGATTGAGTCACCAGCCCCGACTTATAGATGATGAACATATGTTTTCGTTCCTCTTCGTAATATCGGAGATAGACACAGTAATCAGAAGAGTTTGTGTATCTCGCCTTGAACCCTGGGATCTTATTAAACTGTTTCGCGAACTCTGCTCTGTTCACGGAGAATCCAAGGTCGTAATTAAAGTTCACCATGACTTTCTTGATTTTATATTGAATCTCTCCGTTATAAACTCTGTCCCATTCCAAGAGTTCCTGCCATGAGGCCCCGTGATTTAATGCGTCTAAAACGAAGCGAATGGCTTCGGGAGACTCTATTGGTTCCTCATGGATTCTCTGTAACATCTTTTGAATTTCTTGAATGTATTCCACGATCTTCTCCGTTGTCTTTTGGGCCATCTCCTTCGATATCAGGCCACACATTTGTATTTTGCCCTTACTGAATATCTTCACACTGATGAGTTTCCTATCCATCACGATGTTGATGGTGATACAGTTTCGAAACGGGAGTTGACTGGCCTTAAACATGTTTCCGCGATAAAGAGTGTTGTATCTCAAAGAAACGATCTTCCCGTTGGTGATGGTCTCGTTCTCGATAACGGGAAGAAGATAAAACAACCGTTGAATATAGACGCGACATGAGAGATAGATGATACAGGTCATGGTTGTCACCTTGAGATTCCGAAAGTGGATCATGTTTTTTAAGAAGTTTTTTGGGAACTTAAAGATCGGTAAAAAAAAATATTCAAAAAATAAAATGGATTTAACGGAACCATATCTTCAGTGGCCCGTTGGAAAACCTGGGAAATTGAGTCACTGGCCTGAAGGGTCTGAAAGGCATGAAGGGTCTGAAAGGCATGAAGGGCCTAAGCCTGAATTAGAGCCCGACTATCTCTGGAATCCCCTGACATCACTGAAATTTCCCAGTGGTCTCGGGGCTAATCTGGATGCTATCTTTAATTTCACGCTGAGTGACGGAGGAATATTAGCCCCACAAACCCTGGGAAACTTTGCTGCGATCAACGGGTTAGGAGATAAAGGTATCACCGAATATATTTTGTGGAGAAGGCCAGAATCGGTGATCTATCACTATATTCCTGTTTATGTCAAAGATATTTATGCTCTGGCTGATGTTCAGGAACTACAGAGGAAATACGAGGATCAGATACAGTTTGGAACGGATCCAACCACATGGATTCAAAACATCATCGACATCGACGTGATTTTTTGCACTCCCGAGCAATCTCTCCGATGGTACGAGATTAATCCAAAGTTTATCGTTGTTGATTCTCCGTTATTAACGGAAGCATTTGAGATTTCCAAGAGATTCGAAGACATCTATATCATTAGGCCCGTTACTTTGCCTTGGTACGAAAAAAGATTTTTCCTCATCGGAGTATCGAGGAAAGACGTTGAAAACAACGGGTCACAAGAAGAGTTTGAGAAATGGTATCGCGAAAGTACGAAAATCAGGAAGAGAGATGCTGGATTATGGGAGTTTTTATGCCCGATACTCTGGAATATCGGGTAAAGGTCTTAGTATTTTATGATAACGGTATCATAAAATACAGGAATTAAGGGTTGTTCGTGTCTTTGTTTGGGCTTGTCATTGTGCCTTCCGTTGTGCCTGTCGTTGTGCTTTTGTTTGTGCTCGTGTCTGTGGTTGCTTTTATGTCATTCTCTGTGCCTTCCGTTGTGATTGCCGTTGCGCTTTCTGTTGTGCCTGTCTTTGCGCTTATCGTTGTTTCTACCTTTGTTTCTGCCTTTGTTTCTTCCGTTGCGCTTGTCGTTGTGCCTTTTTTTATTTCTTCTTCCTTCTTCTCAATTTCTGAAGTCATATCATTAATCCATTTCGTGATATTTTTCAGAGATTCGATTTTGGCTTCATCTTTTTTGGCGTCAGGGAAAGTTATAGCCAAAGATTGTAGAGTAAGAAATTCACCTTTAAGATATTCTGACGGAAATTTAGGTTCAATTAAAAATAAATTATTAAAATTTTCCTTTAAATTAATGTTTTCTTTTTTAAGGAGTACCTTTTCCAGAATACCTTTGATAATTTCGAGCTTATTTAGGATGTAACTAAAAAAAACCAGATAATCTTTATCCTGTTTATAATTGACCGCTTCTTTTAGCTTTGAAAAACTTTCTTTAAAATTTTCGATACTTTTTGATAGTGTTTCTAATGGTTTTTCAAATATACTACTTTTCTTCTTAGAAGTTTTAATCGGTTCTTTCTTTGGCTCCATGACGACTGGTGACTTGGAAGTACTTCCAAGAATATTTTCCAAAACTTTGGATAGTAATTTCATAGCTTCAAATTTTTGTTCTGAGCTGACGTCTTTTTCAAACAGGATTCCATAAATTAAATCAATTGGTTCTCTTTGTTTATCCGTTAACTTCAGAGAACTGATCTCTGAAAGTATTTCTCCGATCTCCTCTTGATTGAATTCTTTTAATTTTTCAATCTCTTCGATTATTTTCGAGATCTCAGATGAGGAAGAAATTTTTTTAGAGCTTTCTTTGACAAGCTCTTTAATCTCAAAAACCTTTTCCTGAAGTTTATCTTTGAGAATCTTTTTTGTTTCTTCATCGGGATTAAAGTTTATTTCCTTGCGAAATACAGTATATATTAGACTTATTACCGATAAGTAATGTTCAATTTTATTAGGAAAGAAGTTTATTTTTTCCCCGTTACTCAGTTTGACATTTCCGTCACTACCAATCACGAGGATAGAAACGGAATCATAATCGATTTTTGTTGATTTCATGATCATAATCTCCTCCACCAGATAACACCTCACATCAGGAATAACATAAACTTTCTCCGGATCTTTATAGTATTTCGTCACTAGGTCACGCCCATACTTATCGATATAAAAAACATTCTGATAGAGGTTTATTCTGGAATAGATCTGATTGATATTCTTGTTTTTTTCGAGACCAAGTCTCTTGATAACAGGTGGAGCATAAAACACCGTTTTATCCGTCATGAAATATTTTAGGGCATTAGGATAGAAAACCTCTAGTGATTTCGCGAAAGAATCAGGAGGACTTCCAACAGGCTTTTGTTCTATCAAAAGCGTTAAGAACAATGGAAATAAACGTTTCTCTTTTTTGATCTTCTCATAAATGTCTTTGAGTTGTTCGAGGGACAGAAATGAAGGGATAATTTTGTAACCCAACAGATTCAAGATCTGTTGTCGAAGTTGTTTGAGACTCTCGTAACGGTCCATAACATCTATCTGACGTAAAAAGATCATCGGGTATTTTTCGGGGTTTCTCCAATCTTTAAATATCTCCCCGAATTCACTTGTGAATGTCGATTTTAAATTTTGAAATTTGTTATGAAGGTTGATGAGAAAATATTTGTCGACCTCTTCTTTCTCTAGCTTTTTATATGCAAAATCCTGTTGTTCCTCCCATAATTTAAAATAAACTTCCGTTTCTTTTTTCAAATAAACGAGAGTTATCTGAGATTCCATTTCAAGAGCTAAGACCTCTTGGCCCAACAGGTCTTTGCTGGGTTTTGTTAAAGAACGACTGCTTGAAGAAAGATTTTTAATCCCTTTCAATTGACCTCTATCAAGAGACTCTTGCAGTTTCTCCAACACATAGTAACGATATTCACGGTAGTTTGGATCAGTAAAGATTTCCAAAGCAGCTTTTGTCTCTTTATTTTTAATTTCTTTCACAAGATCATTAAAGAAATCGTAAAGATCTTTAAGTTCAAAGATCTTTTCTAATGTCTGGGAGCTACTAAGAAGAATATCTTCGTTTCCTTCCTTCAAAGTCCCGTTTTCGAACTTATAATTTTTGATATTCGGTATCAGGTCATCAATGATCGCCGACTTTTTAATGCAGAAGATCAATGTTTCCGCTACCCATTGTTCAGACATCGGAGCTAATATTTTAACCGCTTCATCATAGATCTTTTTTATTTCCTCAAATATGTTCTTGGCATCCTTTATCTTCTTAACCTTCTTGAAGTATTTTTCTGCCTTATTGAAGTCTCCTTGCTCGGTGAAGAACGGTTTTCTCATAACAGAAGCCTCGTCCTTATCAGGAGATAAACCCGCTCCGGTGAGAATATCATTAAATTGTTTCCGTTTCTCAGTAAAGTCATGGATGATCTTGTTTTTGTAGTCCACGACTTTATTATCGAGGACATACTGATCGGGAGCATAAGATTTATGGAGGAGGCGATAAGTATAGAAAACGGAGAGAAACAATCTATCATGAGGATCCGTAATAAACATAATTCTCTCTCCAAGGTTTTTTTCTCCATAAGGAATGCAGAAGTAATCTTTCTTGCTTTTCCCCTGTTTGACCTCGTATTCTATAGATTCTTTGATGTTTCCCGCTATAACAGACGGAAAAGAATTAGTAAATTTAGATATTTTTTTTCTATCTTTATCCAATCTTTTTTTTATGATAAACGGGATGAAGATTTTTCCCGTTTTGCTCCTGAAAGTCTTAATGGCAACATCATCGGGGATTAAGTTCTCGTTAAACAAATCCATTTTATATTATATTTATTTTTTTGATATATTGTTGTTCGATGATATTTTTTATAACATCGATCTCTATGGTTTTATTCTGATCTATTTGCATCGGATCATAGACTCGTGTTAGTTCATGAATGGATTTATTGGTGGTGATATACATAGTCATGAAGCAACGGAAGAATTCGTCTTTCAACAAAGATTTAACATCGAAATTTCCATTGGTTTTAGCAGAGATCTTCTTGATGGAATCTACGAGAGCATCGGTATTACGATAAAGCCATATTCTCTCAATCAGTCTTTTGTTTTTCTCCATGTTAATCTTCTCCGTTATGAACAGGGATTTCTCGTCATCGAAATAACATAACAGAAGAGGGTTTATATTCTCCTTAGCTTTCTCTATTATCTTCACGAGTTCGCCTTGTTTCTTAATCAGAGTATCTAAAGCATTTAAAATTTCCAGATAAAAGCTCAGCAAATACTTCTTTTTTTGTAACTGCTCACTGATAGCTGAAATCCGAATGACATCATTAGGAATATAATTTGATATCTCATCTATGATTTCCTTTAAATTAAGAATCTGATCTATGATTTGCTTGCGATAAAATAAGATCAACAGGAATGCGTTTGTATCACTTGACCTCGGATTAATCTTCTTACTCATCTCCATGACTTCCTTATCAATTGTAAAATGGCTTATGTTTTTATCATCCGTTACGCTGAGAGCATGAAGAAAATAAAAGAAAGGATCATCAATTTTTAGTGGAAGTAACGGGAGTAAATTTAAATTCCGTTGATCAAACTTCTTATTAATTTTGTATTCGTAATTCATCCCCAACTTCTCCAATATTCCCCCGATCAGGAGATGAATTTTCTTTTCAGAGTTTACGCTGATTTCATTAGGAAGATTAGTATTCAAAGCATTCTTAATCTCGTTTTGTCGGTAATTAAAGTAAAAGGAATAGACGAGGTCTTTATCATCATCCGTCAAAGAATTCAGGAAATCCCCGATTTCTCCTTTTTCTCCTGGAATAGGATTAGGGTTTCTTAACATCAAGAAGCAATAAAAGTAATCGGAGAAATTTACTTGATACCACTCCTCTTGAATATTTAGAGCACTAAATTGACCTTCTTTATTGATGCTTATTTTTTGCCGAATATCAGGGAAAATAAACGGAAACACTTTATTCAGTGTTCCACTCTTCAGGAAACTATAAAATAAAACATAATCCCTGTTCTCTATAAAGATTCTCGAGATATCTTTATAGATATCTTCGAGTGCTGAAAGAAAAACTTCGATATTTTTTTCTTTTTCTTTTTCTATTTTCTCATAGACTTTCTTGTAATTCTCCAGATCATCTTCGCCGTAAATAAACGGAGTTAAAAGTGTATTTTCTTCCTGTTTTGTTAGAAACAAACTCTGGATAACCTCAAAGTTTTTTATGAAATTTTCCTTTACTTTTTCGTATTGGCTCTTATCGGGGAGAATATTTAAGAAATCATCGATCTTTTTGCTGATCCTGAAACAACGGATCAAGAGATCGAAAAATAAAATTTTTTTATCATTTCCAACATTCTCCGTGTCTTTTTTCCGATCTCTGAATGGTATATTAGGGATTTCTCCTTTTTTCCTAGCGTCTATGAATTTGGTTAGATATTGTTTATCTTTTACTGGACTTCCTGTTACTCCTTTTAATGCCATCAGAGCTAAAAAAGTCTTTTCTGGTTCAGTAGTATATTTCTCAAAGAAAGTACTTTCGAAAACCATGAGATCATTGAATTCAGGTTGAGGCTGAGGTTGAGCTTGGGGCTGAGGTTGAGCTTGGGGCTGAGGCTGGGATACATTTGAAATGGTTTGAACTTGTTCATTAGATTCCGAAGAATTTTCCTCAAGCACTTCTTGAATTTTCAATGAATTTTCAATCGAATTTATTTTCTCTTCATAGATTTGTTTATATTTTTGCAATTTATCCCGTTGAAACTCCAGATAACTTTTTATCTCCTCTATCCATTGATCGAGATTAATGAGACGATTTTTGATTAGTCTATCGATTTCTTCTTTATTTTTGGAATTTTCTACTTTATCTATCTCGCCCTTTAGTTCTTTTAATTCATTGAATACAGGGAAATCTTTAACGGGTTGCAACTGCTGTTTTGTAGCTTTCTCGATAAGTTCCCCTAAATTTTTCAACAGACTTACCTGAGAACTAACATAAACTTCATTCGACACTCCTCCTTTGTTTAAGTTTCCAAAAATCTTTTCTTTTGTTTCCTTCATCTCATCAACGGAAGATAAAGCTATCCCTACTAAAAGCTCAAAGTCATCCAGCTTCTTATACATTTTATTTTCTATAACTTCGATGTTACTAATTAATCCTTTATAACTTGATTGATCATTTACATTGTCATTTAATTGTTTTATTTCTTCTTTGAAATCATTGAAGTTCTCTGACTTTTGCTTTAGTTCTTGTACATCATTATTGATTTCAATGAAGTTATTATTTTTGTTTGCCTTCTCCTCTATGAGTTTTTTGCTTTCCTCGAGAGTGTACAGGTCCTCATATGTTTTTTTGTAATCTTCCAACCCTTTACTCTTAATCTCCGTTTTAGTTTGTGCGGACTGCTGACTTATCACCTGTATCTTCCTCCGTTTCAACAGGAAATAAAGTCCCAAAACGGCGAATATCAACCCGATGACAACGGATATCACCGTGAAGACTCCTGAAAACGGGGAGGAATGAAAGATAACGACGAAGATGATAGAGATAACGATGATGACTAACGCAAAAACAAGAAGAACGATCATTTTAATTCAGGCTTTATTTTGATGTAACGGTTAATATTTTTTTGTGTATTCCGGAGATCATCCCGTAAATGAAAATATGGACTATCCATCCATATTTTCACGCCATGATACCGTTCATATGCAACGGCCTCTGAAATTCAAGGAGGACCATACAGAAACGGATGTCCTTTTCCTTGAAGATAAACTTGTCTCCAGGAAAGAACATCACCGATATTTTCTTTATCGGGTTTCGGTAGTTTAAAAAGATTTTTTGTGCTACACTCTTTACATATTTCTTCGCCTTCACAGGATCAAAGAATATATCATTCAAACGGAAGATGACGAGGTCATCGAATCCGGACTTTACAAAAAACTCTTCTAACTCTTTTTCCGAACCTTGCTCAAAGTACTCGCTCAGATTTAGAAAGGTTTTTTTCCTGTCTCTCTGAATCAGGGAGACAAAATAATAGGAATGTTTATGAACACTGTCCATGGTCTTCGAGCTGTCTCGAAACAGGTAATCAAACTCCGATAGAGAATAAACAAGGGCCAATCTCAAAAGTCTCCCGCTATTAATCGGGATCACTTCCCCTTCCTTGATTCTCATGTAAAGCGAAAACTCTTCTTGGATGAACTCTTTGAAATACCGTTTGGCGGTATCGATTCTCAGCTTGTCGTTTGTGGCAATCTCAAAGTTCTTAATGAATGTCTTTATCATCTTTGAATGTTTTACGAAGGTTTGTTTGACTCCTACCGTTACAAAGAGTTTCAGTTTGAACGGGGACTAGGCTGAGAAAAATCTGAGCACGATCTAAGAAAAGCTGAGCACGGGCTAAGAAAAAGCTAAGCATAGACTAAGAAAAGCTAAGCACGATCTAAGAAAAATCTGAGGAGGGCTGAGAAAAACCTGAGTACATTCCGAGAAAAGTTTAAATAAAATTTAAGCAAATTCAAGCAAAATTTCAAGCAAAAAATAAATCCCTGTTAACGGAAAAAGATGTATAAAGAGAAAAAAGAAGTCGTCGTAAAGTCAGGGAAACGGGAGAACCCTGATGAAAAATATTGCTCTTGCGTGTTTTTAGTGACTTCTCATGGTCGCCCAGGAAACCCGTATGCTATCTGTCGAAAATCGATCTATGAAAGGCGAGGTATTACTCCTCCTCCCGTTGCCTTGCGATGTGTTTATACGCGAGAATATCTCATGAGTCTCAAACCCGTTACATTGATGACCTATATTCTCAATAAGCGAATAAGAATCGATGACGAATTCAAGGAGAAGCTCGTGGATGTTGTGCTTAATTACTTCGAAAGAACGGAAGCCAGAAGGAAAGAACGGGAAGAAGAAATGGAGAGGGAGAGAGCATCAAGAGCAATCCAAAGAAAACAACGAAAATCAAGACTGGTCGAACAACTAGCGAGAAAAACAAGAAAAATAAACGAGGAAGGGACATTAGAGAGAGCAACCCAAAGAGAAGAACGAAAATCAGGAATGGTCGAACAACTATCCAGAACAAGAAAAATAAACGAGGAAGAAAGTGAAAGTCTCTAAACCCTTTTTCAAACTAGCGCATTTTCCAACTCCTTCACGAATATCTGTTTGTTTAACAGATATTTTCCATCTATCCCTTCATTGAACCCTTTTCCTGTTCTCATCATCATCTCCAACAGGTATCTATAGCAATCGACAATAAACGATATATCAAGAAAATCAAATTCGTAATTCCCGTTGATTTTATTGGCGAAATCAGGGACACTGATCTGCTCTTTGCTTTTGAGCCCCGGGACAATCTCCGTTAATTTCTCGATTATTGTCTGTTTCGTCTCTTCCTGTTTCTTAACAGATTCCTCGAGTCTTCTTATCTTTCCCTGAAGAACCGCAACTTTCGCTGTTACACTTCTCAACGCCTTCGATGTCTTTGTCCTTGTCGTTTTCGATTCCAGATATTCTATTCTCTTTTTCTTTTTATTCACCATCTCCGACTTCACGTAACTTATAAATCTCGCCGCTTTTTTCAGGGCGGATATCACAACAGGTACTAAAACTCCGATACGAAAACGGGTGTCATCGTTATAAAACTTCTTGTACAGTTCCCGATGAAAGAAACCCGAGAAAAAACTTTTCGATTTAATGAATTCCAGGGGATTAGAATATCTCGCATTAGTGTAAAACGATATCACTAACAAAGCCTTCATAAAACTCTCGAGCTCACGCAATGTCATGCTGAAGATGGAACAGGCAATGATGATAACGGATAACTTATCTCTCACAGCATCACTCATGTGCACTCTCCTGATTCCTAGTTTGTTCCTAAAGTCCTTTTCATCGAAACTAATCTTCCATGGACTATTTTCGGACCAATTTCTTTTCACCTGAGTTATCTCGGGGAAAGTCTTGAGCATAAACAACGGAGTATAAATTATATCTATAACCCCATAAATCAGGTCATAAACCAATACCGATTCCCTGTTTCTGCTTATGTACCCCACGATATTCTTGTAGTGGTTCATCAACGTCTTTATCTGTTCCACCCCGATCTCTCCCAAACTCTCGAAGAACTCATAGTAACGGAAGAGATCATCCGTTTCTGGACTCGGGAGTAACGGGAGTAACGAAAATAACGGGCTTTTTTGGGAAACATCTCTTCGAGCACTAAGAATAGCCTCGAAAAAGACTCTCTTCCCCTCCGTTATTCTTCTCATCGGGGGAAATAACAATAGATCTTCGACTTCACGGATGTTCTTCTCTTGTTTTTCACTGATGGCAACCTTCTTACGCACAAACTTGGAAACGAAGAAATATAAAACGACATAAGCCTGTTTATATTTCTCCTGTTCTGACCATGGTTTCTCGAAGATGGTCACTAACTTTTCGTGGAGTGTCCGATAAAACCAAGTCAACGGGTATGTTTCATTCGATCTTCCCGTTTCTACCTGCACCATCGAGAACAACAGGTGTTTGTTCCTCTTTCTCTTCAGCACCTTAATATATTTCTTCTTGAAACTCTTCTCGAGTTTCTGATAATATTTCTGTTTCTTCGTTGTAATCTCATTAATTTCGTGAGCATTAAGTTTATTCGCTGCATAATTCAAGATTTCACCCGTTGCATACAGATTTTCCAATTCCTCTCTAAATTCCCTTTTATTCCCGATGACTTTTCCACTCAATAACAGGGCAAACAGCATTCCATCCTCAACATCATTCATATCAATCTTGAGATCCCTTAAAATAGTTCGAAACTGATTCGTCAGTGAATAAATATATTCCCGTTTCGTTAACTGCTTGGGCCCTTTGATAATAAGTTCATCGACATCAAGAAAGTCCTTTCCCTTTCCAAACATCTCGCGAATAGTCTGTGGATCAGCATAAGCAAACACAATCTTATCGTACAACATATTTTTTATCATTTCTTTTCCCCAATCCTGATCCACAAAGATATCGTCCATATCGAAAATCTGTTTGTCGTAAACAAGATCCAACATGCTCTTCATGCCCTTCATGCCTGCTATACCCGGTCTTTGCCTTCTCTTCACCACAACGGGCATTAACGCAAAAACCACCAGAACCATGAAGGCCACGATCGAGAACACCAAGAAGACATCGGAGAACCTCAAGAAAATCAACCCGATGCCGAGAATAAGAAAAAGAATCACCGCGAAAACAATAAAAACTCCAAACATTCCTAGGTCCTTTTCTTAGATTTTTTAGATTTTTTTTAGATCCGCTCATATGCCATTCAAAGAACCAATCCGATACTTTCCTCGCATCTCACCTTTGAATGGCATATCAGTGAATCTATAATCATAGATACTCACCATAACATCGAGGATATACCGATAACAGGAAAAAATAAAATCGTTGTCCTCGAAGTTAAACTTATAATCCTTTGATAATTTACGACGAAAGTTAGGGACCTCAATGTTCGGTAGATTTTCTTTTTGCATCGGGAATAAGGTTTCTACCTGCTTGATCAAAATCTCCGAATTTCCTTGTTCTTTCACCAATAGATCTTGGTTAATCGCTATCTCCTGTTTCTTTTTTTCAAGCTTTTTCAACTTCTCTTCCCTTTCTGTCTTATCAGGAATCTGTTGAATCTCTTTTTTTATCTTCTCCGCTTCACTATTCAGAACTCTTATCGTTTCTCGTCTGAAATCACTGTTACGTCTAATCCTTTCTAGAAAATCTTTGAAACTCTGAGAGGAACTAAACAGAGATTGATAGAGACTAAAAACCATGGAGCCTCGAAACCGATAATCGTAATTAAAATTATACATAAAAAATTCTCTGTCATAAAACAGGCTTTTCATGAAAACATATTGGTCGAAAAAAAACTCTAACGATGTCACCGATATATAAAACAGAATCACAAACAAAGCCTTCACAAATTTCTCGAACTCTTCAAAGGAGAAGTTGAAAAAGAAGCAGCACATAATAACGGGAGTAAATCGATATTCAATGACTTCATCCGTTATCTGTCGCTGTATTATTTCTCTGATTTTCTTTCTGAAATCTTCGTGATCCAAACTCAACAACAGGGATTTATTATTATCGATAGTTACATTCTTCGCAACATTCATTAAGTCAGGAAAACTCACATATATAAACAACGGAGCATAAATTAAATCTATTTCTGGTCCATTCCTGTCGACAATGTTGTAAAACAAAAACTTCTCTCTGTTTCGGTAGACATAACTTGCGATCTCCGTGTAGAGACGGAGGAGTTCAAGGAGTTTTGCTAGGCTAACATCACCTAAATTCTTGTAAAACTCGTAATACATTTTAATGTCTTCCAATCTTTCCATTAATAGCCCTATTTCTCGATTTATTCCTTGCTCATTTGCTTCTCGGATACTTTTAATAAATTGCTTCTTTTCTTCGTGACTTACTGATAACGGAGGAATTAAGTCAACCTCATTATCTTTCAAATCCTTTAGCTTCAGCTTCTTTCTCCCGTTATCAATAGCATTTTTATTCACAAACTTCGAGATAGAGAAATATAAAACGACATAAGCCTGTTTATATTTCTCCCGTTTCGACCATGACTTCAAGAAGATGGTCACTAACTTCTCGTGGAGTGTCCGATAAAACCAAGTCAACGGGTATGTTTCATTCGATCTTCCCGTTTCTACCTCTACCATTCGTTGAAAGATCTTAATCAACTCGTTATTCTCCAGAAACTTTTTATAGTCTTTCTTAGCTTCATCGACGAATTCCTTCAAGGTTTGCGATGCAACGCCTTTCTTTGCTTTCTTGTATTGTTTGAATTCTCTTTTTTCCTGTTCTGTTACTTTATTCATCTCCTGTTTAAAGTCCTCTTCATCAGCAATGAAATTCCCCTTCTTCAATATACTATACATGGATGCACTGGAAATGTCATCTCTATAAATCCCAAGATCCTTTATTAACTTCTTTGCTTCCTGGACGAAAGAATATATGGCATCTGCTCTCGAGATCGTATTCACTCGGTTAGAAATCATGAACTCGAAATCGTATGGTTTCCAAAAAAGTGTCTTGATTTCTTCAGGATCCGCAAAGCTAATCGCTATTTTATCGTACAACATACTCCTGATCATCTGTTTTTCCCATGTGTCATCCACAAAGATATCGTCCACATCAAAAAAATTTTTTTGATACTTTATCACATCTTCACCTGTTCTTATGGTAACGAAGTCGTCATTTGTTATCCCAATTATGCTTTTCTCTGGCTGTTCTTCTTGTCTTTGCCCTTCTTGCTCTTCTTGCCTTTCCTGTTCTTGCCTTTGCGTCTCTCGCTTCTCTCGCTCCTTTTTTGCTATTCTCTTTCTCCTCGAAACGACAAAGTCAACGGAGAGTACAACCAAAACCATGAACGCTACAATCGAGAACACCAAGAAGATATCAGAAGAACTCAAGAAGAAAAACCCGATGATAAGAACTAACAGGATCACCACAGCAAAAACGATGGTCACGAGCATTTTTCGAATATTTTAAAGTATCCGCGAAATCTCTTCCGTAAATTTATCCCTATTCAGAATATACCGTTCACTCAAGAGATTAGGGGAGATACCCTCGATTTTACTGACGAGAAACTCCAACACGAACCTGATACACTCCTTAACGGAGCTTTGATCCTCAGCAACGAAACTGTGAGGTACCACAACCTGTTCTAGATCCTTACTTTCAACGGGTAACATTCCCTCCAAATCTCCCATCAACACATATTCTCCTTCGAACATCTCGAAATAAACTAAAGGAGCTACTGCATTTCGAAAATAGGTGTCCTGCCATTGAAAAGAGTCTCGGTTCAAGAAAAATTCTCGAAATAACACATTCGAATTCATGAATTCATCCCTTGTCTTTCCGTTACCTGAGAGATAAAAACGGACCACAAAGAGTGCTTTCATGAGATTCTCAAACTCTTGGAATGACAAGGCAAAGATAAAGCACGACATAGAAACAGGTAGAAACCACAGGTAGAAACCATCTCTGAACTGCACTCTCATTCAATTCCTTATCAGTCCTCAACAAAACCCTCAGATCCTCCCTGTTTATCACCAACCTCAAACGATTTCTGCCCCCGTCTTCTAGAGTTCTCCGGATATTAGTCACAGTAGGAAAGTTTTTAAGCACAAACAACGGAACGACCCACCTCACTAAAATCTCTTCCCGTTTCTTATATATCTTATTCGCTTTTCTCGTGTAGGAACGGAACAAATCCTTAACCTCTCGCAAACTGATCTCTCCGAGACCCTTATAAAACCTGTAATACTCCTCGATATCCTCAAGTTTAATTTCCCGATTAAATCTCTGGGAGAAATATAAAATAACATAAGCCTGTTTATATTTCTCCTCCTTTGGTCTTCTCTTCTTAAAGATAGCACTTAACTTCTCGTGAGGTGTCCGATAAAACCAAGGTATCGGGTAATCCTCTGTAGATAACCCTAACTCCACCATTACCATCCAATAAAATATTTTAACGATCCTGTTTCGCATCAGGAAGCTCACGTAAGAGCTTTTAATCTTCTCCGCTATCTCTGTGTTTTCCACAAATTTCCCCTCGAGATCCCTAAATTCTTTTTCTTCTTCTCCCGTTACCTCAAAGTACTCCTGCTCAAAATCAGATTCATCAGCAATGAAACTTCCCCTCTTCAATAGTCCATACATTAATTCATCGGAAATATCCCTGTTATAAATCCCAGCCTCTTTTATTGCTTCTTTTGCCTTCTGAACAACGGAACATATAGCACTAACATCCGTGAGCAGAGCATTAAGATTAAATCTTTCTCCCAACAGTTTCTTAATCTCTGTGGGATTCGCATAAGAAAAAGCAATCCGACTATATACCTGAGGTGATTCGAGGAAAATGTTATCCATATCGAAAAGCCGTTTGTCGTAAACAAGATCCCTGTCCAGCACACCCAGCACGGCTCGCATGCTTCTCTGTCTCCTCATCACAACGGGCATCACCGCAAAAACCACCAGAACCATGAAGGCTACGATTGAGAACACCAAGAAGACATCGAAAAACCTCAAGAAGATCAACCCGATAGCGATAACCAAAAAGATTAACGCGGCAAAAACAACGAATACTCCGAGCATTCTTTTCAAGTCCTTTTCAAGTTCTTTAGTTAACGGATGAAAACTCCTCCATCTGTCCAACAAACTTTCTAGTGTTTAACAGATATCTTCCGGTAACCATATCCCGATGATAAGTGTTCTTGCATAACAGTAATTCGAAAATATATCTATAACAGGTGAATACAAAGTCACTGTCACCACCAGCACCACCTGCAATGGCATTGAAGTTCGTTAAGTCAGGAGCTTTAATCCTCTCTATCGATTTAGGACTCAATCTTTTCATCTCTTCTAGCCTCTCCGTCGAAAGATTTCCCGAAAACCCTTTTAGGCTCTGCCCTCCTCCAAACAGCAAGAAATAAACATAAGAAAATATAGCGGCACGAAAACGAATGTCCTGTTTTTTGAACCTGTCCTCGTAATGAAACAGCTCTGAAAATATATTCAGGTTACTGATATCTTTTTTTACAATATACGAGAGGACCACGAATAGTGCTTTCATAAATCTCATAAAGTCTTTGAACTTCAGGTTGATAAAAACACAGCACAGGATAGCGGGAAGAAGTCTCCGATTCAAGATATCCTCACGGAGTTTCCTCCTCATTCCCAATACATTTTCGAGGTTTCTAACAACAACCGTTATCTCTCTCTCCGTTACGATCAGTCCTCGCTCAACATTAATTATATTTGGAAAACTCTCGAACATGAATAACGGAAGATAAATTAAGTCTGGAACTCCTTTATTCATGATGATATCATAAACCAGAAACCCCTCCTTGTTTTCATATATATGCCTAGCAATCACCGTGTATAGCTCAATGAGTTCTCTGACCTGTAACATGCTGACCTGTTGTGTCCTCTCATAAAACCTGTAATACTTCTTAACGTCCTCTAATGTTGGCATAAGACTCAAGTTGAGATTAATATGGCTTATACAATATGCTCTCTGGATAGCCTCATAAAAATCTTTTTTCGTCACTGCATCGCCTAACGGAGGTATTAAATTTATTTCATTCTGTTTTAAACTTAGAATAAAGCGTTCCTCCCCTGTCGACGTTCTTACCTTTTTGTTCACAAACTTCGAGATGAAAGCATACAAAACAATATAAATTTGTCTATTTCTCTCCTCTACACTCCACGACTTTTCAAGTATAGTCTTTAACTTTTCGTGGGGTGTCCGATAAAACCAAGTCAACGGGTAATATGCATTCGATCTCCTCAGTCCTAGTCTTTTTAGTTCTCCTGTTTCTATGTTTATCATAGAATATAACAGCTCTATATTCTTGCTCTTTTCGAGATATTTTTTGTATGCCTCGATGACTATAGAGGCATACTCTTCTAATTCAGGGGTCACATTTTGAGTACCTCTTATCCTTACTCTCTTCATCAACCCCTGAAAGGCCTTATCCGTCACAGGAATACCCTGAATAAGGTTAAGTTTCTCCCCGAGAAGATAAATTAAATCCTCTTTGTTCCCATGCCATTGATGAATATATCTATCAAAGTCGAACGGTCGATCTCCAAATATCTTCTTTGTATTCTCGGGATGAGCATAAGCAAGAGCCACTTTCCCATAGATCATCTCCGATATCATCTGTCTCTCCCACGTACTATCCACGAAGATATCATGGATATCGAAAAGGTTTTTATCGTAATTAATTACATTACCCGTTGTCTTTCTCGCCTTCCTCAAGATAACGGAAGACACCACAAAAACCACCAGAACCATGAAGGCCACGATCGAGAACACCAAGAAGACATCGGAGAAACTCAAGAAGATCAACCCGATAGCGAGAACCAAAAAAATGACCACCGCGAAAACAATGGCTATCGCAAACATTTTAATTAGCGGGAGAAAAGATTCATAGCAATCGGACTAAATGCTCAAAACTCTCCCCTGCCGAACTCATAAAGATTTTATGTTATGTTCTGTAACCTCACAGAACATAAGGGAAGAATAGTTAATCTCCGAGACAAATTCGAACACCAGGCAAGGAACATTTAGCGTTGCTTCAAAACTCTCTCGAAAAAGTCTTTATGATGCTGAGCCATAACGGGGAGATTCTAAGATTAAACCCGTTAAATTCGAGCATGAGGCAAAGACTAGCTCAAACTCTCTCGAAAAAGTCTCTTCCATAACGGAGAGATTCTAAGATTAATCCCTTTAAATTTGAGCACCGGAGAGACTAGTCTAAAACCTCTCTCGAAAAAGTTTCTGCTCGGTTCAGGAATTTAACAGGAATTAAACTCGTTAAAACTCCCTCGAAAAAGTCTCTACGATAACGGGATGATCTGAGAACTGAAAGCAATAAACCTGCTAATTTCGAGCACTGGTCTAAAAACCTTCTCGAAAGATTCTCTGCTCAAAACCTAATGATTTAGGAACTAAAAGCATTAAATCCGTTAAATTCGAACATCGCGCAAGGAATGATCCAAAAACTCTCTCGAAAAAGTCTTTGTGATACTGAGCCATAACGGAGAGACACGAGAATTAAACCCGTTAAATTCAAGCATCAGGCAAAGAATAGTCCATAAATAAACTCGAAAAAGTCTCTGCCATAACGAAGAGATTCTAAGATTAAACCCGTTAAATTTGAGCATCAGGCAGAGACTAGTCTAAAACCTCTCTCGAAAAAATCTCTCTGTCTCGGGGGTCTGATGATTCAGGAATTTAACAGGAAATAAACCCGTTAAATTTCAGCACTAGGCAGAGAATGATCTTTGCGATTCCATGTCATAACGGGATGAATTTAGAGTTAGACCCGTTAAATTCGAACACTGGGGGCAAGAAATAGAACACTCTCGAAACCTCTCGGATGCTTCTTTGCCATAACGGAGTGATTTAAAGATTAAACCCGTTAAATTTCAGCACTAAGCAGAAACCAGTCTAAAACCTTTTTCGAAAAAATCTTTGCGATATTCTTTTAACGGATAGACCTAAGAAGTAACTCCCGTTAAATTCCAACATGAAGCGAGAACCAACTTGAAACTCTCTCGAAAAGTTTTCGCAATGTTGCGCCATAACGGGCGAATTAAACCCGTTAAATTCGAGCATCATGCAGAGAATGGTCCAAAATAAACTCGAAAAAGTCTCTGCCATAACGGAGAGATTCTAAGATTAAACCTGTTAAATTCGAGCACTGGGGCAGAGATCAATCCAAAAAGTCTTCGCGATGCTGAGTCATAACGGGGAAAATAAATTTAGATCTGTTAAATTCGAGCACGAGGCAGAAACTGTTCTTTGTGATTCCATGCCATAACGGAATGAATTTAGAGTTAGACCCGTTAAATTCGAGCACTAGGCAAGGACTGATCCAAACCTTTCTCCAAAAGTCCTTGTGATGTAGCAGCGATTCGAAGATTAACCCTGTTAAATTCAAGCACTGAGGGTAAGAACTAGTTTATAACTCTCCCGTGATGCTCTTTGCCATAACGGAGAGATTCTAAAATTAAACCCCGTTAAATTCGAGCACTGGTCTAAAACTCTCTCGAAAAAGTCTTCGCGATGCTCTTCAATAACGGAGAGACATGAGAATTAAACCCGTTAAATTCAAGCACGAGGCGAGAACCAGCTTGAAACTCTCTCAAAAAGTTTTCTTGGGTTCGACGATTCGAGGATTGAAAGTAATAGCCCCGTTAAATTTAAGCATCAGACAGAGAATGGCTTAAAATAACTCGAAAAAGCCTGTTAAATTCCAGCGCGAGGAAGAGAGACCGAATGGCTTCTCAGCAGAAACTCTCTTGAAAACTTTCTTTGGCGCTGAGCCATAACAGGTTGATTTAGAAATTAAACCCGTTAAATTTCAGCACCAGACAATGACTAGTTTAGAACTCTTTGCTACAACGGAGAGATCGAAAAACCTCCCCCGTTAAATTCGAGGACGAGGCGAGAACCAACTTGAAACTCTCTCGGAAAAAGTCTTTGCCCTAGGTTCTGAAAGTTCAAGAAAATTAAAAGCATCAATCCGTTAAATTCCAGCACAAGAACCATTTGCTTCGCATAGCTTCGCTTCGCGTCGCGTCAAAAATAAACTCGAAAAAGTCTCTGCCATAACGGAGAGATTCTAAAATTAAACCCGTTAAATTCGAGCACTGGTCTAAAACTCTCTCGAGAAGTCTTTGCCTAAAAAAGCCTGATGATTTAGGAATTAAACTCGTTAAATTCGAGCACCAGGCAGAGACCAGTCTAAAACTTTTCTTGAAAAAGTCTCTGCAATAACGGAGAGATCAGTGAATTAAACTCGTTAAATTCGAGCACGAGGCGAGAACCAGCTTGAAACTCTCTCAAAAAGTTTTTTCTTGGGCTCGATGATTCGAGGAATAAAAGCAATAGTCCCGTTAAATTCGAGCATCAGGCAGAGAATGGTCCAAAATAAACTCGAAAAAGTCTCTTCCATAACGGGAGAGATTCTAAGATCAAATCCGTTAAATTCGAGCACTAGGCAGAGATCTTTTCAAAACTCTCTCGAAAAAGTCTTCGTGATTCCGTGTCATAACGGGATGATTCAAGAACTTAACAGGTATTAAACCCGTTAAATTCCAGCACTAGGCAATGACTGGCTCAGTCTTTGCGATGCTGAGCCATAACGGAGAGATCTAAAATAAACCTGTTAAATTCAAGCACTAGGCAGAGATCGTTCAAAACTCTCTCGAAAAAGTCTCAGCTCAAAAGTCTAATGATTTAGGAACTAAAAGCATTAAACCCGTTAATTAGAGCACCGGGCAATGACTGGCTCAAAACTCTCTCGAAAAGTCTTTTGCAATGCTGCACCATAACGGGATGATTCGATTAATTCGAGAATAAACCTGTTAATTTAGCACCGGGCAATGACGGATGTAAGAACTAAAGCTAAAAAAAGCATTAAAAAACCTCAGAGATTAATAAAGTAACAGAAACATGTTAAAGCCAAAGGTATTAGTCGTCGTTCCTGGGTTTGGAAGTCCTCAATTCGGATTCAAGAAAAAGAATCTAAGTAATAATACTCAGATTCTTAGAGGTGATAGCGACAATTTTGAAATAAAATACCTGATATTCCAATACGACACCTTCTTGATATCCCTGATAGAAAATAACAGCGACGTAACGGTGAAACAAGAACCAGGAGTCATCGGAGAGTTTCTAAATAAATATGTGAAACCCGAAGACTTTCGTGATTTCTCCTATATCCTTTTGATTCTCGATGATGTTGAGCTTCCGAAAAACTTTTCTCTGCGAGTGATGGAACAGATTTACAGAAAATACTCTTTTGATATCCTCTCTCCCGCTATCATCAGCTCGTCGTATCCATATATCATGCAGGGAGATACGGGAATAAGAGTCGTTAATTTCATCGAATTCTTCTGTTACTTTATGGACTGGGAGAACTATCGGAAATATCATCAACTCATCAGGAAATACAACAGCAGGTGGATGTGGGGATTAGACCTGATACTATATAAATATTTTCGAATGGGTATTGTGGATGATTGGAAGGCTTTTCATCACATACATGGTCCCAACACGATGGATAAGGAGAGGCATTCCGAGATGATGAATATTCTAAATGAGGAGAAAGAATCTATTTTTCACCCGTTTCTTCCTCAAACTCTGTGCAAGTTATCGTAGATTTTATAGTTCTCCTGATACCACTCTATGGTTCTCCGAAGGCCCTCATCAAAACTTATCTTTTGTTTCCACCCGATGCTTCTGAGTTTATCGGCGCATATGTGGTAACAGGGGTCATTGTAAAGTCTATCCTTGCAAAATACTATCTTTTCCTCTGGAATGAAACCCATCTTCTCAATGATCTTCCGAGCAACGACAATGTTGGAGATCTCATCTTCCGTGGCAATATTATAGGTCTCCCCGATTTTTCCCTTCTTCATCACCGTAAGAAAGGCCTCACAGAAATCATCGATGTAAATGTAATTTCTCGTGTTTAATCCTGAACCCTGTATGGTGCACTCTCTGCCCTTGAGCAACAGCATGATGAAGCGAGGTATAATCTTGTCAGGATATTGATATTTCCCAAAAACATTGTTGCTTCGTACCGTTATTATCGGTATGTTATAGCATTTCCAATAACAGCGTACCAAAATCTCAGCACATGCCTTCGAGGAAGAGTACGGAGAGGTCGGGTCTAGCTTTGCATTCTCGTCGGCATATTGATGAAAACAGCTCTCCCCATAAACTTCATCGGTACTCATATAGATAAACTTTTCTATCCTCTGATTTCGACAGGACTCCAAAAGTATATGAGTTCCCACCACGTTATTCTTCGTGAAGTCGAGTGGTCTCTCGAAGGATTCTCCAACATGTGTCTCGGAAGCAAAGTGAATAACGGTATCTACTCCGTTTTTCTTGATGATATCCCTGAGTTTCTCTACCTCCATTTCGAGAATATCGTAGATGATAAATTCGATCTTCCTTCCATACTTCTCTTTCCACTTTTCGATCAGAAAGAAGTTACTGGAATAACAGATCTTATCGAGCACCAATATCTTTATGTTTTCATACCGCTCACACAGAAACTCAACGAGATTGCTACCGATAAACCCTAATGCCCCTGTAAACAGGATTTTTTGCATCGAGTTAGCTTTCTTTCCTTTTTCCTATACCTCCAATTTTTTTTCTCTTTTTCTTTCTTGCTCTTGCTCTCGCTCTTCCTCTCGCTCTTCCTCTTCCTCTTCCTTCTCATCTCCATTCTTCCCGTTTTTAGCAACAAAGAAACAGCAGTTCCCACAACACTCCGATGCCTTAATGTTACGGAAGAAGTAATGAAGTATCCTCTCGATAGCTAAAAGAGAAGTAATGATAAGATTCGATAAAGTTATCGGATCCATATTAATTTTTTACTAGCTACATAAAAAATATGGCTGAATTTATCGTTGAATCACCCGTTGAGACGGAGAATGATCGGAGTTTATATTCCGTTTTAAACCGATGTGTCTGGGACGTCATCGAAACACCAACGGAGAACACCGTTGTCATCTATAGACCTCAATTCAATGGTAGGTACACCCCAGAAAATGTTCGAAGTATTCTCAACAGCACTTTCAGACCGATTATAAGCGGACAAAACTATTTCTATCTCCAATTCCACCTGTTTTATGATTGGCCAGCGACCTCAGCTCCTCGCCAGTTTGCTGCTAAAACAGATACCGAAGAGGGCTCCAGAATCATTAATATTCTCAATGCGATCAACGACTTCTACAAAAAGGTCTATAATTACTCGGAAACTTTAGGCCCTAGCAAAAAAATAAGAGAGGTAATCGAAGGAATTATGGATTCAAAATCACTCAATGACAATCGCGAATTCATTTCTAATCGAGAGTTTACTATTTATGAACTCCTGTTTCACAAGACTCTCTTCACCGGAATCACGAGACTCGCGGACATTAAGCAACAGGAAACACCTACAGAATCCTTTTATATCATTAATCTATCCCCGAGATTTGTTGAACCTGTGAGAGGTATCAGCATCCCTTTTCCGTATCGGGAGAGAGGAGGACAAGGTCGCGGGGGAGGTCAAGCAGAAGGAAGAGGCTATCAAGGAAGATTTCAAGGAGGCTATCAAGGAGGAAACAGAAGTCGTGGACGCGGCAGAGGAATCAACAGAGGCGGCTTCAGGGGTCAAAGAGGAAATTACCAACAGCGTGGTGGCGTTGTTGGTCAAGAGGAAGAACAGGAAAATCAGGATGAGGGTTAATTTTAATTCGATAAAGAAACCTGTTTCCTAAATAAAACATATGTCCAAACTTCGAGAGCTTATCGAAGAACTAAAGGAGAACAAAATAGAAACGGCTAAAATCAGAGACAAAGAAGGTCTCATCAATGCACTAAGTCTTCTCGAACAGATGATAGGTCATAAAAACCTAAAGGAATCCGTCACGAAACAGGTTCGTTACCTCATTCAGATGTTATCCGACGAGGAACACCAACAACAGGTGATGTTAAACACCGTTATTTATGGTCCTCCGGGAATAGGGAAAACGACGATCGGTGTCTATCTGTCTAAAATCTGGTCCTGTCTCGGTTATCTTCGTGGCCCGTCCATCAGCATGTCCCTCAGTAAGTTTGTACCTGCAAGCACGATGGAGGAGAGAATGGAAATCATCACGTATCTAGTCATGGGAATTTACTTTGCTGGGGCGCTACTCGTCTTCATTGGGAAGAAAATCTTTCAGAGTTACGGAATGAAACTGCTCGCACTCTACTGTGTCCTGATATTAGGCTTTATCGCTGCACTCCTGTTTTATCTCTATCAGAAGTTGTTAGCCCCAAAACCCGTTAAAATAAAACCACAAAAGATGGTGTATGACACCATTCGTATCGTAAGTCGCTCCGATTTCGTCTCCGAATATCTCGGGCAAACGGCCATAAAAACCAATAACTTACTCCGCGAGAACATCGGAAAAGTCCTGTTGATCGACGAGGCATATTCGCTCTATGAGGGCAGAAACGACATGTATGGCATGGAAGCACTAACGGCACTCAATAAATTCCTCAGTGAACACCCTCGAGATATCATCGTTATCTTCGCGGGATACAAAGAGTTGATGCAAGAAACAATCTTCAAAGTTCAGCCTGGTCTCTCCCGTCGATGTATGTGGGTTTTTGAGTGCACCCCATACACCCCCGAAGAGCTCTTCTTCATCTTCAAACAACAGGTCACAGGCAGTGGTTGGTCTCTGTTGAAATCGGATGAAGACAAGATCTTAGAGCTCATCCGCGACCACTACGATACCTTCAAGTCTTTTGGTGGTGACACCGAAAGACTTTGTAATTTCTCAAAGATAGAACATTGCGATAAAAAGAAAGAGAACTATATTCTCGATGAATCCGATGTCAGGAGAGGCATAAGAAAACTCAAGAACAACCATGCCATCCATTAAACAAACATCCAATTACACGAAAACTCCGGAATATCAACAAACGGAACGATCACAGGAACAAAACAACTCTCTTTTGTCCATTTTATCGACAGAGCCACAGTCTCGGATGGATCCGTAATCTTTCCGTCTTTTATTTTCCACCATTTGCTCCGATAGTCGGGATAACAGGAAGAAACGATAACGTTACCTGGCGTTAATCCCTGTCTCTCCAAACAGAGATCGAAAAAGGGTCCAATCAAAATCTTTCTATCCTTATACATAAGATTCGTGAAACCCAAAATATCTCCGTTTTTCTTACACATTCTCAACGGGAAATCATAAAACTCAGGATTATAAACCAAGATCAAGTCTCCATGTTCAGGAACATCCGTTAAAATCAGCTTGTACTCCATGTTCTCAACAGGTGTATTTCCCCGACAAACACTGATGTTGGGCTGAGATTTTATGATTGGTTCACGGACAGTGATGGCTTGGGGCCTGCTTGAATTTCCTTGCCCATTGCTCAAAGCTCCTTGCCCATTGCTTAAACCTCCTTGCCCGTTGCTCAAATTTCCTTGCCCATTGCTTAAACTTCTCAGTCCATTGCTTAAATTTCCCTCTCCCGTTATCCCCGCACTTAAGTTTCCTCCTCCAAAACAAAATGGCTTCAACGAGTTATGAAGTGTTAACAGGAAAAACTTGATTTGTCCCGGTATGTTCGCATTTTCTATTCCTTTCTCATCACAGATCTTTTCCAGTATGTCCGACAACAGGTTTGAGTTTGTTCCCGTTTCTCCCTTTGTCGGTATGCCACGAAACAGGAAGACACCAAAAATAACTCCGAGGATAGCAAAAGAAAAAACATAAATCACAAACTTGTTCTTCTCTGCTCTTTCCATAAGTTCTTTTGAACTTATGAAAAAATATTTTATGTTACTTTTTCGATCACCCAAGAAGAGGAAAAGAAGTCGGGATTTTCGGTAACGGAAACTCTTCTCACTAAAATCCCGAACTCATCTCTCTCCTCCTTAACAGTCCAAAACTTTTTCGTGCCATTCGGGCGAGTCGTATATATCCTCCCGTTATCAATCAGAAACGGGTAAGAAGGATGGTTGTTAAGAACACTTAGCGAGGAGTCAACGATCGTAATGCCGGAGTTGCCCGAATGGAAATAAAATGCCTTTTCAGCGGCCAGATATTCCAAAACGAAACTTGAAAAAGTGTCGGCGAGAATTAAGTTTCCCCTGTTGTCCACAAACACAAAGAGATCAGGGAAACAGGTGTTTCTTACCCTGACCAATGCAGAAACTTCTGTCCATGAAATGGTACCACGAGAACAGATACTCTCAATCACCCAAGAAGAGAAAAAGAAATCGGGGCTTTCGGTAACGGAAATTCTTCTCACGATAAACCCGTTTTTGTCCTTCTCTTCCTTAACGGTCCAAAACACATTGGCTTTCTTTACAGTCTTTGCAGAACTTGTGTATATCTTCCCGTTATCAATTAAAAACGGGATAATATCTTTCCCGATACTCAAAAACCCCTGAGATAAAACAACCCCGTTATCCATACTCCTCGTTTTGAAATAAAACCCGTTCTTTGCTTCGATGATTACGAAATCGGAGGGGAACCTGTTGAGGACCAAATTAGCCTTATCATCGATCCACACGAAGAGATCAGGGAAACAAGTATTTCTTATTCTGACCAACACAAACTCTTTTTCGGTCCACTTCGAAGTTCCGGGGGGACAAACAGGATCCAACTTAAAACCTTTTGCGTGTGTCGCTTGCTCCGCTTGCTTCGCTTGCTTCGCTTGCTTCGCTTGCTTCGCTTGCTTCGCTTGCTTCGCTTGCTCCGCTTGCTTCTCCAGTGTTCTTGCCTGTAATCCCTGTGTTCTTGCCTGTATTGCCTGTGTTCTTGCCTGTAATCCCTGTGTTCTTGCCTGTAATCCCTGTGTTTTCTTCGAACTCCCCGAGAGGTTCTGAAATCCCGTTAGCACCGATAACAGGGAAGCCAGAAGAATAAAGATAGTGTTCGCGACAACGGCTCCAATCACCAAAATCTTAACGATCTTTTTCTTTTTCTTCTGTTTTTCAAGACTTTTCTCTTCCTTTTCGACGTCCTTCTCGAGGATATCCCCAGTGTCTTCAATGTCCTCGAAGCTTTTCTTCTTCCTTCCTTTACCCATGCTCAAAAAACAGATCTTTTAATTAAGCTCCTGAAAAATCCATCCACATGCACCGTAATTAATGACTCCATAAGGTATGATCGAGAGTTTCAGGTTCCTATGAACCATCACCTTAAATCTCCTTTTGATATCGGATATTGTCCCGTTTTCTATGATCCACTTTTGAGACGGATCATTCAAATCAAGCCTCTCGAGACCAAGCTCAAACTTCTCATAAAACAAAAAATCTTCTCTTATCTTCAGAGTCAATGCTCCCGTTATACCAGAAAAGAGGTTTCCGCGAAAGTAATATAACGGGTAATTTGGTCTTTCCAGAGACACTCTCAATTCCCTGAGGACCAGATAATATCTCCCGAAACGCTCCGTACTCTCATTAAAAACATAATAAGGAACCATGTCCACGGGTGTATTTCCCACACACCTCGAGATTTCATTGAAGACCTTTTTTCTCATGATAACGGGAACAACAACGGTTGCAATCAAACCAAAAAAAGACAATAAGATACCGAGGATCGCGAAGAGAACATCTCGATTAATCTCAGACTCCTTCTCTTCCTCCTTAATCTTTTTCCTGATTTCCTTCAATATCTTTTTAACGGAAGACATTTTTATTTACCCCCGAAATTAATCAACCGCGAAACTCCAGCTACACTCTTTCGATCCCGCGAGATTTTGAGGCACCATCTTCAACATCCTCGAATCATCGAATGAGAGAAGTTTTTTCCCCGTTTCATCACAAATCTTTCCCTGAAATATCCTCCATTGCTGGCTTGGTTTTCCCTCCTCGAAAACTTCCGTTAAAACCTTTCCATCCTCCTCCCTCCCCAAAACAATCTCCTTGTTATTCGCAAGGTATAAATGCCCGTTAGAATACACGAGCTTAACGGGAACACTCGACATTACAACGGATTTATTCTCGATAGAGATAAACTTATTCCCGTTTCCTATCTTCATCGGGACATTGATCACAGGCTCGTTACCGAAACAAGAAACGGTAATATAGCTGGGAGGGTCCTGCGTGCTTTGCATGGCTGGCATCGCTGGCATCGCTTGCATGCCTTGGCCCTGCGTTTCCTGCATATCTCCCGTCTCTCCCCCCGAATTCCCCGACTTCCCCGAAAAGATCTCTGTGATCAACCGTTTTAACCTGTCTCCCCCCTTCACAAACAGGATAATATCAAAAATGATGTGTGCTAACAGGAGAATAATAAAGATAACAGCAATCACAATCCAAGTCAAACAATTCGATTTAGGAGCATTCATAGTATGTTTTTATATAGCTCATCAAATTAAATATCATAAGCACATAAATTAAAACGGGGTAATATAAAAATGGATGATGAAAACTATATGCAAAGCAGCTTTGTAGCTGATTTCAATGAGGGCTATTTTCTGAGAAACATGTTCGAATATCTCAAAAATACAAACTCTAGCGGTATCTTTGTCTTCAAAGAAGACACCATCACTTACGAGCAATCAGAGCAATCAAAAACGATCGTCAATGAATTTGAAATCAACACATCCGATTTAGTGAGATACGAATTTAACTCCGTTGCTCCAATCAGAATCGGGTTAAATCTCCACGATGTCTTGTCTATCACTAAAACGGTAGGAAAGAAAGATGGTCTAAGGTTTTATAAATTAGCCAAGGATCCCTTCCTGTACATACAGATCATCTCTCAAAACAACACGAATACCATCGAGAAGGATAACTTCAGTGTCATCAAACCTCAAAATATCAAACCGTTAACCTTCTCTCCCCCGGAATACAGCAGGACTGAAAAAAACCCCAATGTCACCCTCGTTAACACCCGTTTCATTAAGCTATGTAAAGCTCTCTCTTCCCTAAAGTGCGATACCATCACCGCTATCGGTTATCCTGAGGGCATAACACTCATCTCAATGTCTCAGGGAATACTCGTGGGAAGGATAGAGAAAATCGGAGTAGTCGAAGATGAACCCATCGAAAACTTTGAAAAGTTACCCAACAATCCGATAGTAAAGATGAGATATTCAACAATGAAGTTCCTTGGAAGAATCGGAAACCTCTGCTCATCGGGAACTATAAAAATCTTTATGGAGAAAGACAAACCCATGAAATTAATCACGAAGATAGGAAATTACGGGGTCATTCGCGTTTACATCTATTCATTCAAGGAACTGGGAGAGAAAAGCTAAGAAAGACCTGAAAAGACCTGAAAAGCACATCTAAAAAACACTCTGAGTTCCTTGCAACTCCCATGGATCACCCAGACCTTTAGATCATGGCCCGTCTACTAAAATAAGATATGTTCTCTCACATATCTTATGGCGCCTCACACGGATATTCTTCGTGAACCTCTTTATCCCCCACGATCCCCAAATACTTAGCGGTTTCTATCAACCCGTTTTCAATCCTAAAAAACTTCTCCGTATGCCCCAACTCGGGACACAAAATATGAGAGACCTCATGAATACAGACCTTGATTAACGTGTCATACGAGTAAAGCTTTCCTTCGCGTTTCACCACAAGGAAAATCTTTTCTTTATCGGTATAAGTCTTTTCATGACTCTCCACGATCACCAGCCTCAGCTTATATCCCGAGCGATTGAGGATCTCCTCAATGTCCTCCTTGATCCTCCGGATAACTCTCTCCACATCGGAGTCTCTATTGAGAATATACAGGATAACGATGAAAAGGATCAGAACAACATTAATCGATATCTCAAACATGAATCGCATCAGCTATTAAACTTCGGGATTCTCGGAGCCCTCTTTTCTTCTGTTTTTTCTTCCTTTTTAAGACCACGGATAAAACTCGCATCCAGCACGTTATTATCCTTTTTCCCCGATATAGCGGCGAGTATTTTATTCTTGATCTCTCCTCCGATTGGCCCAAACGATCCAAAAATTAGGCGAAGAACGATGATGATTAGGGAATAAAATAAAATACAAAACAATAGCTTAAATTCAACGGATAACCCCTCTTGATTTCTATCTTCCGTTTCATCATCGGTATCATCCCCAAAGAACGAGGAAAAATCAAGAGAGCTCTTAAATTTATTGCTGACGGCCACAAACAGCTTCTCGTATTTATCAACGAAGAACATCTGATCCTCGAAAAAACCATCCAAAAACTTTACCTGAAGAAACTTGCTGAAAAACATTTGAAGTCCAAGAAATAACAGCGAAATATACCCTTGAATCGTAGATCCCTTCTTCGTCTTCTTGATCTTCTGTTTCCACTGCTCATAAGTTTTCTTCATAACGGAGTATGGAGCATCCTTAGGATATTGCGGTATTTTCATATCGGGCCACTTCTCCCTCAACTCCTGTAACTTCATATAGAGATAAAGTCTTTTCTCGTATTCACTTTCTGAGACTTTTTTTTTCACGCGAACTACTTTCACTCTCTTTCCCAACGGGATATTGTTTACCGTTACCTGAGGTTCCTGTGTCCCTTGAATCTCTTGCTCCTCCCGACTTTCTTTTCCTTTTTCGAGACTCTTCGAGTTCCAACGGGAAGAAAGAAAGTTCTCTTTGGATTGTCCCGTTATTTCTCGGTCCTCTCTGTCCTCTATGCTTTTTAACGGGAGATCTTTATTTTCACCCGTTTGTTCCTCAACACCGCTAAGCACATTCGGGGAATCTTTTTTGGATTGTCCCGTTATTTCTCGAGGTTCTTTGCTTTCTTTCCAGTCTCGCGATTTCTTCTCAGCATTTCCGAGCACATTCGCGGAATCTTTTTTGGATTGTCCCGTTATTCCTTGAGACTCTCGCCCCTCATTGCTTTTTAACGGAGATTTCTCTTTGGATTGTCCCGTTATTTCTCGAGGTTCTTTGCCTTCTTTCCAGTCTCGCGATTTCTTCTCAGCATTTCCGAGCACATTCAGGGAATCTTTTTTGGATTGTCCCGTTATTCCTTGAGACTCTCGCTCCTTTCGGTCCTTTCGGTCCTCAATGCTTTTTAACGGGAGATCTTTGGTTTCACCCGTTTGTTTCTCGACATCATCGCCGAGTATGTTCGGGGAATCTTTTTTGAATTGTCCCGTTATTTCTCGCTCCTCTCGAAATTTATCAGGTTCATTGCTTTTTAACGGAGAATCATGTTCATTTTGCCCCGTTATTCCTTGTTCCTCTCGGTCCTCTCGGTCCTCTATGCTTTTTAACGGGAGATCTTTATTTTCACCCGTTTGTTTCTCGACATCGCTAAGCACATTCGAGGAATCTTTTTTAGATTGTCCCGTTATTTCTCGAGGTTCTTTGCCCTCTTGCCAGTCTTGCCAGTCTCGCGATTTTTTCTCGACATCGCTGATCACATTCGGAGAATCCTCTCTGGCTTGACTCGTGACTTGATGCTTCTTTCGAGTTTTTCTAAGTCTTAACGGGTTTTTTTCTTTTTCTTTCTCGAGACTTTTTGAATCTCGAAGGATATTTTCATTAGTTTGTCCCGTTATTTCTTGAAGTTCTTTGCTCTCTTGCCAGTCTCGTGATTTCTTCTCAGCATTCCCGAGCACATTCGAGGAATCTTTTTTGGATTGTCCCGTTATTCCTCGCTCCTCTCGCTCATCTCGCTCGTCATTGCTTTTTAACGGGAGATCTTTGTTTTCACCCGTTTGTTTCTCGACACCGCCGAGCACATTCAGGGAATCTTTTTTGAATTGTCCCGTTATTTCTCGAGGTTCTTGTCCTTCTCGAAATTTATCAGGTTCATTGCTTTTTAACGGAGAATCCTGTTCATTTTGCCCAGTTATTTCTCGGTCCTCTCGCTCCTTTCGGTCCTCAATGCTTTTTAACGGGGAATTCTCTTTAGTTTGCCCCGTTATTTCTCGATTTTCTTTGCCCTCTTTCCATTCTTGCCAGTCTCGCGATTTCTCAGATTCCTTCTCAGCATCGCTGAGCGTATTCGAGAAATCTTTCTCGTTTATATCAGATACATTCAGAAAACTCTCCTTGTTCTCTTCCTTTAACGGGAGATCTTTGGTTTCACCCGTTTGTTTCTCGACATCGCTAAGCACATTCGGGGAATCTTTTTTGGATTGTCCCGTTAACTCTCGCTCGTCTCGCTCGTGTCGCTCTTCCCTAATAAAACAGACCTCTCCTTCACATATAAATTCCTCCTCTTCCAATTTAGGGCATGAAGGCGGAGTATCGGAGTTCATGTTTTTATTCGTCATTAAATCATTAAAATCACTAAACATATGTTACGGATAACATATGTTTTTATTCGTAGTCTCTGAATTCGATGCCGACAGGGAAACGGAAAGCACCAGTCTTTGTTCTCTCGAAATATCGAACAGTATATTTCTTCCCGATGATCTGCTCTTTGTTTTGTAACCACTTTCTCCTCTCCTCGAAACTGCCTGAAGGTCTCACTCTAAAAACGTGTCCTCTCGGGTCCTTAACTAAAAAGATGGCTAAACCTTCCTCATTACCTTGACTGGAAATAACGTCAATGATGGTGCACTCCTCGTCATGAAACTCTTTTAGTTTCATCAGGTCATAAGTTCGTGTACTCCGATAGTATCCCCAGAGATTCCTTATTATCGCGCCTTCATACCCTAACTTTCTGAATTCATGAAAGTAGTGGAAGATATCTTCTTCGGAATAAGCTAAGAAGCATAGCAGGAGAGAAACGGTGTCTAGATTAATATTTTTTACCCTTTTGAATGCACGCAACAAGATGTTATACCGATTCATGAATATGTCATCGTAAATCATGTCGAAGATCAGATATCGCACATTCTCGTTCGCTGGGTGATATTCTTGTGATCTCACAACGGAACATAACTCATGGAAGTTGTCCATGAAAAGCTCTCCGTCAAGTTCAATGCCTGGAGGTAAACACTCCAACAGCTTTTTGACCTCTTCTTTGAGTAACGGGAAATCTTGAGAAAAGTCATTGTTATTTCTTGATCGGACGACAACCTCTCCGTTGTCTAGCTTGAATAGCGCTCGAATTCCGTCGAGCTTTGCTTGGACTCCAACAGGCCATCGAGAGACCTTTTTTGCGCTGTATTTCCATGCTAACATCGGAGTTCTTATCTCCTCCTTTAGATCCTCCCGATATCCTGAATCATATTTTTTCTTATATTCACTGTTTGCCTCCAGCATCGCCTGTTCCTCGAGTGATCTTCCTGATAAGTTTACATGGATTTTCTTCTCCACTCGTCTCGTTTTTCCTCCCAGTGTTCCATAAACCCTTACGAGCTTGTCTCCGCGAATACCGACTTGCCACACTAAAATCTTTCCTCGTACGTTCTTGAAGTATAACGGATTTAGTTTCTGGTCGATATCCGGAAGAAAGTCAGACATTTGTCTTTCAATTCTTTATCCCTCCTTTATTAATCATTTATCTTTGCACCCCTCTCGAGACCTTGTTAAGCATATTCAAGAAATCTTCTCGGACTTGTCTCTCGAAGACCTCTCGAATAAGTTTATTAGTTCTTTGCTTTTAACGGAAGATTTTTGTTTTCACCTTCTCAGCATCACCGAGCACAGGAAATCTTTTTGGCTTTTCTCGAGCATCTTAACAGACTTTCTTCCCGTTATTTCCTGCTCCTTTTGAAAAATCACGGAGCATATCGGAGAAGTCCTTTTCGAGATTTTCCCTCATTCGCTCTGCCATCTCATGTGACTCTTAGAAGACTTCATTGATCTCTTGCTTGTTTTGAAATGCGATTTAACGGAGAAATTCCAGATATATTCCAGAAACCTTTTTTGGTTTGCCTTGTTCTTCGTTTTCCAACGGGATAAAACTTTTATGGTTTCATCCCGTTATTTCCCACCCTTCTCGAGATTCTCTGAGATTTAACGGGAGAAGTTTAGATTTCACCCGTTTATGCTCGATATTGCTGAGCATATCGGAGAAGTCCTTTTTCGATATTTTTCTTCTTCACCTGTTTATTTCTCGTAATTACTGTGAAACAGGTGAAGATTTTTTGGGTTTTTCTTGTTTCATCGAGAGACTTTTGGAACTTCGTTATGAAGATTTCTGCTCTGTTCGAGAAACCTCTCTAGTTTGCCTTCGCTTTCCAAAAGATTTTTTGGTTTTTCCTTTTATTTTCTGAGATTAACAGGGGAAATCTCTTCCTTTTCTATCATTGAGCACAGAAAGTTGAGGTTTAACGGATAGTTTTTTGATTTTATCCGTTGCTTTTAGCATATTCGAGGAATCTTTTTTTGGTTTTCTCTTGTTATTTCCGCCCTTCTCGAGACTCTCTGAGATTTAACGGAGAGATTTTTTGATCTTTCCAGCATGCCAGAACACTTTTGGTTTATCCCGTTATTTTCTGCTCCTCTCTAAAAACATGCCCGAAAAGGACTCTGGAGCAACACCATTGAAAAAGTTTATTTTCTCCGTTTTTATCTCTCTGTTTATCATTGTTGTTGGTACTATTCTTATTGTCACCGGGAGAGTTCCTATTGGTTTTTTTGGGGACGAAGACCGTTCTATCACATGGGGAAGAGTTTTCGCTATAATCTTCTCAATGTTAGTCCTGAGTATCATTGCCTCTCTGATTTTTTCCTCGACCATCACCATTACGGATAAAACGGTTGAAGCGATCTTCAAGATTACTCCCGTTACTGCCCCGGTCATAGTACCAACGGAGAAGAAAGAAAAAAAATCTCCTCCTCCCGTTTTAATAAAACTTCCTGAGGGACAGAGATTTCAACCGACTTACCAGACTGGATTATGATTTTTTATAGATCTTCGCTCTCAGTCTTAAAGATTCGCTAAAAACAAATAAAACATGATGCACGCGGACCGAGAGGAGCAAGCGGACCGAGAGGAGAAACCTCGAAGAAAGACACAGAAAAACCAAAACCAAAACCAAAACGAAAACGAAAGCGCAGATGAGAAGAAATCGGTGATCAAGAAAGATCCACGCCCTGATTTCCTCGACAACCCCGAGAAACCAATCACCGTTCGTGATATCGGGAAGGCTCTTCAGTATTACTCGAAGTATCACAACAACTTAATTAATATCTGCAAGAAGATCTATTCGGGAAAGAACGGTATTAAAGCTCTGAATTTAGGAGACGGTGAGAATCCCAAGGAGAAGTTCAATCAATTGAACAAGAAATACTGTCAGGAACTTCGTGACCTCCAAAAATTTATCGTCAAAGTCAAGAAATCGGAGAAGAGAACTTATAACGTTAAGAACAGAAAGGCAGGCTTCTTAGGTCCCAAGTTCTTCCGCAAAGATCTCGTGGACTTTTTCAAGGAGGCTGACCTTGGTCCTGCTTACACGGTGAAAGACGAGAAGTTTGTTCCGACACAGAAGAAGCTCAATCAGGAACTAGAGTTATTCTTGGGACAACGGGTGACTTCGACGAGTTTATTAACTCCGTTGTTTAACATCTATATCAAGAGGAACAAGAGTATGGTGCTGAAAAACGGGCAATGTATAAAGTTCACTCCGTTGATGAGAAAGTATTTCTCGAGAATCAGCGGAGAAGTTGAGAAGGTCATGAAGGAGAAGAGAAAACAGATTGAGGAACAGGTGAAGAATGGAACACTACCAGCATCCGAGCTCGAAAAGGTCCCTGAATTCGACATGGATTGTTTCCGAAGACCGAGACTTCACACGCTCGTAAAGTTCCTCACGGTGAAAACAGAAGAACTCACGGATAAAGAGAAAGAGTTCCTCAAAAATCCTGCCACATTAGCGAGATTAAAATACGAACAAGAGATTGTGTCCGCTACGAACAGGTATTACAATGAGAACCCTGAGGTATTGGAGAAAAGTTCGGGGAACTAAAAGCCAAACCACCAAAACTCTATATAGATATGAAAAGCTCATATCTATAAAAAGCATGAAGCCACCAATGCGAGCTCTCCATTTCATTCGCGGGACTCCCGAAGACATCGGAAAATCAACTCATGTTATCTCCGTGGATCCTGCAGCAAAAAACTTTGCTATTTTCATACAACAGAGGAAACCTGTGAAGAAAACTTTGGTTCTCGAGAAGTTTCCTCCGTTTAGTACCTTTACTGAGTTAACGGAGAACCTTGAGAGATATCGGGAGATATACGAGAGATGTGACCTGTTGATCATCGAGAGACAGTTGCCGAGGAATTACACTGCGGTGAGGATAGCGCAGCATGTTATGAGCTATTTCCTGATTAAGTTTCAATGCGCGATCGTCGAGGTGGACGCGAAGCTGAAAAATAGGTTGATGGCAGGACAAGAGACTAAGCAGGGTCTGAATAAACAGAAATCTATAAAGCAACAATCCATTCACTACGCAAAATCCATCTGTGATCCCGAGACGAGAGCGATGATCGAGAAATATAAAAAGCAAGACGATTTATGTGATGCGATGTGTCAATGTGAAGCGGTGTTTAGAAGTTTATGATTACTGGTGATCCTGTTGATAGATGGTATCGGAGATGACACAAGAGCTAAAGGCAATCTGTATCCTCTTAATGACCAGGAAATAGACTTTTACTCGGAACGTTTCCCGATGATTTTCTTCTCTCATCCTCAAAATAAGTTTCGCGGATAAACCCTTAAAGTTTATTCCGACATCAGGGTCCACGGCGTTTAGGTCATAACAAAAACTCATCCCGTTGTATCCTTTCTTCAACGGGACACATGGGAAGTGGTAATAAGGCTCAAGGGAATCAAAGATATCAATGTCTCTCTCCGTTATCTTCTCGTGGATGCCATAGATTAACTTTACATGCGAAAAGGGGTTTCTTCCTGTACTCGTAGTGAAACGATCGAAAGACCTGTTTTTTACCTTCTCGATGTTCTCGGCCACAAAGAATATCGCTTGACAGGGGTCAGAAACCTGAATGTCTACCACGATGGAATCGGAGAAAGACTTTGGGACTTCATCGACCCAACGGATAACATCCCGAACATAGTACGTTAAGTTGTCTTTGTTTCTCCATTCGAGTTCTTCCTGAGTGAGATGAATATATCTCCCGATCATCTCGGGTAGACTAATGACATCCTCCGTTATCTCGAGATAGCTTAATAACGGGTCTATTTTCTTCCATTCGTTATCTTTTTTCACTTTCATCCTCAGGATCTCGTTGAGTTTGTTTCTGAATACATATTTGTGTTTCACCTGTTTTTGTTGGCAATAGAACAGGGGTACCGCATAAACTTCGCTTTCGGAGTAATACCAGGGCTGAGGAACAATCAGGGTAGATTCCTGTAGATGATCGGACCATTCATTAAGTTCTCTCCGATTTCCAATCATCTTCATCAGGAACTCTCGTTTACTGGGTCTCTTATCCAACAGGTTCAAATAAATGTTTAACCACACATTATCCATATATTGAATACGGATGTCTCCGAAATATAGACCCGCTTCCTTGATGAGATGATAACCAAGGTTTTTAGGCCATGATATCTTGACGGTGTCCTTGTAGGTCTCTTTAACTCTGATTTCGGGTAGCTTCCAGAGGAGTGCTGTCCATGCCAACAGGTGAAAGTTTTGATCCGCTATATAGACCCAAAAAGGACCTTCTCGTGTCATCGTAAGGAAACTCTCGATGTTGTTGGTCAGCGAAATCTTTCTCGGATGATAAAAGAAACGGGATTCAATCTCTTCGTTGGGTTTCTCTTTTGATGGGAAATGAATCTCCCGTTGTAAGGGCGAGAGATTCATCAGCTCCATCATTAAAACATTCTTCGCGTCCATTTTTTATTCTCTGAAGTGTTTTTAATATCGCTAAGGTTTTTTAAATTTTCCATAGATGTTTGCTGTATAAATCCCGTTTGTCTTACAGAAGTCTATGATGTCCTTGTAAAAGATTTTGCCTTTTGGAAGTTCTTCAATGTCTAGGGCACAGATAAAGAAGAGATATTCGTGTTCCCTGTTATCTTTCGGACATGGCGGGATATAGTTCGTGTTGAAATAAGAGTTGTAGCCTGTGTTCCCAATGATATTAAAGTTATCTTCCGTTAACTCCGATTCCGTCGAGGGAATATCATAGACCAGGAAATGAACGAACTCTGCCGTTACATCGATCATGCCAACGGCGAAACTCTTCACGTTCCTTCTTAAGGCTGAACCTTTGATCTCCCAGTATAGTCTTATAAATTTCTGTTCGTCTTTGGCGTAACAGGTGTATTCCAACGGGATATTTCCTCCGTTTTCAAAAGCACTTGAGAAAAAGTGAAGGTCTGATTTGAAACTGGACTTAGACATTTTAAAGATAATAAAAAAAATATTTGAGACATGGATCTTGGAGAACTTAAAATACCTGAAAGCTCTGAAAACCCTGAAGTCCCCAAAGGCCCTGAGGATATTGTTCGCAGAATAGATTCCGTGTTGAGCTTCTATACCGCAAAACATAAAATAAAAAAGAAGTATCATGGCGTTATTCGATGGTTTCTGAGGAGTTTGTGTGATAACGCAACGGATTTTGTACAGGAAAAGTATGTGATTCCCGACCTTGTAAATTTTGGTTTTCCGTTAGATGAGACCCAGGAGATATTCAAGGAGATCAAGAAAGAGGCAAAGGAGATCAAGAAAGAGGTGAAGAGGAGCGAAAAACTTTCTATCGTCCAGTTTCCTGATGTTGTCGTGGTATCGGGACAAAAGAAGTACTTTATTGGCCCCGAAGTTTTCGAGAGACTCAAAACGGAGTATACGGGCACGGATTTCGAGAAAGACTTTCATGATATGTTAATCCGTTACGAGGTATTCGGGGCAACGTATCAGGTTTATCTTCCGAGAGACCTGTTGCAAACTCTCCGTGATCGATTCTGTGTAACGGTAGAAGGGTTCTCTTCTCCGTTTTTCAACGTGATGCCTCGATACGGAAGCATGTTTAAGGAGAATTTAACGGGAAGTCTGGGAAACTTTTTTATGTTGGAACCAGAGATGTTTGGGGGATGCTCTTCAATGTCTGAAGGTAATAGGCCCAGCGGAGCATTCATGGAAGTTAATCCCCCGTTTTTAGATGTCGTGATCGAGAAGACATGGGAAAAGATTAAAAAGTTCCTAAATTCAGGGATTCCGTTTGCTTTCTTGTTGGTTCTTCCAGTATGGGACCACTTAGAAGTCATCGAGGAAATAAGAAATAACGCCGAGTCGTCCCTTCGATTCTCCGGTTTCTTCCGTTACTGTTCCAAGTTCTTCACGGAAGTAATGTTCTTGTCCGATTACCCTGTAGAGATCTTTTTCTTGCGAAACACGAACAGATTCCAGATTGATTTTGATTTTTTATCGAAAACACGAAATGCGATGCACTAAAAATGGAAGTGTTAACGGCTCTATTTCAGACGATCCCGAATGCTAACCTCGAGAGTTTCAAGAATATTCTCAAGAGATTGCCGATGAATGAATTAGATGACCCGTTAAAATCGCGACTTCTCAATGATATTCTTGTGGTATGCTCGGAATATCGGAGAAAGGATTTTTTGCCGTTTATTCTTTCTTTTTTCTTTCCAGATCAGGAACTTTACGACATTAGTCCCATAACGGCTTTATTTCTTGACCCGTTGATATCCGTGAGAGCTCTGACGTTCGTAGCGGTGACCTTGGAGGAATCTTATATGCTTGTGATTCAGGAACTGATAAAGAGAAATCAGGGAGAGGAAGAAGTCTTTGCAGCTAAAAGAGCACTCGAGGTATTCGGGGAAAGGACAGCGGATGAGTTGAAGTCACTCGTGGATTATGCTGATGAAACGGGAAATGAGTTCATGTCCAACTATCTTGGTAGTCTGCTGGAGAAGGTCAACGAATTTGCTCCCGTTCCGGAGTGGGTTAAAGACTTTGGCATGAAAAGTGCACCCGAGATTTCAGGGGAGACTCTGGAGTTGAATGTCGACGAATTGGTCGACGAGTTGGTTGAGGATATCCTTAACGGGTTTCAGTGGGCCGGAATAGAAATCGAGGAAGACAAGGAGAAGATAAAGAGATTCGTGGAGGCTAAGTGGAGGTTAGGAACGAACGAGGAGAAGCAACGGTTGTTTGAGGAGTTTATTAAGAAGAAGACAGCGGAGAAACTTGAGAACGATAGGGATGTGTTTCGTTGGTATGGACCAAACAACCCGTTGTATGGAGAGTCTTCCTTCATGTTCACAGCGGATGACTATGATTACGACGAGGACTCCGAAAGAACTTTGGATTGGTTTCATGGGGCTTGTGATATCTGCCATCGGAGAATAAGGAAAAGAGTGCATGCCGTTCGTATGCCTTTTCCGATGGGTGGATGGTATGGCTGTTACTGTTCTTTCCCCTGTTTGAGAAAGGCTCAGAAATACGAGGAATATGATAGGATGGAAATAGATATGCTAGCGGAGGAGATGATAAATACTCTGGAGGAAGAGCTGTTTAGAAACGGGATACAAGATAGGTGAGCCTACCTTCGAAAATATTTCTGGTATATGTACCAGAAATATTCTTGGATACCAGAGATATTCTTTCAGGCTCAGTCTTCCTCTTCCTCCTCCTCAATATATTCGAGGTCAAACTCGTCTTTTGTTTGTACCGGGATTTCCTCGATGATCTTCTCCTGTTTCACAGAACTAAATCCGTACTTTGCATTTAATCTCATCACTAAACGGCGAATATTAATGAAGCTGAGAAATTTCCCTGATTTCACCGTGACATGCTCTAAATGTTCGGGATTAAACCCGTCTTCTCCGTAAATAAACTGGATGATCGGACCATCGACAATACGAACAGATCGATCCTCCGATACGACAAGGTTTTCTAAGCTCTTCACGATACGATGAAACATAGCCCCTGTATCGGAGGTCTTGATGGCTGTGTCCAGGAGTCCTTCTCGTGATGCCGCCTGATGGAAGAATAACTCTGCTGGACTCAGTCCCTGAATAAACGAGGAGATACAGAAGCCTCGAGCAGCAGGATCAATGTCTCCCTCTTGAAAGTAGGGAAGACAACGGGTACCTTTGGAGAGAATCAACGGGATTCTCTTGTTTTGTATGAATTGTTGGCCCAAAGCCCCGATGATCTGAGCAATATAAGACTCGTTTCCCTTGGCCTTTGATGTTGCCATGATGCTTAAGGAGTTTCCAGGGTGAAGATATTGTTGCACTATCTTCGTGATGTTGTTTTTGAAGTCGTGGAGTTGGGCCATGATTTGTTTCTCCTGTTTCATCTTCTCAACGGGATTCACGATCTGCCCCTTTCCCATGAACGCTTCAACTTCCATCTTAACTCTCTCGTATTCCAGCGCAACATCTTTGTAGAGTTTTGGGTTTGAAGGGAGACAGTCTTTGATCGATACCGTTAACGGATAAGTTTGAAGCCATCGATTGATCATAAACGGAGCATCCGTTAAAAAGTCTGCGGCCCGATCAGGTCCATAGTCTTTCCACAGGGCCTGAATGATAGAACCCTGAGTCTCTCCGATATGATCCTTGTTAATCTCGCCCTCGATGAGGACTCCGTCGATGATAAGCACGTTTCCTTTCTGATACGCGAAATCGGGGGGTAATAGTGCACTAAATGCTGCCTTACCGGTGTAATAGACATTAGGTATTTCAACCGTTTCATGGACGAAAAAGGTTTTTTCGTAGCTTTTTTTCGGGTTTTTCATTTTAAATTCTTCAGGGCTCGGGATTTTGTCCCAGGAGTATTTTGGCCGTCGCACTTCGTATTTTTTTGTCCCCTGAATCACCTTGTATTTCACGTTATGTTTTTTCATCCGTTCTTCTAGTGTCGGGAGAGATTCTTTGTTCGTGAGTTTATCCATCATGTCCCAGAAGACGAGTTCTTCGATGAGAACATCTTTTTGGGTCATCATGTAAGCACCACTCAGAGCATCGTAAGATATGCCTACCACGGGACTATTACTCTGGGCATTCATGATACAGTTTTTTGCGTTAGCTAACTCCTGTACTTCGATGGCCGCATCCAGAGTCTGAGGGACATGAACATTTCCTTCGTCGCCATCAAAGTCCAAGTTGTGAGGGGCAGCGAAAGAGGGATTAAACCCGATGGTTCGTTGAGGTTTAAAGACCACCTCGTAACCCATCGTGCTCTGTTTGTGTAGTGTCGGGTGTCTTCCGAATAAAACAAAGTCTCCGTCTTGAAGGTAACGGTCAACCACATCCCCTATCTCCAACATCAGGAATTTACGTGTTCGCTCATTCATCGGTATTTTTCCCTTATGTCTTTCTTTGGCCTTAATGATATGCGTGATTTTGCCCTCTCGCAACAGCTGTGTGAGATATTTCTGGTTGTAACTCGTGACGACTTCAGGTCTTGTGAGTACGGATCTCCACTCCTCTGGCACAGAGATCTGACCATATTTCAGGGATGGATCTGCGGATAAAACGGTGCGTCCAAAGTAGTTCACCCGTTTTCCCATGATAGCACCGCGAATTAATGCCTCTTTACCTTGAATCCGTTGTTTGATCGAAATGTTCGTTTTACCTGCACCCCGGACGACTTTAGAATCTGTCTTATCGATTAATGCCTCGATATCGTTGATCAGCTCATGAACGGCTTTCATCTTCTCTTCTTCCGTTTTCTTCTCTGCGATTTCGTTATTTTTCCTTACAATGTTCACATAGTGTATGGTGAGAGGGTCTGGATGTACTTTACCTTCCTCGAGTTCTATCTGTGGCCTGTCACACGGGGGAATAACGGGGAAGTTTCGGAGGATAAGGTTTCTTGGATGTGCCCCGTTTTGAAACCCTAAAATCTCTGCGTCTTTATCGGAGATAGCATTTAATATCCTTTCAACATCCTCTATTTTCAACTCGAATTCCTGTTTATCTTTCTCGTACATCACTTTTCGTGTGTCTCGATATTTCGACACCAAGAAGTTGGGGTTGTTCTCGCATTTATTCTCTGATCGGCAGGGAATTCCTTTGCTTGCCTGGGCGATAGCTTCCAAACGGTCATAACCCGTTAATTTGAGGATACCTTTCTGGCGCAACACCTCTTCGGTGAGTAACAGGTTTCCACAATGAATACACACGGATTGCAGAACATTGAAGACTACACGGAAGAATAACGGGTGATAAACTGGAACATTCAACCTGATATACCCTAAATGTCCGGGACAACTAAAGTTATTTCGAGAACAGGTCATGCATATTTCATTGGGCTCTGAGATACCCATGCGAGGATCATTAACACTTCCTATTCCTTCCAAACTCGGATTATTGATCAATATCCCTGTTTTTTCGAGGTCCTTCTGATCAAAAACGGTGATCAAAGAGTTTTCAATGGCCAACTCTGGTAGCTTCTCCTCTTCAATCAGGCTAATCTGGTCGAGTATTTTCTTTTCTTCCTTCGTTATCTTTATTCTGGGACACGACATGGTCTTTAATTTTTCAGAATCATTTAAAAATGAGTGCTTTCAATTTCTCTAGAATATTTTTTACTCCCACTCAAATCTCTCTCGTATCCTCAGAGTCTCTCTGTTGTCTTTTGCCTGATAGTAACGGGAGAAACATTGAGAAGGTTATCATCGATGACCCCCCGAGATCGATTAAAATTAATCTAAATGAGGAAAAGATAAGACAGGCCGAGGCTTATTTTAACTCTGCAGACCAGAAAACTAAGGAGGAGATCTTGAATTCCGTTCCGAAAGAGATTGAAAACAAGGCTGCTGCGTCTTTCTCGATGGTTGTCGCCCTAAACTATATTGTTGCAGACGAGTTGAAGCTTCCTCCGTTTTCCGATGAGTTAACGGGTAAACTCTCGATCTCCGAGTCCGTATGGAAAGGAATGTTTTTCTCTTTCTGGAAGTTATGGTTTCCCGTTTTCACGGACGAGGAGATGCAAGAATCGAGTCCATCAAAGCCTGAGCGAGACACAGGTACGTCTGAGCAAGGCAAAGGCATTTCTCAGCAAGGCAAAGATATTTCTCAGCAAGGCATTTCTATTCTCTCTGAAGGCGGCGACAAACCCGACAACGGGTTAACAAAAGTCAAGGAGTCTGCGATTCAAGAGATATACTTGAACAGTAAAAAGATAATAAAGGAGATTGAGGAGAAAAGCAAGAAAAACTCAGAGATCTTTGATGATTACGCGAACATGAAGAAAACGATGACGAGACTGAAACAGAGACTTGATAAATTGGAGCATCAACTCCTGATCATGACGGATATTTTGGAGAAGTTATCGACAGGCGACTAGGCATGAACTTCAGTGTGTGTGTGTTTTTTCATAAGTTCTGTCTTGCGAACTTATGAAAATGGAACAGGAGTGATCTGAGAAATAGATCCGTTAAATTAGAGCAACTGGTCTTTGCGATGCTAAGTAGTAACGGGGAAGATGAATGAATTAAACCCGTTAAATTCGAGCACCAGGCAGAGACTGGCTCAAAACTCTCTCGAAAAAGTCTCTGCGATGCTAAGTAATAACGGGGAAGATGAATGAATTAAACACGTTTAAATTCGAGCATCGGGCGAGGATCAGTTCAAAAAGTCTCTGTGATAACAGAGTAATTCAGAAATTAAACCCGTTAATTCGAGCACTGGGCTAAAACTGTGCTATAACGGAGAGATTCAGGTATTAAACCCGTTAAATTCTCGCACCGGGCGATGACTGGTCTAAAATTAACTCGAAAAAGTCTTTGCGATGTTGAGTCATGACAGAGAGGTTCATGCATTAGATCCGTTAAATTCATACACCAGACAGAGACCTATTCAAGAATAAACTCGAAAGAATCTTTGCAATGCTAATTCATGACTGAGAGACTTAAAATAAAACCCGTTAAATTCCAGCACTAAGCAGAGACTAGTCTAAAACTCTCTCGAAAAAATCTCTGCGATTCCAAGATTAGACCCGTTAAATTCAAGCACTGGACAAGAACTGGTCTTTGCGATGCTAAGTAATAACGGTGAAGATGAATGAATTAGATCCGTTAAATTCGTGCACCGGGCGAGAACTAGTTCAAAAAGTCTCTCGAAAAAGTCTCTGCGAGTCTCTGCGATAACAGAGTAATTCAGAAATTAAACCCGTTAAATTCGAGCATAGGCGAGAACTGGTCCGAAAACTCGAAAAGTTTTTGCCTCAGGGCCTGATGATTCATGAATTTAACACGGTTTAAATTCAAGCAGCAAGGAACAGCTAAAACCTTTCTCGAAAAATTTTTTGCGATCCTCTGCGATAACGGGATGATTTAAGAAATAGACCGTTAAATTCTCGCACCGGACAAGGATCAATTCAAACTCTCTCGAAAATTTTTTCCCCGGGGCCTAATGATTAAACCCATTAAATTTAAGCACTAGGCAAGGATCAGCCCGAAACCCTCTCGAAAAAGTCTCTGCAATGCTCTGCGATAACGGGATGATTTAAGAAATAGGCCTGTTAAATTCGAGCACTGGCCCGAAACTCTCTCGAAAGAGTCTCTGAGATCGATAAATAAACCCGTTAAACTCGCATTAGACAGAGACTAAACACTAAACTCTCTCGAAAAGTTCTTGCGATGCCGAGCCATAACGGGTGATTTAAGAAATAGATCCGTTAAAATTCGAGCACTGGCCCGAAACTCTCTCGAAAGAGTCTTTGCGTTATTCTGTGATAACGGAGTAATCAGAAATTAAACCTCAGCACAGAAATTGGTTCAAAAACTTGGAAAGTCTTTGCGAAATCTGCTATAACAGGAGATCGATGAATAAACCCCCGTTAAATTTAGGCACGAGGCAAAGACTAGTTCAAACTCTCTCGAAAAAGTCTCTGCGATAACGGGATGATCTGAGAACTGAAAGCATTAAACCCTTTAAATTAGAACACTAGGCGAAGAATGGTTCAGAAATAAACTTGAAAGATTCTCTGCGATGCTCTGCCGTAACGGGGTAATCTAAGAAATAGACCCGTTAAATTAGCACCTTTCGGTGCTAAATTCCAACACCGAGCAAGGATTGGTCTAAAACCCTCTCGAAAAATCTTTGTGAATTTAGAATTAAATCCGTTAAATTCGAGCACCGGGCAAAGACTGGACTAAAATAAACTCGAAAGAGTTTTGCCCCGGGGCCTAATGATTCAGGAATTTAGCAGGCATTAAACCCGTTAGATTCTCGCACCAGGCAGGAATTAGGCTAAAACTTTCTCGAAAGAGTCTCTACGATGCTGAGCCATAACGGGATGATCTAAGAAATAAACCCCGTTAAATTCGAGCATCGTGCAAGGATTGGTCTAAAACTCTCTCGAAAGAGTCTTTGCCTCAGGGCCTGATGATTCAAGAAAAGACTTGTTAAATTTAAGCATCAGGCGAGGGAGGACTAGTCTTTGCGATGCTGAGCCATAACGGAGAAATCGATGAATAAACCTGTTAAATTCAAGTACTAAGCAAGAACTAATCTAAATCTTTCTCGAAAGAGTCTTTGAGTTGTTCTGCGATAACGGGGTAATTTAAGAATAGACCCGTTAAATTAGCACCTTTCGGTGCTAAATTCCAACACCGAGCAAGGATTGGTCTAAACCTTCTCGAAAGATTCTCTGTGATGCTGAGCCATAACGGAGAAATCGATGAATTAAACCTGTTAAATTAGCACCTTTCGGTGCTAAATCCTCGCATCAGGCAGAGATTGGGTTAAAACTCTCCTGGAAACCCATCAGAAACCTGTTATACTTTAAATGGTTTCTAAGGGATTAAGGAAATTAAGGAATTAAAAAAGAAAAGAAAAGAAATGTCTAAGATATTGCTTTTTGGCTCAACAGGATGGATAGGGGGAAAACTTAAAAAGATTTTTGAGAAAAACGGGTTTGTGGTTGTTCCATCATCCTCGAGATTGGATCAGTATGTCCCGTTAATACAGGAGATAGAGAAAACGGATGCAAACATTATCGTGAATGCTGCCGGAATAACAGGAAGACCAAACATTGATTGGTGTGAAGACAACAAGATAAAGACACTGGAGATAAATACCGTTGGAACTTCTGTTCTTGTGAGCACCTGTTATCGGATGAACAAATATTATGTTTACATTGGGACGGGGTGCATTTACGAATATGACGGGATTCATGACTCCGTTGGATTCACGGAAGAAGACCCCCCGAATTTTCAAAAGTCTTGGTATTCGCACACTAAAGTTATGATAGAAAACATCACAAAGTCTTATCCCGACACTCTGACTCTTCGTGTTCGCATGCCGATATCGGATGATTTACACCCTCGAAGCTTCATAACGAAAATCAAGAGTTACAAGAAAGTGATTAATGTGAAAAATAGTGTTACCGTTCTTCATGATCTCCTCCCGTTAATACCCGATATGATCGAAAAAAGATTGACGGGTGTCTTTAATTTCGTGAATCCTGGCACTATCTCTCATCATGAAATCTTGGACCTGTACCGACTTTACATCGATCACGAATTTACCTATGAGGGGTGTGAAATCGGAGAACAACAGATTAAAGCTCCCCGATCAAACAACCATCTGTGCGTAGACAAGCTCTTAAAGTACTATTTTGTTCCCAACATCCAGACAAGCATTCACGGAGTCTTTCAACGGATGAAAGAGAAAGTGATTTAAGAGATAAATAGGAAAAAACTAAAAAAGGCTAAAAGGCTCAGATAGGCCAGATCGCAAGCAAAGACATGGACAACTTTCCCATTTACGATCAAATCAATACGGACGATATCCCCGATGAAACGGTGCTCAATCAAGAAACATGGAAGAGTGTGTGTCAGAAAATATCCAACATCGATTCCCCCGATATCTTAGAGATCATTTACCTGATCATCGTGTATGATGTTATCAAGAATAACACAAAGTTGCCCAAAAATCTTTCTCGTCCTTACTCTGCTTTCTCGAGTGGCGAAAAAGGTATCATAATCCCAACAAGCAACTTCCCGTTACGGCTGAAAAAGAAACTTTTCAAGTTCTTGAATCACTTGAGCGCCTAGAAAAATCTTGTTTCTCTCAAAAGATGTTAAAGCTACCCCCAGAGATCATCGCAAAAATCCTTGAAACTGGCCCAGAGACTTATGGCATCCTCACACAAACCTGTAAAAAGATTTACCAGATCGGAAAATATATCGAGGATTCTCTGAGAAGGAGATGGATTCGTCACGTTTTCGATGGTTTCGATGAATATTACCTGTTACCAAACGGGAAGAAACATGGACCATGCATAATATGGTACGACAAGGAGAGAACAAGAAAGAGATGTGAATTCCGTTATGAGAACGGTGTCATCCATGGACAGTACAGGGAGTACTATGACAACGGTAGCATCCGTGAAATTAGTTTCTTTAATGCAGGGGAATTTCATGGAATGAGAAAGATGTGGTATGAAAACGGGAAGTTACTCCTGTTACAAACCTTTGATGATAAAAAGAAAGTGTTAGAGACATGGTATCCCGATGGAAAGAAATATGAAAAGTGTGTGTTCATGAAGGATCGCACAGTGTCTTACGAGTGGTATCGCAACGGGAATTTAGCTTCCCTGTTAAAAACATGGAGAAAGAAAGATATCGTGGTGAAAAGCATAAAATACTTTGAGAACGGAAAGAAATCACAGGAGGAGAGATACAAGAAGTATTATCTGCAAGGCAAAAGGAAGATATGGTATAGAGACGGAAAACTGTGTTTTGTCGGACACTACAAGAAAGGGAGAAGGAACGGGAAATTTAAGCTTTTCTATGAGAACGGGAGAAGATGGATTTTTTGCCTTTATAAGAACGATGAGATATTGGAGAAGACAGCGAAAATGTGGGATAGAAATGGGAGAAAAATAGACTGGAGAAAAGGGATACGTGTTGTTTTGGTAGACACCGTTTAATATATGTTAGGCTTTAACATATATTAATGACCAGCACGAAAGGCAAGTTCATGTGCCTATTGGCTTAGCTTTTTCAACCATTCCTTGCACTCAGGGTCATCTTTGATCTTCTCCTCGAGTCTGTCCATAAAGTTTTTGATAGGTGACGGGTTTTCTCTCTTTGATTCTTTGATCTTTGGCTGTATTTTCACGTTCTTTTTCGGGATCACATCAAAAGCTCTCGGATATCCATGCACAACGATCAGGTATTCGTTAGGGTCTTCCTCCGATATCTCCTCGTATACTTTCATGAAATCTTCTGTGGTTGTCTTGAGGAGTACTTTTTTTCTCGTTCTCGTCGGGATATAGTCTACGGTTATCTTCCCGTTTTCAACAGGAGGAAAGGAAAAAAGGAAAATAAAGTTCTCAGGGGGTTCATAGAAGGAGTGCTGAACGGGAGTGCCAGTATAAAAGATGTTATCCATGATCTTGTGATGGTGAATGTGACCACTGATCACCAACGGATAATCCTTAGGCCACTCGTCACCTTGTGTGTCTAGGACTGAACCCCTGAACTCCTGGTGAGCGAAAATACATTGAACCCGTTTCATGTCTACGCCCTGGAGTGCCTCTAAAAACCTTCCCACAGGCACGTAGGGTACATAGACGAAAGGGTATTCGACCAATGTTTTTTCTACTACCTTCACGTTTTTCCATCTTTTCAGTGCTGTAAACGGGTGATCATCCGTCATAAACACTCTCGGATTAGGACGGTCATGATTCCCGATGATCAGATAAACGGGAGATATTTCCGATAGCTCGCCGATGAAATCAATAGATCTTTTCAGGGGGAGCAAGTGTATAACGGAGTGTTTATCGAGAGTATCCCCGAGAAGTACTATTTTGTCTGGCTTTAGCTCTCGAGATTTCTCGAGTACATCTTTTATCACATCGTGAGAATCTTCAGTGTTGTTGATTTTAAAGTGTAAATCCCCGATAACAAGAATACGGCAAGGAAAAGTCTGGGACTTTTCTTGAAAAGCCTTAGACTTTTCTTCGAACGTCTTAGCCTTTTCTTCGAAAGTCTTAGCCTTCTTTTCAGAAGTCTTAGACTTTTCGTCAAAAGTCTTCATTAAGACTAAACATTTTGTTTTCACTGACGACATACGCTTTCTGATATTCGCTCACTCTCTTTTCGAAGAAATTCGTTTTTCCTTGAAGAGATATCAGTTCCATCCATTCAAACGGGTTTTTACTTCGGAATATCGGAGAACACTGAAGATTCGATAGGAGACGGTCTGAGATGTATTCGATATATTGCATCATGGAATCGGAGTTAATCCCGATGAGTCGACAGGGAAAGATATCGCGAATAAATTCTTTCTCGATTTCCACTGCATCCACGATGATCTTTTTTATCCTGTCTTCCGTTAATTTATCTTTGCTCCTGTTGTAAAGGAGACAGGCGAACTCGCAGTGAAGTCCTTCGTCACGGCTGATAAGTTCGTTGCTGAAACACAGACCGGGCATTAGACCTCTCTTCTTCAGCCAGAATATGGCACAAAAGGCACCCGAAAAGAAGATACCTTCTACCGCTGCAAAAGCGATTAATCTTTCGAGAAACGAGCTTGAACTCTGAATCCATTTTAAGGTCCACTCCGCTTTCTTTCTGATGGTCGGTATATTCTTAGCGGCTTGAAACATCATCCGTTTTTCATCGGGGTTTCGAATATAGGTATCGATCAACAGGGAATATGTCTCGGAATGAATATTCTCCATGGCTATCTGAAATCCGTAAAAGCATCTCGCTTCTGGAATCTGAACATCATTGTAAAACCGTTGCGCGAGGTTCTCGTTGACGATGCCATCCGATGCTGCGAAAAAGGCCAGGACACGAGAGATAAAATATCGTTCGTTATCGTTAAGCTTGTTGTTCCAGTCGTTAAGGTCCATGCTGAGGTCGATTTCTTCCACGGTCCAGAAGCTCGCAACAGCTTTTTTATACATCTCCCATATCTCGGGGTATTTGATCGGGAAGATAACAAATCGATCTTCGTTGGGTGCAGTGAAGTCCATGATAAATTTAAAATCCGTTTTTATCTTTTATTTTAGATCATTTTGAAATAAAATCTTTTGTGCCTTCTGGCAATATACCTGTTATAAAACAGATATATTCTTAGCATATTCTCAGGATATTTTTAGCATGTTCTCAAAAATCCCTCTCCACCCAACGGAAGCTTTTTAAAACTTTGTTCGGAAACCATGAGGACTCGTAAATCTTTTTCCCCCGATGGAAGATCGTATAGTTTTCAACCATTCCTCCTTCCGGGTAGAGCTCTAAAACGGAATAAATTTGTCCGTTATTATCGAAAAATATCTTCATAGCCTCATCGCCATTAGGAAAATATCGTACGAAAAGCTTTTTTTTCTTGTATTTCAGGAACAGTGTTCTGTTGTGTACATAAAACTTTTCTGTGTCTTCCTGTAGACCATCTAAAAACAGCTCATACCAATTGGAAACATGGTGATTCACAGGTATCTCTTTTGGTTCATATGCGTTATCGAGAAAAGTACCCCGTGGTTCTCCGTTAACAAAGTCACACCTCAGGATCAAGTTGCCATCGGGACTAAATTTCTCGTATAAGCCATGTAATCTTCCGTGACGGTAAGAACAACAGGAGTACAACTTGTTTGGAGGGTCTCGATAAAAAACATTAAAAGTCCCATGCTCTTTCCCGTTTTCATAGTAACCACTGGCACATATTTCGCCCGTCCTATACCATGTCTCGAGTTTGCCGTCGAGTTTACTCATGCTGTAATTTGCTATGATAAAGTTCTTCCCGTTTTTTAATGTCTTCTTGTATTCCCCATGTTTTTTGCCACGCACGAGGAAGTAAGAGCAGAGATATTCACCGTCTTCTCCGTTGATAAACTTAATACTCCTGGCTAACTCTGAGAACTTTTTGCAGGTCAACGGGAGAACACGAAATACTTCCTCGTTAGCCATGATGGATAACAGGATATCATGGGGTAACTGGTCCATGGGTTACAGGAACTCGATGACGTCGGGAAGTGGCACCTGCGTTTTCTTCTTTTTCTTTTTCACTTTTTCTTCATTTTTGATCTCCGTTATGATCTCAGGTACTCCGATTTCCGTTTCCGAAATGTCTTCCGTTTTCACCTTATCGTTTATTTTGAATTCGACTTTTTCGGGTTTCTCGCATGGGATATCTTTGAATTTCTCGATAGATTTTTTGGTTAGGATCGGGACATGCGGAATAGTTGGGAAAGGGGTTTCTTGGACTTCTTGCCTTTCTTGGGCTTCTTCTTGTCTTTGTACCTGTTTTCGGCTTTCTGCTTTTTCTTGCCTTTCTCTTTGTAATCCTTGCAATTCCTGGCCTTCTTGCTGTTCTTGCCTTTCGGGATTGATTCCAAACAATATCTCAAGCTCCTTTTGTTGTGCCTCGAGAGTTAACGGAGTTTCCTCGATAGCTGCTTTGAGTTCCGCCACCGTCATCTTTTCTGCCTTAGCCATGGCCTCTGGATCGGTGATAACTTCCACTCTTCCTGTTCCTAACGGGACATGAGAACCTAAAGCAATGGCCGCAGAGACACTGCTGACTTCTTCCATGATCCCGAAAGGTGCTCTTCGGCGAAAAATATCTAACGGTTTTTCGAATGTCGCTTTGGATAGAGCTCCGATCGGTTGACTTTGGACACCAGAATAAGTCGCAGGAACAAGTCTTCCCTGATAAGTCTGAAATTCGACCATAAGCAAGATATGGCGGGGATCGATATAAGATTTGTCCATGTATAAGGCATTGATAAATTCGAGGATGAGAAATGTTCTTGCCGCTTCAATTCCCAGCTTCGCCAAGATTTCGTTGGGGTCATTCGAAACGGTGTGTTTGTAATCGATATCATCCCGTTGGAACAAAGCATTCAAGTCACTGCCCTCAGCCTCAGCATAAATTAATTGAGAATATCTTTGGATGGTGCTGGAAGTCCATAAGTCTTCGGGGTTTTTCTTTTCGTATTCAGACTCTTCCTTTTCTTCTTTATCGATGGCTTCCTGTATTATCAGGTTGGGGTTTTTGTTCCCAAACTGGCTGGGAACATGAACGATCAAGGAGTATCTTTCTATTTGGGTCGGGATAAGTCCCACGGCGTTACAGAGTTCAGCATATTTTTCTCCCGTTATTCCTGTGGATTCCACGCGAACGGGATGAAGGTTAATACGATACTCGTGATCGCTGAGCTTTATTTCGTCGAGATACACGGACTTAACGGGTATCTTTTCAGGGAAAATACTTTTAATGTTCTCGATACCTTTAATGAAGATCTTGTCGAGAAACGGGATGATTTTGGTGGAGATGAACACGAGCGACGTATTACCGAAAACAAAGTCCTGTTGTTGGATATTGCTTTCGATCGTATAAACATCGATGATGCCTAAGGGTAACGGGGAATAAATACAGACTACCGTTGGAGGATTTGAAGAGGCCTCGATGGCATCGGAGATATCCTTGAGGGTAACCTGATGTAACACCGCCACATCCAGGTTTATTTTCAGCCTCAGCATGTAACTGGAGAGACTCGGGGACTTATCGAACAGATGCTCGAATGCTTTATACCACCATGGAACCTCCGAGAAGATGTCTCTGGGGGGACTCACTTCGTAATCTAAGATGAGACTGGAGACGTTGAGACCCACAAGGCCAGCTTGCTTCTGCAAATAAACTTCGTTGAAAGTCGGGTGATCGGAGAAGAATATTTTGCATGACGGGTTTTTAATATTCTTCGAGATATTCACGAGGTTTCTCACTCTATCCACACCCGTTACGATCTGTTTTGAAGTGCCACTGGTCTTGAAAGAGTTGAGAGCCATCTGAGTGATCGGGTGACCCAATGCTTCCGCGGCCATGATACCAACGGGAGTTCCTGGTTCAACGAGAGATTTCTCAAAGCTATTCTGGATCTCCCGTTTCAACTCGGGGATAGCAAGCGGAGTAACAACAACTTCGGAGAGCTGTTCACGAAGTCTCTTCTTAATCTGTTCTAAGACCGACTCTGAGGTTTCTTGAGATGCCGAATAAACCTTTTTAATAACGGATGTAATGTCCAGAATCTCTTCCTCCGTTAACTTTCTGGGTTCTGAATCCATAAGTGAAAATATTTTAAGCTTTCTTGATTTTTTGAAATTCCGTTTTTCTTCAAAAAATGCAATCATATTTTTACGACTACCAAGGATATATTAATCCACAGGCATTGATGGTTTCTATCGATAACCCGAATTACCTCGTTTTCGAACAGATTCTTCGCGTAATAACGGATAATGTCCTACAAAATGTTGAGGACATTTATATTCTGTGTTGTGCGATCCTCAACAGGATATCATTAAATCTACCTGTTACTAAGCTTGTCGAGAAACTCAAGGAAATAGAGGACAAACCAAAGCGAGATCTGATCCTATATCAGGTGTATGCTTACATCAGGAAGATCAAAAGATGCCTGTTTCGAGGTGACTACGATAACTACACTTTCTTTGCTAAGAAGTTAATATTATTTCTTCGCAGATGCTTGGACGAGGACATAACCGTTCTGTATATCACGAGAGAGTTTCTCGAATTCATCGATGAATATATAACTAAAAACAACCCTTATCGTATCTTCCTTGTTGAGGAGTTTTGCCTGACGATGCTCAAACAGGAAGATATCTTTAGTGATCTGTTTTAAGAAGCAGCGAAGCAGCGAAGCAGCGAAGCAGCGAAGCAGCGAAGCAGCGAAGCAGCGAAGCGGCGAAGCAGCGAAGCGGCGGAAGGCAAAAAGTCATAAAGAAAATATCTGTAAAATTTTACAGATATTTTTTCTCATCCTGTTTAAAAATAAAATGTATAAGTCACGAAAATATAAGAGCCCAAAGGCCGACTACGTTACTCTTCGAGTTCCGAGAGAGGAATGGATTTCTCCTGATGAATACGGTGACGACTACTACGATCGTAAATACGAGAAAAAGAAGAAATACGCTTACAGAGACGCCGAAGTGTCGGAGGAAGAGCTTGAGGAAGCACTAGAAAAAAGAACGAAAAAGATCACGGAAAAAGAGAAAGAAGCGCTTGAAGGGGAGTGTCCTCCGGGCACTATTTATCGGAGTGCATATAAGAAGGAATCGGGAAGCGTTGTTCCTCCGACCTGTGCTAAATCCCCGTTTGCTGTTCCTGAGACACCGCCCTTGAAGAGAAAGACTGTGAGAATATCGGAGAGAAAAAGTATTGAAATTCCAAAGGGTACTTCACACCGTCTCTCACAAGAGGAGATGAAGATGGAAAAGAGCACTGCAGAGAAAAGTGTCGAAGAGTTTCTGAAAAAGTATAACGAGGACGAGCTTCCAGCAGATGTTGAGGAATTGAAGCCGATTTTAACAGAGTTTTATAAGTTCTCGAAGAAACTATAAACATACAGGAATCTATGATGGAAGATCATAGATTCTCAGGGACGAGCATCGTGGTTAGTTTGCGATGCTGAGCCATAACGGAGAGATCAATGAGTTAAACCCGTTAAATTCCAGCACTAGGCAGAGATCGATTCAAGAATAAACTCGAAAAAAGTCTTTGCGATCGCAAAGCTATAACGGAGAAATTAATAAATTAAACCCGTTAAATTCGAGCACCGGGCAGAGATTTTTCAAGACCCCTACTCGAAAAGTCTCTGCGATGCTGAGCCATAACGGGATGATTAATGAGTTAGACCCGTTAAATTCAAGCACTGAGCAGAGACCAGCTCAAAACTCTCTCGAAAAAGTCTTTGCTAAGGTCTGGTGATTCTAAGATTAAACCCATTAAATTCAAGCACTAGGCAAGGACTGAGTAAAACCTTTCTCGAAAAAATCTCTGCGATGCTGTGTCATAACGGGATAATTAATAAGTTAGATCCATTAAATTCTAGCACCGGGCAAGAACTAGTCTAAAACTCTCTCGAAAAAGTCTTCATGATTTCTTGCCATAACGGGATGATTCGAGAAATAAACCCGTTAAATTCGAGCATTAGGCAGAGATCGATTCAAGAATAAACTCGAAAACGAGGCCTGGTGATTCAGGAATAGACCTGTTAAATTCGAGCACCGGGCAAGGACTAGCCTAAAACTCTCTCGAAAGATTCTCAACCATGCTGAGCCATAACGGAGAGATCGATGAATTAAACCCATTAAATTCAAGCATTAGGCAGAGATCGATTCAAGAATAAACTCGAAAAAGTAAGTGATTTCGTGCCATAACGGGGTGATTCAAGAAATAAACTCGTTAAATTCAAGCACCAGACGGAGATTGTTCTAAACCCTCTCGAAAAGATCTTTGCGATGTCGTGCCATAACGGGATAATTAATGAGTTAAACCCGTTAAATTCCAGCACTAGGCAGAGATCGATTCAAGAATAAACTCGAAAAAGTCTCTGCGATGCTGAGCCATAACGGGGTGAATTTAGAATTAATTCCGTTAAATTCGAGCACCAGGCAGAGACCGACTCAAACTCTCTCGAGAAGTCTTTTCCTAAAGCCTGGTGATTAATAAATCAGACCCGTTAAATTCCAGCACTAGGCAGAGATTGTTCTAAACTCTCTCGAAAAATTCTCTGCCATGCTGAGCCATAACGGGATGATTAATGAGTTAGACCCGTTAAATTCGAGCATTAGGCAGAGATCGATTCAAGAATAAACTCGAAAAATTCTCTGCGATGCTGAGCCATAACAGGATGATTAATGAGTTAGACCTTTTAAATTCGAGCACCGGGCAAGAACTAGTCTAAAACTCTCTCGAAAAGATCTTTGTGATGTCGTACCATATGATTCGAGAAAAAGCATTGAACCCGTTAAATTCCAGCACTAGGCAGAGATCGATTCAAGAATAAACTCGAAAAAGTCTCTGCGATGCTGAGCCATAACAGGATGATTAATAAGTTAACCTGTTAAATTCTAGCACCGGGTAGAGACTTACTCAAAACACTCTCGAGAAGTCTTTGCCTAAAGCCTGGTGATTTAGGAATTAGACCTGTTAAATTCCAGCACTAGGCAGAGATCGATTCAAGAATAAACTTGAAAAAGTCTCTGCGATGCTGAGCCATAACGGAGAAATTAATAAATTAAACCCGTTAAATTCTAGCATCGGGCAGAGATTAATTCAAAAATAAACTCGAAAAAGTCTTTGCCTGAGGCCTGATGATTCAGGAATAGACTTGTTAAATTCGAGCACCGGGCAAGGAAGGACTAGCCTAAAACTCTCTCGAAAAGGTCTCTGCGATGCTGAGCCATAACGGAGAGATTCATGAATTAAACCCGTTAAATTCCAGCACTAGGCAGAGATCGATTCAAGAATAAATTCGAAAACAAGGCCTGATGCAGAAAAAGAATTAAACCCGTTAAATTCTAGCATCGGCGGAGATTGTTCTAAACCCTCTCGAAAAGATCTTTGCGACGCTGAGCCATAACGGAGAGATTCATGAATTAAACCCCATTAAATTCGAGTACTGGACAGAGACTGGTTCAAAACTCTCTCGAAAAACTCGTTATGGTTCCATACCATAACGAGTGATCAGTGATTAAATCTGTTAAATTCGAGCACCGGGCAAGAACTAGTCTAAAACTCTCTCGAAAAGGTCTTTGTGGTGCTCTTCAATAACGGAGAGATCAATAAATTAAACCCGTTAAATCCAGCACTAGGCAGAGATCGATTCAAGAATAAACTCGAAAAAGTCTCTGTGATGCTGAGCCATAACGGAGAAATCAATGAATTAAACCCGTTAAATTCAAGCACTGAGCAGAGACCAACTCAAAACTTTCTCGAAAAGGTCTTTGGGATCGCAAAGCTATAACGGAGAGATAAGTTAGACCCGTTAAATTCCAGCACTAGGCAGAGATCGATTCAAGAATAAATTCGAAAACGAGGCCTGATGATGCAGAAATTTAAAGAATTAAACCCGTTAAATTCGAGCACCGGGCAAGGACTAGTCTAAAACCCTCTCGAAAAAGTCTCTGCGATGCTGAGCTATAAACGGGATGATTAATGAGTTAGACTCGTTAAATTCCAGCACTAGGCAGAGATCGATTCAAGAATAACTCGAAAAGGTCTTTGCGATCGCAAAGCTATAACGGAGAGATGAGTTAGATTCGTTAAATTCCAGCACTAGGCAGAGAATGGCTCAAAACTCTCTCGAGAAGTCTTTACCCGAGGCTTGATGATTCTAAGATTAAATCCGTTAAATTCGAGCATTGGGCAAGGACTAGCCTAAAACTCTTCCGAAAAGGTCTTTGCGATGCTAAGCTATAACAGGATGATTAATGAGTCTAACTCATTAAATTCGAGCACTAGGAAGAGACTGGCTCAAAACTCTCTCGAGAAGTCTTTTGTGGTGCTCTTCAATAACGGGATGATTCGAGAAATAAACCCGTTAAACTCGAGCACTGGGCTAACACTCTCTCGAAAAAGTCTCTGCGATGCTGAGCCATAACAGGATGATTAATGAATTAGATCCGTTAAATTCAAGCACTAGACAGAGATCGATTCAAGAATAACTCGAAAAGGTCTTTGCGATCGCAAAGCTATAACGGAGAGATTCATGAATTAGACCCGTTAAATTCGAGCACCGGGCTAAAACTCTCTCGAGAAGTCTTTACCCGAGGCTTGATGATTCTAAGATTAAACCCGTTAAATTCGAGCACTAGGCAGAGACTGGTTCAAAACTCTTCCGAAAAGGTCTTTGCGATGCTGAGCCATAACGGAGAGATCTAAAATAAAACCTGTTAAATTCGAACACCGGGCAAGGACTAGCCTAAAACTCTCTCGAAAAGGTCTTTTGTCCTTGTCCTGATGATGCAGATTAAATTAAACCCGTTAAATTTCAGCACTAGGCAGAGATCGACTGAAGAATAAACTCGAAAAAGTCTTTGCGATCGCAAAGCTATAACGGAGAGATATGAATTAGACCCGTTAAATGTAAGCATTAGGCAAGGACTAGCCTAAAACTCTCTCGCACCAGGCAATGAGACTTTCAGGAAAGTTTTCGCCCCTGTTCGTAAACAAATCGAAAATATAAAAAGATCGGGAATAGAAAAACTAGTGATGGAAGACTTTTTCTACTACTACCCTGAATCCTCCGATCCTCACATACAGGAGATCTTGACTTCTAAGAAAGAGTTTTATGATCTTGCCTCGTCCCCCGGAGATAACAGGCCTTATGAAAAGATATTGTTCCGTTATCAGGAGTTGATCAAGAGGTTTCTTTTTGTTTATGATAGGTTACTCCTGATGCATCGCACAGGAACGGGAAAGTCTTGTTCTGCCTTTGGGAGTTCAGAACAATTCAAGGTGGCACTCATAAAGTCCATCACCGATGCTGCGGAGCTCTATGGAACAACGGAGAGAACACACATTAAAAAGGTTTATGTTCTAACTAGGGGAAAGATAATAATCGAGGAACTCAAAAAACAGCTCGTATGTAAATGCACAGAAAGCAAAGAATATTTCACGCAGAATGTTCTGACAGCGGATAATCCAAATAAGGTTCAGAAAAGAATAAACAAGGAAATAAATAAGTTTTATATTTTCGAGTCTTTTGTGACTTTCTCCACGAAGGCTAAGGAGAACATCGAGAGAACAGGAAGTTACGAAGAATATGAGGGATCTATGTTTATCATTGATGAGGCACACATACTGACTTCAACGGAGTATGATGAGAGCACCGGGGAGAAAGATGCTGAAGATGAGTTAGCGAAAGAGCTTCTGATGAAGGAAGGGAAGAAGATAAGAGAGTCCTATGATTTTCTTCATGAGCTCTTTCATAACCTGAAACGGTGCAAGGTGCTCCTGATGACAGCAACACCGATGATTAACTCGTCGTCAGAGATTGCGCCATTGATGAATTTGTTACTCCCGTTAGATAGACAGATGCCAACGGATACTGATTTCTCGTCCTATAGTATCGACGATCTGGAGCCTTATTTTCGTGGGCTTGTTTCGTTTGTTCGTGAAAGCCGTTTGAATATAGAGATTGTGAGGGAGGGAACGGATGTTGAATTTCCGATAACAATAGGAGAGAGGTCCTTGGTCACTCACTCCAAGTTCTTTGTTGTATCCATGAGTCCACGACAGACTCGTGGATATATTAAAGCATCCAACAGAAATTTCTTTATCGACAAGCGCCAGGCGAGTAACTTTGTTTTTCCTGATGGTTCAACGGGAATACAAGGATTCAACAGGTATATGGTGAAAAGAGACAACGACTACTATGAGCCCAACAACGAATTACGAGGATATCTTCAGGATATTAACAGGTTATCCACGTTATCCATTAAATTCTTTGAGATCGTAAAGCTAGTGAAAGAGGAGAACCAAAGTTGTTTTGTTTATTGTGACTTTCTGAAGGGGTGTGGGGCATTGCTGTTGGGTGCAGTGCTGAGAAGTCAAGGCTTTGAACAGTTTCGTGTGGGTGGTGAGATCGTGAAGCCAAAGACTGCTTCCTCGAGACAGAGTGTGTATGAGGGCTATTGCGCCAGTGCAGAAACGGAGATTGAGTTTCATCTGGAACAGAAGTTACGTTTTGCCCTGATTACATCGGAGACACCAAAGGATGTTAAAAACAACATATTTAAGATATTTAATTCCGATGCCAACCGATACGGAAAATATATTAAAGTGATCGTGGGGTCGCGTATCTCCAGAACGGCTATCAATCTGTCTAATGTGCAACAGATTCATATTCTGGGTCAGGCCTGGAATTCCTCGAATACTTATCAGGCCGAGAGTCGGGGGATAAGGGCCACAAGTCACGTTGCACTTCTGAGAGAGTTGGGGCATGTTCAGGTGAGGATATTTTCCTATCTCGCGACACTCGATGAAGAGGTAGCGAAGGAAGAGAAATTAGACCCGTTAAGCGACAGCATCGATATCATCATGGCCCAGACATCGGAGAGAAAGAATGTACTCATCCATCGCATGGAGAGATTCATGAAGAGTTGTGCCATCGATTGCCAACTACATTACAAGAGAAACTATCTGCCGGACATCGATAAGCCCGGGACAGCGGAGAACGATTATGATAAAAACCCGTTCATGTGCTTTGATCGTCCCCCGAATTTCAAAGATGAGTCTGGATATCGGGTGTTATATTCCAAAAAGGATATTGAGGAGAAACGGAATCACCTGTTAGAAAACTTTGACATCGAGAATTCCGATGGTCCCGTGAATAACTGGATGGAAATTCGTGAAGACTCGTACTATTTTAATATGGCTTTGCAGGAGCTCGTGAATGATCTGACACAGGTCAAGAATAACTTTGGTTTTCTGCCTTATCTCGTGGATGACGGGAAATATGTTTTTAGTGATCTTGTTTTCCCGTTGTGGGATGACCCCGACATCTCCATGGTTTATTACACCGAAAACATGTTTATTCAGGAGCAGAACATTTTCGAGGAAAGAGTTCGCGAGATTCAAGTGAGACTAGACAGAAAAATCGTAGAAACCTTGGAAAAAACGGAAGATCTTAAATTAGTGGAGAAGCTGTCTTATTCGGCGAAAGTAAAGGCCTTCGAAGAGAGAGTCCTAAGAGAAATTAAAGGCGAGACAATTCCGAAATACATGGACTACATTTATGACACATTCAAGAACTATCTGTATGTCTTCCATGAACCCGTTAAGGCCCTACAGGAAGAGTATGAGAGAATGCAACTAAAGAAACAGAAACCTGGACCAGGAAGGAAAAGAATCAGGAATATCATTAAGGTGAAGAGATTAAAGAAGCCTGAAGTTAAGATCCAGGGAGAAGGCGAAAAGGTTTATATTCACACGTTGTATGGACAGGAGTTTATGAGGACTTCGTACACGGTAGTTTCCCATGCTTTCAAGGGAGCATCTCTGAGAATATTAAAACCTTCCGTTGTTCTCGAGTGGAGAGACCTGAAACCCTACGAGGTCAGCATCTATAACATGATGATACAGGAAGTTAACCTGGAGAGAAACAGAAAGATGGAAGAAAATATGATTTATGGCACCATCTCGAAGATTGACGGGAAGTTTAGAATTCATGATAAGACACTGGAAACGGAAGCAACAACGGATGCAAGAAGATATTTCCGAGGCAAGGTATGTGAAAACTGGAAGAAAAAGCAACTCATCGAGCTGTTATGGAAACTCGAGGTGAAGCAATTAACGGAAGTCAATGTTCCGGATGATACCGTTGTGGAGGAGTTGCGCAAGTCGAGGTTTGATACGGAGCAGCTGGACATGGACCAGATGCGATATTACTATAGCTGGTTGAGGGAGGGAAAGGAGACCATCTGTGATATCATCAGGAAGACACTGGAAGAGCGAGGACTGATCGAGACGATCTAAGAGAAAATCCATCGAAAAAATATGTCAGGAAACAAAAATGCAAAAAAAGCCAACGATAGAAAACATTTCCGTTTCTTTGCTTGCTCTTTCTATTATTTTTTCTTTGGGTTCTATCCTCACCGTAACTCTTTTTGGTATTGGGCCTTCAGGACCTTCCGGGGCAACGGGATTACCCATCAACTTCAAAAACATATTCCCGTTTAATTCAGGAGTTTTTGTCATCCTGTTAGCGGGTGCTATTGTTTTTACCGTTCTCTCTGTGATCTCCTATCTATTTTATTCGGAGGAACTGATGACGGGATACACGAAAACTCTGAAGGGGAGTTATTGGGCATTCATAGTTTTTGGTATCATCTCCGTTTTCTTGTATATCGCGGGCTATCTTTATTTGGCCCTGGGCAGAAAGGTTTTCGATGTTGCCTTTTACGTTTTGACAGTTTTCATGGTTCTGAGCTTCTTGTTTACTTTGTTTGGGATTGCCTTTATCGGGGCTAAATACATCGGGATCATGAGGAGAGAAAAGAAGAAAGAGGAAGAGAAAAAGGAGGAAGAGAAGAAATCGATGGAGATGGCTGTGAGGGGTGGTGGAGCAGGTGCAGCAGGTGCAAATCTAGCAACAGTAAATCCAGCAAATCCATTAAATTCCTCTGCCCCATATGTTATGGTAGGCACAGGCTAAAGCAGGCACGAAGTGACATGCAGCAGGCACGAGGCAAAGCAAGGCGAAGTAAGGCAAAAGCAAAAAGAAAATATGATGTTATGTCAAAATGAGCAGAGAAATCAAAGACTTACAGATTTATTACCCCGTCTTCTCGGTCTTCCTGTTGTCCACCATCACGAATATCTTGGCTTTTTATTTTCTGGACAACAGCCACACTTTGACCATCGGGAGATTCTCGATGGTTTTAGTGTTAAGTTTTTTCATTTTCTTGATTATATTAGCCGCTATCTTTTCATTCCTGTTTTTTTATTATCACATACGCAAAGACAAGAAAAAGAAACAGGATAACATGTTTTTTGTTTCCTTCCTGTTATTGCTTATTCTGATTCTTCTCTACCTTGCGCTCGGAATTTATTTGACGGTCAATGCCCGATTCACAACGGATTATATTATCTTTGTTGCCCTTTTCGGAGCTAGTCTAGTATTAACGGTGACCATGCTGGTATTTAACGGGTCACTGTATAGTGCCTTGAGAAAATGGAGAAACGAAATTCCTGTACTTAGATAAAACATGAGTCTCGCAGCACCAATAACGGGTATATTCTTGCTTTCGATCATCTCCAATGTCTTTACTTTTTATTTTCTGAGCCCAACGGGATCAACAGGCACTAATCTGCTGGGTCTTTCGGGATTGACTTCTTATCTTTTGCTGTCCGTTATTGTTTTCCTGATTTTATTGATAACGGTTTTCTTCCTGTTGGATATTCTGCTTTCTAGTATTTCATTCCTGTTGCTCCACTTTTGGCCGATGATCAAAGTTTTTTTCTGGTTTATTGTGGCACTCTCCGTGATTTTGTTTTTAATTTATCTTGGCATGGGATTTCTGGTGGTCATGAACACGAAAAACTTTTTTGATGTTAACTTCATCGTGATGGCCTCGACCATCGGGATTAGTTTCGTGTTTACAGCAATCCTGTTGGGCGTAAGCGCGTGGACATTTAGAGCAATACAAGAAAAAGTAAAGAAAAAGTACCATATTAAAAGGAATGAAGGAGGCAACCTTCTCATTTAGAATAAAACGGGATATTGAAGAAATCCAGGAATACTTCCTGGAGCTGATAACGGGTGATCTTAACCAATTCATCTATTGTGGCAGTACCATCAGGAATAACACCACGAAATTTAATTTGAGGCCAGGAATAGGGAAACATGAAGCGGTGTATAAGGGAACGAAAATAAGCCTGGAGATCATTGAGTTTCCTGATATTAAGTCAACGGACTTTGAGACACTGAAACACGAAGAAGTCTTCCTGAGTATCATGTGCTCCGATAAAAAAGAGGCTCTGACGATATTCAAGGAATTCGTGGAGGATGCGAAGGAGTGGTGTCGAGATAAAAAGGAGAATACGATACAGGTCTCGATCTACAAAAACAACTGTGGATGGATTAATCTCTCCCGTTTCCCAAAGAGATCCATGGATACCATCTATATCCCTTCTCAGGATAAAAAGGAGATCATCGAGGATTTGAGAGACTTTTTGAGTGCAGAACAGGAATATGTCAGGCTTGGAATCCCATATAAACGGGTTTATCTCTTCGCTGGTCCTCCGGGAACAGGAAAAACTTCGTTTATATTCTCGTTAGCTTCTCACTTCAACAAGAATATCGCTATGGTTCACTCGCAAATCGAAGACTTTTCCCTGATAAATGCTATCTCCTCGTTGCCTGAGGATTTTTTCGTTGTTTTTGAGGACTTTGATATGATGTTGTCTTCTCCTGACCAAAAACTTTCTCTGCCTGGTCTCCTGAATATCCTGGATGGGTTTGGAAGGAAGGAGAAGTTGGTTGTGTTTCTAACGGTGAACAACTTTGATGGTTTGGATTACACCCTGAAGAGACCAGGAAGAGTAGATAAAGTCCTGTTTTTCAAGAATCCGGGGAAAGAAGAGATCAAAAACCTGTTTGAAAATATTGTCCCTGATCAAACGGGAGACTTTGAGAGATTTTATTCCGAAATTAAGAAGGAAACCATAAGTTTATCCCTGTTACAAAAGTTCTTGTTTGAGAACAGGCGAAAAAAGATTTTGGATTGCATCGAGGAATTAAAAGAGATGGTAAAATTTTATACTCAGGAGAAAAATCTAATCTACTCGTAATGTCGGCGGTACCGGAGGTAGCTGTAGCATCCGCCGTTGCCCCCTATGCTGGAAAAGCAATCCTCTTTGGTATTCTCGGTCTTATTCTTCTTATCGGGTTTGTTGTTCTCCTGATTTATCTTATTAACCCTGATCTCTTGAAGAACAGCTCTGGAAGTTTTGCACAGTCCTCGGGGACATCGGGGAATATATCGGGAAGTAGCAATGCGAGCAGTAAAGGAGGGAATGGCAAGTAAAGGCTAAGCAAACACACATAAGTTTCATGGAACTTATGTGTTTTTTTGGTTTTATTTTTCATGTCTCATCTCTCACTGTTTTCTTTATTCTCAGTGGTTTATATATTTTTATCTCGATACTGAAGGGAGTTTCGTGGATCATTTTCCAGCAACGGAGACATTTCTTGAGCATATAACTTTTTACCGTTTTGGAACAGATCTCGTCTCTCCACACGGTCATGTACAACGGGATTACTGATCTCGTAAAGTTTCTCAGGAATCGCAGGAATAAGTTGTAGAGGGTTTCGTAATAGATTCTTCGGAGATTCTTGTTGAGTCTCCCGATTTTTGCCCGTTGTAGGACCAACTTATAACAGTAAACCCGTTGATTTCTTTGCTCGGCCTCTTTAACAGGAATGATACCTTGCTTATTGAAATAAACCCCTAAATACCTTTCTTTCTCGGGTTCCTTGAATTTTGGGGGTTTTTCTGCGCCGAACACGAAACAGGAAGACTTTTTCTCGTTGATCTTTAATCCCGTTGCTTTCCCAAACTCTTCGATGATCCTTAGCGACTTCTCAAAGTCTTGGGTGTCTTTCGAGAACAACAGGATGTCATCGGAGTATATGATGCATTTAATGTTATAGTTCTTCCATGTAATACCCTCACCGTGTTTGTGAAGCATCCTGTTGAGACATTCCAGAACCATAATAAACAGGTAAGGAGATAACGGGTTACCTTGAGCTACTCCCCGACGAAGTCTTATAAACGGAGAGAACTTACGGAACAATCGGATTCTTATCTGCTCCTCGCCCAGAAGTAACCTTATAGATTTTTCTGTAAACCCGATGTATTCGAGAGTTCTTCGAATGGCTGTATGATCGACTTTATCAAATGCCTTTTCGATATCGATAAACGTGATGATACCGGAATTAATATTCTCGAGAACTGTTTGAAGGCTCAGAATATTGTTTGTGATTCCTCGATCACTAATGTATGCCTGTTGATCGATATGGATAAGATCTTCTAGATATTTTCCGAGTCTGTTTTTGAGGATACGACAGAACACCTTGTATTCAAAGCCGAACACCGTGAGAGCTCTATAGCTATCGAGAAGTTTTGGGTCTCTGTCTTGGCCCTTATAAGAGATCACGAAATAACCCCGTTTAAATTGGTCAGGAACATGATAACGGATGAAGAAATTAAATAGATCCGTCAATGGTCTTTTGATTTTCTCCATGTTCTGAAGATATTTTGAGCGAAGATAAGAGCCTTTCATGGAACGGATCGTTGATTCAAGCTCTTCCTCCGTTATCGGGTAAGATAGGTCAATGACTTTTCTGTCGAGGTTTTTTAACATCTCCCAATGTTTGTTTTCGTCCGTTATGTCCTTTTCCTCGTATAACTTCCTGAAGTGTTGATAAAACAGGTCGAGGATCTGTTGTCTGCTCCGAACAGGTTTATTCGAGATAGGATTTAAGATCTCTCTGATTTTAATATAGTTTTTCTTTGACCCGTACAGTTGAGACTCATGGTTTTTAAATGATTTTCGGAATCGCTTTTTAACGGGCTTATTCAGACATCTTTTCGCACTGTTCCATGCCCTCAGCTTCCAAGAGCTGAGAAAGATATAGAGGAGAAAATAGACGAAACGGATAATCAAAGAAAACATTTTTCTGGTCACATGTAATAATAAAAAAATTCAAAAAATTTCAAAAAATTTCAAAAAAAACTTCAGAGAGAATTTAACTTCTCGATGATCTTCATTAATTCAGGGTTATTAATGTTCTTTTGTTGGAGATTTCTTTTCATCCCGTCAAGAATATCTTTTTTGGTCCTGTTTTGAGGTTTCGGAGTGATCTGTATGGAATAACCTTCAGGGGTTGTTACGAGTTTAATGTTATCCGTTATATGGACTGGGGGAGGTTTTTGTGGTTGGGGTTGAGGCTGTATCGGTTGGGGTTGGTACTGTTGGTAATATTGTAAAGGAAAGAAATAAGGGTTACATCTACAGTTATAGTGGTGATGGTGTCTGTAGAATCGGTGGTAGTCGTGAGGAGTTCTGTAAGGATACATTTTTAATATAAGATTTTTTTGCGATCGGATTTTTTCCTTCCCGTTATCATTAGAACTTAACAGGTCTAATTCCTGAATCACCAGACCTCAGGTAGAGACTTTTTCGAGTTTATTTTTGAATTAGTCTCTGCCCAATCCTTGAATTTAACAGGTTTTATTTTTGATCTCTCCGTTATGGCATGGAATCTCGGAGATTTTTTCGAGAGGAGTTTTAGCCCAGTGCTCGAATTTAACAGGTCTAATTCTTAAATCATCCCGTTATCGCAGAGACTCTTTCGAGAGAGTTTCAGGTCAATGCGAGAACTTAACAGGTCCAATTCCTGAATCACCTAGCCTCGGACAAAGACTTTTCGAGAAAGGTTTAAAAAGGTCTTTGCCTAGTGCTCGAATTTAACGGGTTTAATCTTAGAATCACTCCGTTATGGCATAGTATCGCGAAGACTTTTTCGAGTTTATTTTTGGAACGATCCTTACCCAGTGCTCGAATTTAACGGGTCTATTTCTTAAATCATCTCGTTATCGCGGAGCATCGCAGAGACTCTTTCGAGAGAGTTTCGAGTCAATGCGAGAATTTAACGGGTCTATTTCTTAAATCATCCCGTTACCGCAGAGCATTGCAAAGACTTTTTCGAGAAGGTTTTTGAATTGATCCTTGCCTAGTGCTTAAATTTAATGGGTTTAATTATTAGGCCCCGTTTTCGAGTTTTTGAATCGGTCTTTGCCCGGTGTGAGAATTTAACGGGTCTATTTCTTAAATCATCCCGTTATCGCGGAGCAATCGCAGAGACTCTTTCAGAAAGATTTTAGCCCAGTGCTCGAATTTAACAGGTTTTATTTTAGATCTCTCCGTTATGGCATGGAATCGTAAAGACTTTTTCGAGAGAGTTTTAGCCCAATCTCTGCTCAGTGCTCGAATTTAACGGGTTAAATGCTTTCAGTTCTAAAATCACCCCGTTATGACAGAGATCGCCGCAAAAATAAGACTTAAGTTTTGGAATGTCTCTGCTCTATGCCGAGATTAAACATGTTTAATGCTTTTTGGTCCTGAATCTTCAAGCACCAGAGCAGAAACTTTTTTGGATCTGTCTCCGCCTCGTGCCGAGATTAAACATGTTTATTTCCTGAATCATCAGGTTCCGGATAAAGACTTTTTCAAGAAAGTTTTAAACTAATTCTCGCCTGGTGCTGGAATTTAACGGGGTTTATTTCTCGATTTTCTCCCGTTATGGCTCAGCATCATAAAGACTTTTTTCGGGAAGGTTTCGAACCAGTCTCTGCCTAGCGTGAGAATTTAACAGGTCTAATCACCAAGCTCGATGCAAGGATTTTTTTGAGAAGGTTTTGAGCCAGTGCTGGAATTTAATGGGTTTATTTTTGGATCAGCATTGACCGATGCTGGAATTTAACGGAGTTTATTTCTCGAATCTCTCCGTTATGGCTGAGCATCGCAAAGAGTTTTCGAGAGAGTTTTGAAAAGGTCTCTGCCCAGATGCTCGAATTTAACGGGTTTAATGCCTAAATCTCTCCGTTATAGCACAACATCACAGAGCCAGTCACAGAGTCCCTTTTGCCATCTAAGCCCGTTGCCAAGAGAACTTTTTTACCATCAGGAACTCTACAGAGACATTCAAGTCCCCGATTGCCTAACGGATGATAAACTTGAGAATAACTGGCCCAACATCGAAAACAAGTTTTCATGGAGAACATTCCTGGCAAAATATATTCTGGCCCATCCTGAAGTGCAAGTGAAGCCTGAAGAGTTCACGGAGCAAAAGGCTCTGGAGCTGAAAAATCCTGAAATAAGAAATGGCGAAACAGAGATCATCCCCGATGACTTTGACTGGAAGGAATATACTTCTGTTCACAAGGATCTTCGCGGGATTAAGACCGAAATGGATGCCTGTTTGCCAGGTATGGTCACGAGAAAAACAGGTATTATTCAGGTATTACTTGAGGTATCCCTATGTTTAAGGGGAGGGGAAAAAAACAGGTAATGTTAGCCTAACATTACCTATAACTCTTGTCTTCGGTAAAAAAATATTATGAATTTAAAATGAATTCTCCAATCCCTGCTACTTCAAATATATTTTTCGATGACTTTTGTGTCAACTTTTTCGGCGGTAATCTCAACACAAGCTCATCTTTACAGAATCCGTTAGTCGTATTTCCAAACAACGTTCAGGAAAGTTTAAATAACGGTGGTAATACAACGGTGACTATAACTTCATCCTCTCCACAGGTCCTCAAGATCGCTTTTCCTTCTAGTAATATCACTTCCGATGTAGTGCTGTTGCAATATAAATTCGATTACTCCGTTGATCTCTCGAGTTTTCTAGATAATATATCGACCACTACGAGTCCTAACACGCTTCCTTATACTTTCATTGCTTATACTCTCAGTTATTCTAATGTCATTAATTTTACACTTAGATTCATGGATGTACTAGGTAACAAATATGATTTCTCTATTAATCTTTCAACTCCGACTCCTCCGTCCCTCAATTCCCCAACTTTAATGACTTTTACTAACGGGAGCAAGGGGGCTTCCTTTGATGCAAAGAGAGTGGTGACAATACAGTTACTCACAAACTATACCAACAATAGTAGCAATATCGGTGCTCAGGATACCGTTTTTATTTACGTTATTGGTTTTCTCGGGTACCCCCTTGTTCCCGTTTCGAGATGTTATCTCTACGATAACTTTACACAGTATCAAGACACCACTTTAGCTAACCCTAATTTATTGAATAATTCCGATGGTTCCTGGAATTATACGGTGTCTCCTGGTAGCACAACAACAAGGATCATTGGGACTAGTGGAGCAAGTTCCAGCCTAGTTATTTTTGGTAACAGTGCTAGTGCTGTTAGCGATAGTTTCTCTCCTGCGGCTGCATATTTTACTTTGAATCCGTCTTCAATGGCAACACTAACTTACGGTGATAGCAATAAAAACTTCTATTTAAGTGGCACAGGAACAGGTGTTATCGTCTATGTAATTTATAATTTCTTTCCCGGTCCTAATGAGAGTATAACTATATCCGTTAATGCATCAGGAAAAACATTAAATTCGAGGGTACACACTAAGCCTACTATTACCGAATTAGAATTTCTCGGGTTCACTATACCTCCAGGAAACATTCAATTACAGGTAGAGATAGTATCTGCCATGAGTCAAACAGCATATATTTATCTGTGTTACATCATGGTTTGGAAACAATCCGTAATGGAACCACAGCCTAACTTCTTCCTTGATAAAACGTATAACTATATTTTAACTAATAACTCGAACAGTGTCATCACAAACCCTTATGGAGTTTTCCCGACAAACACCGTTACTAGAACTTTTATTAGCGGGAATAACTATAAAACTACCGAAGATTATGCGTCGATAATAGTTAATTGGGAAAACGGGAATTTGAGTGGTAATATCATAGAGTATGATTTCTCTTCTTCAATAGATCTTTCTGCTATTCAAAATTTTGTTATTTTTGCAACTACGAATGTTGGCAATACGGGGACAAACTACGAATTTGAGGTAGTTTGTTCTTCCGGTTCTAATAATTTCTCGGTCATCAGCAACAGCACTCTCAACGGTGATTCTGGTCCAATGTCGATTTTAAAACTTAATGCTGCTGCTGTCCCAAATTCAGAACAGATTCTCCCCTCCATAGAAAAGATACAAATTAATATTAGTACTAGTGCTACCTCTGGTGACGTTCGAATTTACGCGATAACATGTGAGTATGATTGTAATAGCATCCCGTTTTTTGATAACTTTACGCTATATCAGCTTAGTACAGATACTAATGGAAGTCCCGTTATAACGGATCATTCATTTAATTACACAGGAAATCCCTATAGAACTTTGGAAACATTGAGTGATAATAAAAACATTGGCTCAGTTATAACCTCGATGAATTCATTTTTTACCGGATTTACTCCTACATTTGAAGTTACATTCAAGTATTTAACGATGGCAGGAATTAATGGCTCACTAAATAATTCAACGGAGACTGGAAACTGTAGCTATCGGGTTATCTATAATAACATTAATTTAAATAACGGATTTATCTATGATTTTACATTCGCATACTTTCTCTCTGCAATAACAAGTCCAGGAACAATTAATAAATTTTCTTTTGGTATAACGGATGTTGACACTGGTAATATTCTGTTAACAAATCAAAACTTGGAAATCCCTCAGAAAAAAGATATACTTTTTACCACTTCATTAGCTTTTACCAATAATATCCAAATTGAGTTCATTATAAATGTCACGTTACCTGGGACCGGGAACTTTTTAGTCAATATTCCTTATCTTATTTTACAAGCTAATGCCAACACATGTGTTCTTGAGGGGACTCATATCGTGATGGCTGACAAGTCACTCAAGAAGATCGAAGAGATTCAAAGGGGTGATCTCGTGCTCACTACCAGCGGAGTTTTACCTGTTTGTAGGGTGATCAGGGAACGGCTAAATTCGAAGATTTCTCTCTGCAAGATCGCGAAAGGGGTCATTGACGGATCTGTGCCTTACAATGACCTCTACCTCTGCACCAGACATGTGATCCGTTACAACGGGAAAAGAAGACTAGCTACAGCTTTACGAGGCTTCAAAGGAGTCGAGACGCTCATTGGACCACGAAATGAAATCACAAGCAAGCTTTATATGTATGACCTGCAGTTCGAAGTGGAGACTTTCTACTACGCAGAGGGCCTCGAAAGCCAATCACGAAGTCCCTTCTGCCATCTAAGTCCGTTACCGAAAGAGCTCTACTTTCACCAGGAGTTTTACGCAGACATTCAAGTCCCTGATTGCCTAACGGATGATAAATTTGAGAATAACTGGCCTAACATCGAAAACAGGTTTTCATGGAGAACATTTCTGGCAAAGTATATTCTGGCCCATCCCGAAGTGCAAATAAAACCCGAAGAGTTCACAGAGCAAAAGGCTTTGGAGCTGAGAAATGGCGAAATAGACCTTTCAGAGATCATCCCTGATGACTTTGACTGGAAGGAATATACTTCCGTTCACAAAGATCTTCGCGGGATTAAGACCGAAATGGATGCCTGTTTGCATTGGGTCAGGTATGGTCACGAGGAAAACAGGTGTTACATGAAATATCCTTATGTCTAGAAAATCAAGTAGTGTTATTCTTAACATTACTTGAATTACCTGAATCGCATGAATTAGCTCTGGAGGGAAAGGAAAATTTTCTCTAGAATTTAATGATTTTAAAAAAGTATGTCCAATCCTCCGTTAATTCCTGCTACATCAAATACATTTTTCGATAACTTCTGTGTAAATTTCTTTAACGGTAAACTGACTCAAGGTTCAAGCCCAATACAGAATCCAGTCTTCGTTCTTCCAAACAATGTTCAAGAAAAGATACTAAGTAACGGAAATAATATCACCATTAGTGTACAAACATCCCCCCAAAGTTTGGAGATTGTATTTCCTAATTCTAGCCTTAATGTTGTAAATCAGGAGCTGCTAGAGTATGACTTTGATTACTATGTTGATCTTTCTTCCGCTATAAATAACGGTGCTTCCCTTTATGCTTATGTCAGTTACGAAATTAATTCTAGTAACGGAGATAATATTAGTTTCTCTGTTACTTTCGTGGATATGGCAGGAAAAACTTTAAGTTTATCTACAACGGGTGCAAATATTCTGGGAGTTACTTCTCCGTCTCTCGTGAGTTTTAGTAATTCTAATTTAGTTTCTGGATTTAATCCAATGCAAATAATAACGGCTAAACTTTTTGTTACTTTCAATAATACGAACAACAGCTCTCCGAGTACTGATTTTGCTTTTATATATGCCATTGGGTTTCAGAACTATCCTCTCGTACCTAATTCAACGGTTTATCTTTATGATAACTTCACGGACTATCAAGCCGTTAGTTCAGGAACTAGCAGCAATACAAAAACTTCCTCCACTGATAAGTCATGGAATTATACGACGACCAGCGGTACAAGTCCAGCAAGAACTATAACTTCTGGAGTAACCATCTTCGGAAATAGCAATAAGGCAACGGATTCCCCCGCAGCCGCACTTTTTAAATTGACTTCTGGCTCGAATTTATCTCTGACTTATGGTAACGGAAAAAACTTTAATTTGAATGGACCAGGAACAGGTGTTATTGCTTTTGGTATCCAGAGCCTTAACTCAGGAGACAGCATAAATCTCTCCGTTATCAACAACTCAACGACATTAAGTTTTCGGACCTATAATAATACTTTCCCGATAGAGTATGTTGGATTTTCTCTACCAAGCGGAGAAAACCTGTTGGAAATATCAGCGAAATTAACTTCTTCGTCGAGCACAAGCACAGCATCTCTCTATATCTTTTATGTTATGGTATGGGAACAAACTACTCAACAGCCAACGATTAATTTCTTAATCGATAAAACTTATAACTTCCTTCTAACGGGGAATGCTGGCAACGCAACAAATCCCCAAGGAGTCTTTCCGAAAGGCGTTACAAGAAATTTCATTTCTAAAAGTTATTCTATTACATCATTAATTGGTTTAATTACTGCTGCGAGTTATAGTGTCAGTGAAGATGATATTTCAATGATATTCAATGGAAGTATTGACTTCAAAATCCCCTCCAATTTTAAAATTACTAACGGTATAGTTTTGGAATATGCCTTTAGTTCCCCTGCAGATTTTTCTGCAGTTCAGAACTTTGTTATTCTCATGACGATAAGCGCTAATTTAGTAGTTGATCCAATTACTGTCGTACTAAATCTTACCTCTAAAGGCAATAAATATACTATTTCCAGTAAGTCCACCATTATTAATAGTGATTCAGGACCTATGACGGTTGTTAAAATTAGTACTATCGGGCAAGATTTATCGATTCTTCAATCCATAGAAAGCTTATCTATCGGTTTTACAGTTGAATTTACAATTTCCACACCATTTACTGTAGATGGTAGAATTTACGCACTATTCTGTGAATATAACTGTAACAAAGTTCCGTTTTTCGATAACTTCACACTCTATCAAACTTCTGGTACTACCGTTGTAACGGATCAAACATTCAACTATCCAGGAAATCCCAGCAGAACTCTAAAGACTTCATCAGCAAATTCGAATATCTCCACCGATATTTTTACCATCGGTTCTTTTTATAACATCTCCTCTATTTCTCCCGTTTCCAAATGCTTAAGGCTTTTAGCAAAGAACAACACAACTAGCTCCCAGAATGGCACCTGCAAATATTATGTCATTTATGACGGAATCAACTTAAGCGATGGTTTTTCTTACGAACTCATGTTTACTTATTTCCTTCAGCCTTCATCTTCTGGGACAATTAATAGCTTCACATTTACGATAACGGATCTCAATACAGGTAGTCTGTTGTTACCTCAGCAAACTTTAGATATTCCCCAATCAACCAGTGAAATAACTAAAATATTTGATCCGCTCTTTACTAATTACGTTCAATTGGAATTCGATTTGGACTTTTCAATGTCTTCAGGAAATTCGATCAACATAGATATTCCTTACATCATCTTGCAAGCTAATGCCAACACATGTGTTCTTGAGGGGACTCATATCGTGATGGCTGACAAGTCACTCAAGAAGATCGAAGAGATTCAAAGGGGTGATCTCGTGCTCACTACCAGCGGAG